CAATCATTGACATATTAAGTTTTAGTAGTTTATCTTCTGAAGTATCTACATCAAGTGCTTGTAGCCACGCTTCGTCAAGTGCGTTCTCTGAGTCAATAAGAACTACAAAGATGCCTTGGTCTTGTGCTGACTTTACAATGTTACCGGAACAAATATAAGATTTACCTGCACCCGATTCGCCTGCAAATACACTTACTTTGCCTAGCGGAATGCCTTTGTTCCAATCACCTGAAATAAGATAGTTGAGTGCATAGTTACCTGTGCTAATCCAATCAGTAGGATCGTTAAATCCTGCACTCATGCCTGTAATGGATTTTGTCAAAGTGTTTCTAAACTTTGATGGGTCAAATGCCTTAGTTGCCATAATGTCTCCTATCTAAAAAGCCTTTGTAAAGTCTGTAGACTTGTTTATTAAAAAACAAGCCTACAAACTTAATTTTATTACTGTCCTTGACGTGCTCTAATCATTGCTAGAATGTCTTGGGCATTACCTGATGTTTCTGCAGGTGCCGCTGCCGCTGGTGCTTCAGCTGGTGCTGCTTCTGCTACTGGAGCAGGTGCTACTTCAGGTGTTGGTGCTGGTGCAGGTGTTGCTACTGGAGCAGTTCCTGATGTTGCAGTACCATTTGATGATGCTGTATTAGGATCACCTGTACGTGCAGCCATACCAGCTGGACGGAAGTATTGACCCCAACGATCAGGATCATATGCTTCGCCATCTACTGATGCTTCAAACATTTCTTGCATGACTTTAAGCTCAACTTCAGTTGGCTTTTTAGGAAGAAACTCTGACAAGTTAAACAATCCGTGTGTGTTAACTGCTGCCATCTCTGCATCGCCTAGTGGACGCTCTCTACGTGCCCAATTACTTGTGCCGTAATCTGCATAGCCACCTTTTGATGTTTTGTTAAGACGGAAATCAACACCACCAGTAAAGTCTGTTGGCAATTCTTCCATATCAGGATCAAGCAATGATTGCTTAATGATTTGGAAAATTTGTGGTCCAATAATGAACCTACGGATTGGGTTTTCCGGAGTAGAATCATCCGCAAGTGGATTGTCTACAACAAAGCCTTGGAAAATATAAGAACGTTTCTTCCAGTACTTACGACCCATATCTTCTAGAGTTGGATCTTTAAACCAACCACGTACTTCGTTCAAAATTGAACACTGTTCGCCATACATTTCCATACATGGAATTTGTACTTGTACAGGACGTGAATCAGTTTCACCTTTTACACCTGCAAAAGGTAACTTAATCATTAGGCGTTCTGCCCAGAAAAAGTCATTGTTTGCATTGCCGTCAGGAAGGAAACGGAGTACTGCACTCTCGCCTTCTTTGATATTCCAAAACGGGTAAATGGCGTTATCGCCTGGTGTGTTAGAAGAACCACTTGTGCGGTTTTCTTGTTCTTTGAGCTTTGCTCGGATTTCTGCTAATGATGCCATAGTTTTTGCCTCCTATAATGTTGCCTATGTGCTGTGCCTTTTTGTGTAGCACAGTGTATATAATACACAATCCTACACCGCTTGTCAAGTCTTTTCTTTAAAAAACTTGAAAAAAATCATGGACTTTGTCCAAAAGTATTTAGCGTCTTATGCCTGCTAAACCTTTAATTCTGTCTAATTCTGCCTTTTCTGATGTTTGCTTCTCTGCAATTGACAGTTGTGCATTTGTAAATTGCTCGTATTTTGCATGTACTGCTTCAATAAACTTTTGGGCCATAGGAACACATTTGTTACCATAGTCTTTTTCTACTGCTGTTAGTACTGCTGTTTCGCCTTTTGGAAACTGTCCTGTTTGTCTGTCGTAGTATGATAGAATAAACTCGCCTAATGGTGTCTTTTGTTCTTCTTCGCCGTCTAACGACAATGCACCATCTTTACCTACAGTAACGTCAGTTTCAGATGCTTCCATATCACCAAAATCTAGTTTGGCTAAAAGTTGTGGATCTTTTGCTTTTATATATTTGTTTACTAATGGACGCACACACATGTCTGAATCTTTTTGTCCAATTTGTTTTAGCATGTCGTGTAGTCTAGGATCATCAATTAGACCGTGTAAACTTTCAATTGCATTAGTACCGTCTACGCCTGCTGGGAAATGATCGCCAACTAGTGCTTGTAACTTTTTAATTGCCATTGCTTGCTCTTCTTCGTCTTGACTAAAGACAGCATCGCCTTCTGCAATTTCGTATTTTTTAGTTACACCATTTAGTGCAGATTCAATTTCTTCACCATACTTTTGGAAGCCACCCGGTGGCAAACCTCTAGTTGCACCGTCTGGTCCTGAACCCATAAAGTAAGGCATTTTAATTTCCATGCCTGGGCGTATTTGTGATGGATCTTTAATTTCTGGATTTTCGTCCATAATTGCTTGTAACGCTTCGTCTCTACCGTGACCTTGGAAGTTAGCATCTTTAAACTTCATATAGATACTGTAAAGAGTATCACCTTGTTGTACTGTATATGTTTCTGCTGGTAGACCAACTTCTACATCGTCAACAGGACTACCTTCGCTAAAGTCTTCTGGATTTAATTCTTGTGTTTCTAATACATTGTACAAGTATGGGAAAACATCTTGTAATTCTTCTTTAAAACTTTTTACTGTAAGTGCTTCAACCCATTCTGATCTAACGTCTTCTGGAACTTCAGAAATTTCACGTGTCTTAAATGATTCAAATGCTTCGTTATAGTAAGATTGTTTTTGTAGTTGATCTACAGATTTTTTAATTTGCTCAATACGCTCAACAACACGATCTGTTATGTTGCCCATTGCTTCTGACATTGTTTCAGAACGAGAAACATAATTTTTAAACTTTCTTAAATGACCTAGTTCCTTGCTCATTTCAACAATATGATTACCAAATGCATCGTATGGTGTACCACCGTTAGCGATATGACGACCTAAAGCTCTTGCTCCGTTCAAGTGCTTAACAGGATATTTAAATCTTTCGCCTTGTGGACTTTCAATGAATATACTTTCAATATGCATTGATCTACCGCCAGGTAGTTCTGAGTTAACTGGCTTAGAATGCTTTACTAATAGTTTAGCACCATCTAAGTCTTGGTAGCTCGTACGAGGCGTACCATAAAGTTTTGATTCGGTCATGTTGTTATCTCCGGAGTTTTTCGCAAGGAATTGATAATCTCTTTTATCTAAGTTTGACTTTGTAATATCTCTAGTATCAAAGTTTAGCATACGTTTTTTACTAAACATTCTAAGTTCTCTAAGAAAATTGTACCAATCTTTTTGTACTTCGTCATTTTCTTCACTTACAAATTCTGTGCTATAATAAACTACAAGTCCGTCGTCTTCGCTTAGACTAACATTAACATGTCCAAGTGTTTCTGATCCTGACTTGTATTCAAAGTCAATAAAACGTGCTAACGCTGGATCGTTAGTCACTTTACCTGCATCGTCGCCCATAGTTACACTTGAGTAACGGCTACGTATTTTATTAAAAAGGTCTTCTGCTATATCGTTTAAGTTTATCATAGTATAGTATTTATCAATAGTTGCTTATAAAGATAGGCATTGGTGCTTCGAAGTCATCATCAACTTCAATACCAACTGCTCCACCCCATTGTGCGTATACACGCTGATCCCATTCTGCTAACACTTGCATCATTCTAATTGCAAGTAATGTTGCACTAACTAAGTCGTCATGCATTCCTGATTTTGCTTTAAAACTTGTTGCTTGTGCAATATATCCTTTAAGTTCTGATATTAAAGGTTTAGAATTTATATGAAGTTTGTTTTGTTCTATTAGAACTTTTAATCTACTACATGCACTAATTTTTGTTTTGTATGTAGTATTAAATCCTTTGCGGAACTTGCGTACATGTCCTTTGCGGATAGGTTCACTTAATAACAATCCTGGAATATTCTCTTCACCTAAATCTTTAATTACTAATAGTGCTGCTTCACCAATTGAATTATTTTCAACACTCCAATATACATTTTCAGTTCCACAAGTATCTGCAATATATCTGTTGATTTCTCTTACTACTTTTATTTGATCAGGTATAGCTGTTTGATTGTGCTGCCATTCAGCTACTTGTTTAAATGTAGGTAATTCAAACACTTGTATTGCAGCATAGTCGCCGCCTGTACCCATTGCAGGATCTAATGCTACAATGTATATTCCGTCTTTGCGTATTTTTGTGTAAAAACGTGTTTGACCCATTTTCATTATAGGATCTATACCTTCCATATTAGCAAGTGTAATACTGTTAATAAGTGTTTCGTCAAATACTAAGAATTCACAACCGTATTCACGGCGGAACTTTTCTTCACCAATACGTCCAATTTCTGCCTCCATCCATTCATCGTCTCGATCTGGATGTTCTTGCCATTCAGCTCTAAACGCATGAAACCCATTAACGCCTATGTCTGTTTCATTGCCGTGACTATCAAATTTTTGTTCTGCTTGTTTCCAAATAGTAGCAAATGTATCTTCGTCTGAGTTTGGTGTACTTGTAATAATAGCACGACCACCTGTTGCTAGTGTAGGTGATATTGAAGTCCAAAACTCTTCTGCAATATTAGGTTGCACAAACGCAAACTCGTCACAGTATAGTAATGATATGGACATACCACGTCCTGTGTTGCCTGTTGTTGTTTGACTTACAATACGGCTTCCGTTATCAAATTCTATGCTACCTTTGTTGTATGAAATAACACCTGCACGTATATGATCAGGACAAGTTTCGTACACATAACGTATACGTTGCATAATTTCTTGAGCACCTGTGTATTTGTGTGCAGCAATAAGAATTGTTTGATCTGGATGAAACATTGCATACCAAGTAAGATATATAGCAGCACAAGTAGTTTTGCCTGTTTGGCGTGGCATCATGTTAATATTAAAACGATAACTGTGATATGAGTGCAGTAACCTTAATTGATATTCGTAAGGATCAAACAGTAGTTTACCTTTTACAGGATGCTGTATGTATGCAAAGTGTTTTGCAAAATGTAAGTATCCTTCGTTAGGATCCATACATTGAACCATGTCCTGTAATTGATCTTCGGTATATGTTTCTCTTTTATTGGCTTTTTTAGTTAATACGCCGTCTAACGATTTGCTCATACATGTATTTACTCAAAAAAATAGGGCCCGTAGGCCCTATTGAATATTTAGAATTTTTTAGAATTTTTATTTGTCGTCGTCTTCGTCGTCTTCAGCATGATCGTCTTTGCCTGGTTTTTTGTCTGCCCAGTCTGGAACGCCATCGCCGTCAGCATCTGGCTTTTTCTTTTCATTGGTTAGTTTCTTAGCTTCTAGTGCAAGCTCAAGTGCTTGTCTAATGCTTTCAACTGCCATTGGGTTATCGCCATCTTGTGCTTTGGCAAACTGCTGTTTACGCTTGTGAATGTCATCGCCTGAAGCCATTTGATCATTCATGCTGTGATATTCTTCTTCTGGCTCGTTTTCATAATCTTCTTCAACTTCGTCGTCCATGCCGTCCATTGCAAGTAGCTGACGCTTCATCATATCACGATCGCCACCGCATGGTCCTGCTGGTCCATGATCGCCACCGCATGCTTTACATGGCATTGGGCCTACTACTTCACCTTCGTCACCATCTGGTTCCATGTGAGGTAGTTCACTAGTTGAACCGTCGTTATGAACAACGCCGCCTAGTTGCATTACTCTTAATAGTTCACCTACTTCAGATGCTGTTTCTGCATTAGCACTGATATTTAGGCTTGCTTCTGTTATTACTGAAGTGCTTTTTACACTTCCTTCGATTTGATCCATTGCTGCGATCATGTCTTTCATTGTAGTCATTATTTTGCCTCCGGTGCTTTTTGAACACTGTCAATTGGATCATGATCACGCTCTTTACGAGCAACTTCTAGTTCTTTCAATAGATCCATTACTCTGCTAGATCCAACTGAGTCTTGAGCACTTTCTGCTGCCATTTCTTCAGTTCCGAGCATTGCTTCGTATTCGGTCTCTTCTTTAGTAGTTTGATAGTCTTCTTGTGGTTCATTTGGGTTACGAACAATTAAATGTGAAGTTGGAATTTTGCAAGTTTCTCTTAGGTAGTCTTGTAGTTGATGTGATGTAACAGGATATTCTAGTTCAACATCCCATGTGTGTACTTCACAATTTGTTAACTGTGGAAAATCTAATGGACGCTCAACAATTGGTGTTTTAGCAGCATTAGACATATTTACTACACTGTATTTTTTAAGAGCAGACTCTAAACGATCTTCACATGCTTCTGGAAGTTCGCCTGCAACTCTTACCTTAAATGTATAAGTCTTTTTTGACTCTGTAAGAAAATCTGTAAACTTTTTCATTCTATTCGTTCCCAACTATATAATGTTATTTATCAATATTACGTAGTTTCTCCATTAAACTATTACGGTCTGTTACGACTGTTCCTTGCCCAATTATTGAGTCTCCGTCGGAACTTTCGTCTTGATCTAATTTTTGTTTTTTGAGTTGTAATTCGATCATTTTTAATTTTTTATCTAATTTAGCAGTTTTTGCATCTAAACTAGTCTTTAGCATATTACCTGCAACTTCAAAAACTCTACCACTATAACGACTTTCAACGTTCATACCTAGATCCATTAAATCTTCATATGTTTGTAATGCACGTTGAGCAATGTCGTCAAGTTCTGAATCTGCTTTTTCGCCTAATCCTTTTACACTAGGCAATGCTGCTGCAATTTTATCAAACTCAGCAATATCACGAAATGTTTCTTCTATATCCTCTTTTACTGCTGGAGGTGGCACAGAAGCATCTTCTTGATTTTCTGGTAAATTTAATAGTTCTTCTAGTTTTTTAGTCATTGTATTATACCATTATATGCTATTATTATTTATCGTCTTTTGCCGTTGTGGAAAATATCTTGTTCGGTAATAACACGAAAATATATGTTATGTTGTTTACACCAAGCTCTTGCTGCTTCCCACTTGGCTTGGTTTACGACCCAGTGTGCTTGGTTTGCTTTTGATCTTCCAAGTTTTCTTCTGTCTGTGTGATTTTCAGGTTTTACTTCTACAAGTTCAACACGTTGTTTTCCGTTCCTATCACTGTATGCAATAAAAAAATCTGGAACATATATTGTATATTTTCCAGTTAGTGGATGTCTATACGGAATTTTAATCGATTCACTTGCCCATTGTTTTACATTTGGGTTTTCATCGCAAAAACGCATCATTGCCCATTCCCAACTTGATCTATAAGTAGGAGTTCTACCTCCTGCATATTTCTCTGGGTTCTTCAGTGTGTATTTTCCTTGGGCGAACCTAGACATAACATCTCCGTTATAGCAGTATGTTTCTGCTATCTAGACTTTTTATTTCATTAGTAATATTTCTATTACCAATAACGCTAGTTACGGGTCTGTTCAAATTAACAACTTCTGCAACTACTGCACTTATTTGTACATCTTCAAGACCTTTAAGTGTATCTAGCACTTCAAATACGGGAACGTTTTCTAATTTAGCTTGTTGTAATATAACAGTAGCAACACTTACTGCTGGCTTTAAATCAAATCCACGCTTAGTAAAGAAGTTAACTACAGCATCAATTTCAGCTGCTGGATAAGATAATTCAGCAGTATAGTATCTGTTAAAAAATGTTTTTGTTTCTGTGTGTACTGTTGGATTTGTTTCTAGGTTAGTTTTAACTGTCATCTTGATCTCAACTCTTGTTTTATAGTTTGTACAGCAATATCTCTAAATGTTTGTTTAGAGTTTTCACTTAGTGCATCATATGATGCTTTAATAAGATTTATGTCAGCAACACCATATTCATTTATATATTCGGTTTTATAAACTGTTGAGACAGTAAAGTCGTCTAATTTTTTAATGCTTGATGTAATAGCAAGTACTTGTTCCGATACATTATTGCCTACAGTAGAACCGCTGTTTGCTGATAGGTTAGTATTAACAGTCGCTTCAATTGGAGCTTCTATAGATGCTGTAGGGAAGGTTGTATCAGTTAATCCTGATACACTAACATTTGTTTCTAAGCCTCTTGTTAATATTCCTGCTGCTTCTGATCTAACACCCGAACTATTTAACTGTTTAAAGTTTTTTACAGTATTAGCACCTGTAACAACTGCTTCTATAAATCCACCTACAGACGTAAACGCTCTGCCAGTGCCAATTAGATCAAAAATATTTGCAACGCCTTCAACTACGCCTCCAGCACCAAATAATGTAGCACTGCCACCGCCAGCTGGAGTAATTGGACTAAACTGTTTGTCATAGTGTCTTTCGGCAAAACCTGCAGGAGTATCTGGTTTAACTGTACCTGGATTATGATAAAGCACTGCTTCATATGATACTGACATTTGGCTTTCAGCTGTTTCACCACCTGCACTTGAATTAACATCTGAATGACTCCAGCTGTTAATTACAGGATTAATCAAAGTATAGGTAAAGTGTCTATGTCTTGACAGTTGACTTATTTGAATACTTGTAAAGAAACGTTTTTTGCTTCCTGCATTATTATAGTCTAAACCATATGCACCAGTATATTGTTCAAACGGATTTAAACTAAATGCACTGTTAAATCCTTGCGGATTACCTGATGTATCTTCACTAAATCCTACACCTTGATAGTTTCCATCAGCAAACATGTATTTGTAGTATGCTTTCCACATGTCTGTTGTTGTGTTATTGTTATCATCATGAAATGCTATGTTGACAGGATCGTAATTGATTTTAGTAGTTACAATTCTTTTTCTATTGTACTGGTTAACTACACTTGTTTCCATATTAAACTTGGGTAGTTCAGCACTCTTAACAAGCATGTTAAGTTCTACTTTATCGTATCCTGCACCAAGTGTTTTAACAGCCGGATTAATGTTGAATACAACATGATATAGGAATTTAGTTTTTGGAGCCAGACGGAAATAGTCGTCTGTAAAGAGTCTAGCTGCGTGTTGAAAATCCCCAAGATTACCTTTTGGGTTAAGAACACCACCTAAAACATTGTCAAGAAATCCGTTAAGTTTATTTGCCATAATAATATTTATCCTTTATATTATATGGGTATAAAATAGAAAAAAGGGGACCATAAAGATCCCCTTGAATACATCAACTCTTTTCTATTTCTTAGACGCCGCCGCCAGTTACTAGTGTACCTAGTGAACGTCCGACAGTTGAACCAATACCAGTACCTTGTGGTGACTGGATTGCGTTGTCGTAACGTACAGCAAGTGTAACTGTTACTGGTTCGTTAGCTGAGTAACTTAGCTGGTTGTAGTTTGCGTTTTCAACGTAGCAACCATATAGTTCAAATGTTTCTAATACTTGTGGAACATTTGCACCGTTACCACCATCTAGTATTTCAATACGTGTTGTGAACTTGTAATCAATACCTGATGCTGCACTTGACTGCTCGTAGAAGTCAAATTGTTTCTGTAGTTGTTCGCCAACTAGTTTTTGAACGTTGTTGTTTACATCTTCACGCAAGTTAATTGTGATTGGTTCCCAACTATGCTTACCTGCTAGGTAAACACGTGAGTTGTAAACATCAAGTGTCATTTGTTCAAAACCAACAGTTGGACGAGTTACGTCTACAACTTGTTTTGTTAATTCTGTTGTTGGTGTTGACACGCCAAAGTTTTCTAAAGTAAGGCGGAAGCGATACTGTAGCTTTGGCATGAGCAGACCTTGGTTACTAGCAGAATCACTGCTAGCCAAAGGTACTGTAAATTTTGAAAGAGTTGATATAGCCATTTAAATTTGCTCCTGTTTTCTTATAAGTATTTATCTTATCCTAAGCTCGCAATTTCACCGGTATTTTTCAAACGTAGCGGAATGTAAATAAATTCTACTGCTTTTACTGGTTCAATAGCAATATCTACAAAAAGCTGGTTACGGTCAATTCTGCTTGGTGTGTTGTTTGACTCGTCACATACAACTAAGAAGTCATATAGTGCTCTTTGTCCAACTAGTTCAAGCATCAAACTCTCAACCTGTTGTTTGATCTCATCACGTGTGATCTTATCGTTTGGTTCAAAGATATAAGGCTTAGCAAGAGCATTTAGCTGTCTACGTAAGTATACAACAAGTCTTGCAACGTTAATTCTATCTAGTGCAGAAGCATTTCTTGCACGAGTCTTTTGACCCATACATACAACACCGCTACCTGTAATAAATGTAACTGGGTTAACATTTACATTGTATAGAACATTACGCTGACCTTCGTTTAGAGCGATTGTTCTAAATTCGCCTTCAGCATCTACATAACCAACTGCACTTGCATTAGTTACGCCACCACGTCTTGTACCTGCTGGTGCAAACCATGGATAAGCAACTTGGTCACTTAGTGCAATAGTTCTTAGCATCATATGTGAAGCTGGAACAACAATATTGTTACCAAAGTTATCACTTGTAATACCACTTGGGTAGTAAACACCTAGGTATTCATCTGAAGTAACAAGACCTGAGTCACTGTCTTCAAATGCACCTTCTACGTTGTTACCCCAGTTGTTTAGTGATGTACCACTTGAGTTAAGTCTAAATGGAGTGTCACCAACAACAAATGCTGTTAAGCCTCTGTCTACGTTTAGTGAAACCATTTCGCCAATTAGCTCTGGGTAACCTGGGCAAGAAATTAGGTTGTAGTTTAGACCTTCTTCATCACGCATACGTTCGTTGCTGTTAACTAGAGCTTGTAGTGCTCTTACAACAACTTTACGCTGTGCTTTACGTCCAAACGCACCTGAACCGTCTTCGTTGTTTGTTGAAACTGTTACCCAACGATGTGGATAGTAGTTACTCATTGAACTACCGTCATCTGTACCGCGTTGATTTTCTTCTGTTAGTGGAACATAGTTACGACGGAATTCTTTTACGTTAAATCCGCTTCTACGTGTGTTCCATAGTAGCATACCACGTGGGTAAAGTGCTGGATCTGGAGCATCGTGATCTAAGTAGCTGCTTAGTAGTAGCTCTTCAATTGATGCTTGATCTAATCCTGTTGAATTACCACCTGATACGCCCCAACGTGCATCTGCAAATAGGATACCGTCTTCAGTTGTTTGGTCTGTGTTATCTAGTAAGAACCAAGTACCTGCTTGAGTATAACGATATACTTGTGGGTAGTTTTCTAAGTCTGCTGTGCTAATCCAAATATCGCCTGATTCTAGTGCTGATGTACCATCTTGTCTTACAAATGGCTGTGTAGCACTAATGATTGGGCCTGGATATGAAGGATTAACTTCTTTGTATCCTCTCCAGTTAGTACCGTCATGAATCATAATGTCAACTTCGTCAACAATTGAATTGTACCATAGAGCACCGTCTGCTGTTAGGCTTGTTGGATTGTCTGGAGTTGATTGTGGTGCAAGATATTTCCATCCACTTGCTACAAGGTTATGTACATCGTCGCCGCCTGGTGCACCATAAAGGTTAGTAGTACCAACCCCTGCACTTACAAAAGCACTAAAGCCTGCTGTGCTGAATGGAAGGTTAGCACCGTCTCCAATACGGAAATCACCACCAGTTGCATGTGTAATTACAACTCTGTTGCTATTATCAATGCTTGCTGAAACGTGTAGTAGTCCTAGTGAGTTAATGGATGCTGCAAAACGCTCTGCACTTGTTGTTGCATCACCTGAGCCAGTAAAGCTACCTACTTTAGAATGTAGCACTGAACTGTTTGGTCTTGTTTCACTTAGTGTGTAATCATATACAACACCGTTAGTAAATGTACTGTTAGCAATAATTGTTGATTTAATGCTTACTGCACCTAGTACTTCTCTACGGAAGATTTTAAATGTTGCTAGTGCAGGAGTAGCATCAGCACCTAGTGTTTCACCTGCGTTAGTTTGTACATATAGTGTACCAACGCCTAGGTTTGCACCACCTGCTGCTCTGTCTAAGTTATAAATTGCATCGTGGTTTGTTGGATACAATGGAGCTGACTGCTCGTCAAATAGTTTTGTTGCATCGTTCCAAATTTTAATACGCCATTTTGCACCACCGTTTGGATCAGTTGTTTTAACCCAAACACTACCAGTTGGTTTGTTAACGTCAACGCCGTTGTCTTTCCATTCTGGAACTTGTGTATGTGGTGTCATTTGTAGTGCTGGTGGAAAATAAGTTCCTGAAGCAACACCAATTGCACTGTTAGCTGCGTCAGCTGCTACAAGTGTACCACTTAGTGTAATACCACTTGCTGTTGCTGTTGCTGTACCAGTGTTATCTAGTGCATTGCTTACATAAAGTTCAAACTTACCATTTACTACTGCTGCTGATATAACGCTCGACTTACCAGCTGCTGCAATTTGACTGTTTACTTCTGTAACAAGTGTTGATAGTGCTTGTGTTCCTGTACCACCAACTGTTGCAGTAATGCTTAAATTTGCTGCACCGTTTACTCCATTAATAATTAGAGTATCACCGGACTCTACTGTTGGAGATGATTTTGTGCCGACTACGGTTGGCCAAGCCATAGACCATGCATTTGAACCTACTTCTACCCAAGTACCTGCGTTAGCGGCTGATTTATACCACATACGCTTGATTGGATATAGTGTTGTAGCTGTTACTGCATATTCGCCAATTGTACCAATACCTGCTTTAGGTGCAGTGTTATCCATTTCGGAATCACTTGTAATTACTCTTGGTGTAATTTCTTTAAACTTCTGTCCTCCTGATAATGTAGCAGGAGCATTGTTCCATTCAAAGATACCCCAGCTTGTTGCTGAAGTGTCTAACCAATATGTTCCTGCTTCCGGATCAGCTGCTGGTTCTTCAGCAGTTGCAGTTAATTCAGTTAGGTTTACGTCTGCACGTACGATGTAAGCTCTGTTAGCTACACCTAAGAAACTGTATGCTGCTTGCAGACCATATTCATTTTGTTCGCCGCCGTGTACTGCTGCACCGCTTGCATCAGTAATAAAAGTTGGGTCGCCAAATGTTTCTGCAAGTTCTCTTTGTGAAGTAATTGTAAATACTTCTCCAGCATTTGCTTTGGTTGTACCCGCTGCAATGCCAGTATTTGAACTGTTTGTTTTGTCCTGACCGGACGCAACAATTATAAGTGGTGTTGTACCTGGTTCAGCGGGAGTATAAAAACTCTCGTCAATTACGCTAACCTGTACGCCTGGTGATTCTAAAGCCATTTTAATTTTCTCCTATGAGCGTTTGTTACTTTATATTATTTAGCACTTTTGTATCAAAACCCACTGTTAAACCACTCCAAAAAGGTACCATAAAGGGCAGCTAAATACAATATGAGACCATTATGCAAGAGTTGTAATAAGAAACCTTCTGCAATTAACTATCGAAAAGGTAATAAGATCTATTATAGGTCAAAATGTGAAAGTTGTGCAAGGTATGGAGGGCCACGAGGAGTTCCTCTGTGGCAACAACTTGGATATGAAATGAAAACTGTGTGCGAGAAGTGTGGTTATAAAAGCAAACACACTGAACAGTTTAATGTATATCATATAGATGGCAATCTACAAAACTGTAGACCAACAAACTTAAAAACTATTTGTGCTAACTGTCAGAGAATTCTTCAAAAGGACGGTGTACGTTGGAAACAAGGTGACCTAGTCCCCGACTTCTAAAAATAGTTCGCATCAGTGTGCTAACATTTCTTTCTAATCTTTTTAAATCGCCGTTGTTGTCAATAGTGTAATCACACATCCATTGTTCAATGCTCATTGAACTAGGATCTTCTTTAGGCAAATGATCTGAACGATCTACCCAAATTGCATAGTCAAATATTTCTTCGTTTTGCATAGCAAAGAATTCACGCTTGTTACGCAAGCCGCAGTATATTTGATTTTGAGCAAACAAATTGCGACCAAGTCGTGCTAGATCATCTTTACAATAGTCATGAATCATATTATACCATTCTGTACGATGATTGTGCCTATCTGCGTAGCACTCTTCTTCGTTAGAGTAGCCGTACTTGTCTTTTAAATCATTGAATATAAACAGTTCTGAACAGAACTTAGAACTTGATTGAAAAGTATATCCATACTTTTCTAACATTTCACAGACAGTATCTTTGCCATGACGACCATGGCCTACTACTAATAATTTGGGCAACACAGTAGATAATCTCCTTAACTATACTGTGTATTATATGTTCAACTAGAACGCTTGTCAAGCATTTTTTTATATGCTTCTTCAAAACCTTCTTCGTGAACACAATTTTCGTGATTGCCCCAAAGACGTTTAAAATATCCGTCTGCACATTCTAATATTGTTCTTTCTGGAGCGTTGAGGTGGCCTTTAACAATCCAAAAAAGCCTGTGGGCTTCTTTGTATTCAGCCTCTGACATTAGCCAATAATAAACCCGTAGCCGTTACCGCCAGCAATGTTCATTTTAACTTCTTCTTCAAGTTTTTCCATTTCAGCAGTTGCTTCTGCTTTAAGTGCATCACCGTTAAGTGTTGATCCACCTTGTGGACCTGCAATAGTAGCAAACTTTGAACGTGCTTCGCCTAGCATAAATTTACAAGCAGCAAGTGTATAATCTTTAAGCCACTGCTTTGCATATGTATCAGTTAATAGTGAAATGTCTGGTTTATAATTGTATGTGTATACTAGTACTTCTTCTTCGGTTCTTGGACGTTGTAATATTGTAAGTTGTTTGTTATTGTTGTTATACTTAAATTCAATAAAACTACCAAACATACGTCCTACAAGTTCTTGATAACCTGAAAATAGTTCGTATGTTAATAAGCCGCCAATTGAACTTGAACTTAGTAGATATGTATTTGTGTATGCAAGGTTGAATGGTTCAAACAATGTGCCGCCATCACCGCCGCCACTGCGTGATCCAATTGAACGTCTATACATTTTGCGAACTTCAATTACTTCGTCTGGCAATGTATATACGTTTTGATCTGTAACCAAAGTTAAAAAACTATAACTTTCTTCTACTGCATGATCTGAACGCTGTCTATATCTAGTTAGAGCTTTTTCTAGTGCAATTTCATAATGCCTTGGATCAAGTTCAACATCAACCATGCCTCCGCCAAGCATAGCGTCTACATAGTCAAATATTTTACTTTTTTCTTCGGTTAAGTTTGCCATAAATCAATCCTTACGCTGCAAATGTAGCATTAGTTATTTGCACACAGAATGTTGCTAATAAGTTTGCTCTGTTTGTAGTCACTCCGTTTTCAATAATTGGAATTGCTTTTAGATGTCTTTGATCAATACCATTAAGTGTTGAAATTCCATTTGGTGTTACATCGCTGTGAGCTGAATATAGTTCGTCAACAACAATCAAATATTTACTTGACGGAGAAATATGTGGGTGTATAGTGTAGTTTGCATTAGTTGCATAACCTGCACCAGTTTCAATATAGCCAACTACAAGTGCCCAGTGACCAACACTGTCTTCAAAGTCATCTGCTCCACCTACATAATAGTTTTCGTTGTTAGGTCCTGATGTTGTAAGTGTACCCCAATCGTAAAATTTAATAGGTAAGCTCTTACATAGGCTTGCTCCGCCTACTGTTTCAGGAGCAAGTTTATTTGCAGGAGTAGTTTTTTCTGTAATGTTCCAATGTCTAAAACATGCAAAGAAAGGACGATTGTTTGCAATTTCATCTCTAACAGTTTGGAAGTTAGTGTCAAAGTTTTCCATCAATGTTGATGCATACCCTTCGTTTGCAAGTGGATCTGGAAATATATCTTGTGTGTTATAACTAATTGAAGCATCTGTTGCTTGCAATGCACCTTCGCCAATATGGTTTAACCAAGCACGGAAACCTAGTACAAAATTCCCAATACTTGTACCATAAGTTACTGCGGCATTTAATGCAGCACAATCAGCTGCACCAGTACCATTAGTACCAATATACCAACCAAAGTCTGTAACATTGCTCGATGCTTGTGTTGCGTGTGTTACAGTGTTTGCAGGTCTTGCAGCATCATAGCAATGATCTAACCACTGTGCATCACCTTGTACATATGTGCCTGTGCTTGGATAGTCTGCACCATCACCAAATGTACTAAATGGACCGTAACGGTTTTCTATAAATCCTAAGTAGTTTGAACATGCTGTTGGACCACTCCAACCATACACTGCTTCTTGTGCTACGTTAACTGTATCATAGTTGTATGGATTATCCCACATTGCTGGTTGATAATCGCAAGTTACTAATTGTACGTTGTTAGCAGCCATTTCTGTTTCACTAGGACGTAGTCTACGGTAATTTAAGTTAGTACCTGCACTAGAAGTATTAGTGTCCCAACGAGAATTTGTGCCATCATACACAAATAATGTTTCTAAATTTTTATCATCTAATACTAACGTTTTGTTATCGCCTAAGAATGTGTTAACATATGTACCATCTGGAACTACACCAGTAGTTCTAAAGTCAATAGGATGACTTGCTCTTACACTCACTGCGTTAGTAAGATGTCCGTAGCCTTTTACTATAATTCTTACTGTATCTCCATCTGCTGGTGTTGCAGCTAGTGTTACAGCAAATCCTGGTAAGTAATCATTTAGTGTATCATTGCCTGCTCTTACAGCAGAGTCAACAATAATAGTATCACCATTACCTGCTGCGTAAGAGTCTTCAACTGTTTTTGTTTTACTTGCTGCGTTTCTTATTTCTGCTAAAAACATTATATTAATTCTCCGTTAGTATCCAACCCTGTTCTGCGTTATAGTAAACAAGTCCAAAAGCAGCACGATCTGTTTGAATAACTAGGTTATCGGCTCTGCCTTGTATATTGTGCCCATTTCTTGCTATGGTAATATTAAATAGACTTGCTGTTCCAAATCCATCTATTACTCTTATTTCGTCACCTAGTTCTGCTACAGCAGGAAGGGTGATTGTTACACCTCCTGTAACACTAGTATCAACAATATAAGCACTACCTGCTTCAGCTGTAACATTAGTTATCAGTTCTGTCCAGCCTCTAGATAGTTTTCCTGTTTTAACAACATTTGTAGTAACGTTTGCGTTAACAACATCACCAACAACAGTACCATCAATATCATTAATAATTTGTGTACTGTCTTGTGCAAATACTGAACCAGTTATGTCACCTCTAATATTGTTAGAAACAATATCGCCAACATATAGATTAGCATATCTAAATGTAGCACTACCGATGTCGCCGTCTAGATCAAACTCTGGAATAAAGTTTACACCAGTTCTAGTATTAACAGTGTCAAATATATCTACTGTACCTGCAAGTGATGTATTACCGTCAACGTAGAATTGCTCAGTAGCACCTATAGTAAATCTAAATCCGTCACTTAGTGTAGCTGGAGTAAAGAATACTGCACTACCTTGTTTTTGTATTGTAACATCATCGTTAGCAATACGACCTTTGATTTCACCAGTTAGACCATCAACCATTACGCTTGAATCGTCTGCAAATACAGAACCTTTCAAGTCGCCTGCTAGTGTAGCAAATGTACTTCCGTTAGTCCATTCCGTGCCGTTCCATTGCAGTACATCGCCTACTGCTGGTGCACCTAGTGTGACTCCACTTAGATCATCGATAGTTTTAAGTCCAAACTCAGTATTAAACCTTGCGTTTGTGAAATAGTAGTTAGCAATACCTTCTGCTAGATCGTCTGTTGTTTTTAAACTTAAACTGTTGTCAAATCTAGTTTCAGTCCAATACAAGTTACTTGTACCTTCAGCAATATCACTTGATAGTAAGTTGCTTAATCTATAATCAAAGTCTTGGTTAAAGTAAGTTGTTTGATAGTATCTGTTTGAATTACCTTCTGCTAAGTTATCTGTTGATATTGCTAGTAAATTAGAAGTAAAGTTGGCATCGCCTCTTGCTTCAGTCCAATAAAGGTTATTGTTTCCTTCTGCTACTCCGTCAGTTGTTAGGCCGCCGCCAATTCTAATTAATTGCTGCCAAGAACCACCAACTGCAACATATGCTTCGCCATCTGCTTGTACTACTGCAAACATACCTGCATAAGTTGTTGCACTTGGTAGGTCTGCTGTTGTTGCATAATAACTTCTAATTTTGTTAGTTGAACTTGTTAATTCAATTGTTGCACTTGGACTTGTAATACTACCGTTTAAGTTACCTTCAAATGTTGATGCAACTACAGTGTCAGAACCAAATGACCATTTGTCAACTGCTTCATCCCATACAAATTGTTTAACACCGTCGTCTCCTCTGCGTACTTCAATACCAGAATTTAATGATGGTGTGCCAGTTGTAACATTTGAGTTAAGTGTAATAATGTTATCTTCAACTAATAACTGTTGTGTGTCAATAGTTGTAGTTGTACCTTGTACAGTTAAGTTTCCGCTAACAGTTAAGTTAAGGAATGTTGGACTTGCATTTGTTGCAACATCTTGTCCAACAGCAATTACACCAGTTGTACTGTTATAAATTACACCTGTACCTGCACTCAACGAAGCTCTTGCTCTTGCTGCTGTATGGTACAAATTAGTTGCACCTTGTGCTTCTGAAATTTCGTCAGTTACAGTTGGTACTGTTGGTGTGTTTGTAAAGTTTGTATAATCTAAGAAGTAACTTGGTGATTGACCATTTAGATTTTGTACTTCGCCAAACTCGTTAATAATAACATCGCCATATTCATTTTCAACATGATAAGCATTTAGTCCACCTAAAATATAGTTACCTGTCAGTGTTGATTCGATAGTGCCACTTGATGTAAAGTTACCGCTAACTGATAGATTGTTAAATGATGAAGTGTTTGTACTTGTAACATCACCACTCAATGTACCGTTAACGCTACCGTTCAAACTACCAGTAAAGAAACCTTCAAAGCTCAAGTTTTGACTTGGACTTGTAGGATCTGCTCTAACAAGCATTGGTAGTGAACTATAGAATTGGAGGCTTGTTCCTTCAATTCTTGTTGCACCAAGTGTTGCTAGTGGACCACCTCTTATTGATCCACCTGCTCCAAATAGTAATTGTGTATTGTTGTTAACATTAATAGTTGTGCCACTTGACGATCCAATTGTATCGGTAAGTGTTTCACTGTTGGAAACATCGCCTAAAATTTTGTTTGATATTGCATCAACAAGTATTGTTGAGTCATCGCCAAATACAGAACCTTTAACATCACTACCCCAAATTGCAGTTGAAATATCTGCAAATTCTACAGCATCGCCTGTTGCGTTTACAGCAAGGAATTTGTTGCTGAACCCTGCAAATGAGCTTGGTGTATCTGTTAGTCCTAAGAATGTTGTAGAACCTCCTGTACCACCACCTGTTGCTTCAATTGTTAGTGTGTTTGCTACATCATCATATGTAAGGTTAATACCTGTACCTGCATTTACAAGTGTGCTAACACGATCGTCTACACGCTCGTCTGTATACCATTTGTTAATAAGTCCTTCTGACAAATCGTCAGTAGTCTTAGTACTAAACATTATGTTCCAGTCAGCTTGTGTAAACTTGTCTAGAATATAAATGGTGCCAGTCATTCCTGGATAGAATTGACTTATGTAATATAGTGTATCTGGTGCATCTTGTGGAACAGTAAATGTAATAGTTCCGCTGTCAGTTCCATTACCAGTTACACCGTCAGTGTATGCATTGGTAGTTCCTGTGGTTGCTGATGTCTTAATATAGAACGGACTACCTGTTGTGCTTATGCTAAAGGTATAAGTCTGTCCTCTAGTTAGATATAGTGTTGGATCAGTTAAGTTAGTTGTTCCGCCACCGTTGAATACATAGTTATTTGTACCGTCTGCTGTTACAGTAAAGTTAATAACACCGTCTACACTTGCAACGTCACCTGGTACAAAATTTGTGCCATCCCAAACTAGTGCTTGACCATTTGTTGGAGCAGTACTTGTTGTATCTACGTCTTGTAATGCATCAATGCTTGTTGTTCCTAGAGATGGTGCTACTGCACCTGGCACCCAGTTAGATCCATTCCATACTAGTGCTTCGCCATTGCTTGGTGCTGCTGAAGTTGTGTCAACATCTGATAATGCATCAATGCTTGTAGCACTAATATCTGCTGCAACACTGCCTGGAACAAAGTCATTGCCGTTCCATACAAGTGCTTGTCCATTTGTTGGGGCAACACTAGTAATGTCAACATCATTTAATGCACCAACACTGAATGAGCCAATGCCTGTGATGTATCCTGAACTATTGTTAAAACTAATAACACCAGTAACTTGGTTAAAGTCAATGTCACCTGTGCCGCTAATATCTGTTAGTGCAATACCTACGCCACCTGTTGAAGTTGCGTCAGCAGCTGGTGCCCATGTAGCACCGTCCCATTTTAGTACTTGACCTGTACTTGGAGCAGTTGCACTTACATCTGCAAGATCTGCTAGGTTAGTAGGAATAGTTGGTGTGCCGGTTAGGTCACTGTATAATCCGCTAGTTGCTACTGTTGCTAGTGTAGGAGTACCTGTTAAGTCTGCATATGCACCGCTTGTTGCTACTGTTGCTAAACTTGCAGTTGTAGCATAACTTGATAAGTCTGGAGGAGTTAAAGTAAACAGACCTAGTGTATTATTATATGTTAATGTACCAGTACCGCTTGGTGCTACAGTGTTAGCTGACAAGTCAGTTAGTGCAATGCCGCCGCTGCCACTGTCATCTGTTCCAACTTCCCAAGCACTGCTTGTTGCATTGTATTTTAATACGCTTCCTGTAACAGCACCAGTTACATCAACATCTGTTAATGTTGCCATTGATCCGCCACTGCTTGCTACAGTACCTGGAACAAAGTTTGTGCCATCCCAAACTAGAGCCTGGCCGTTAGTAGGTGCTGCTGTTGCTGTATCTACATCGCTTAGTGCATTGATGCTTGTAGCACTAATATCTGCTGCTACTGCACCAGGAACCCATGCACTGCCATTCCAAACTAGTGCTTGGCCGTTGCTAGGTGTGGCTGCACTTACGTTTGTTAAATCATCTAATGCTTGTGCTACTGCGGTTGGTGTGGTTGCTGTCCATACAGCACCATCATAGGAAAGGACTTGACCGCTTGTTGCTCCTGCTACACTTGTATCGTTTAATGCTGCTAGGCTTGTTATGATAGTTGGTGTGTTAGCAAAATTATTATAGTCTAAATAGTAAGCCGGTGATTGACCTGCTAGTGTTGCGGCATCTGTACTTGATGAAGTTGCACTTCCCCATCCAATGCTTCCGTCAACGCCAACGATTAAAACTTGGCCTTGTAAACCAAGCTCCCATTCGGGAAAACCGCCTACTTTACTGTAAAGTTCGGTAAAATTATTATTTGTTTTCGTAAGTGCGGAACGTAGTGTATCGCCGTCACCTGCGTCAGGGCTACTACCTGTGTTGATTATTTCTTGAGCCATAGTGTCCTATTCCTAGCATACATTTATTTAAAGTATTTATCTTATCAGTTCAATTCTAATAAATACTTGTACTATGCCAAGACTAAGTTTATACAAACCAGAAAAAGGTCGTGACTACAAGTTTTTAGACCGTCAAATATACGAAATGTTTCAAATTGGTGGGACAGATGTAAACATTCACAAATACATCGGCACCGATGACGGTACCACTGTGAAAGATGAAAGACAAATACAAGATCTACTGTTTTTAGAGAACAGAGATCGTAAGTATGACGAAGATATTTACACTATTAGAGGTATCTATAATGTACAAGATATTGACTTTGACCTAAGTCAATTTGGACTGTTTTTACAAAATGACACAGTGTTTATGACCATACATATTAATAGTAGCGTAGATGCACTTGGTCGTAAAATAATGCCTGGTGATGTATTGGAATTACCTCATTTAAAGGATGAATTTGCAGCAAACGATTACGAAGTTGCACTTAAACGCTTTTATGTTGTAGAAGATGTTAACCGTGCTGCTGAAGGTTTTTCACCAACTTGGTATCCGCACTTATATAGAATTAAATTAAAACAGATAGTAGACAGTCAAGAATTTAAAGATATTTTAGATTTACCAATGAATGAAGATGCTCCTGAGCAGGGCAGTTTACGCGATTTGTTGTCTACATACGAAGCAGAAATGCAAATTAATAATGCAAATCTTGCAGAAGCAGAAAAGGATGCTGCAAAGTCAGGATATGACATTACAAATCTTTATACACTTGCTGTTAACGAAGACGGCAGCACTGCACTAGAAACTGTTGATGATAGTACACTGAATGCAGACTCATTAAATACTGTTGATGCATTGCGTAACACTCCGAGAAAAGATGGTTATAGTGGTTACTTATTAGGCTCTACTGAAGCTCCAGACGGTGCTCCATTTGGTAGCGGTATTGCGTTTCCAACTACTCAAGCAGAAGGAGATTATTTTTTACGTATAGACTTTTTACCTAATAGATTATTCCGTTATGACGGAACACGTTGGGTTAAAATGAGAGATAATCTAAGAATGGATATGACAAATACTAGTGCAAGACAAACACAACGCTTGTCGTTTGTTAACAATCTTGAATTTACATATATTGATAAACTTGCCGCAGACATGGCATCATTGGCAAAGGGCGACACTGTTATTCAAACAGACGTACAGTTAATTACACCAACTCCTGCATATGTTCTTATTAAACTTAATAACTTTAAACTTGAATTGTCAGTTGCTGAAAATCCTGGCTTAATAACCACATATGCAAAAGGCAGTTTTACAGATTTAATGCAAATAAATTTACCAACAGAAATTATCGAAACAGGTTTGTGGGAAGTTATATTCTACAATGATAGAGTTAAACAGCGTCAAAGCCTAAGTGAAGCATTGCGTCCAAGGAGTGACAATTAATGGAACATTTTTATGACGGTCAAGTAAGACGCTATCTAAATCAGATGCTTCGTTTGCTGAGTCATTTTACTTACAAAGACGGAAGTGGAAAAATAACACAAGTTCCTGTAATGTATGGAGACATTACACGACAAGTTGCAAGTATTATTAGAGATAACTCAGAAAATAAAATACCAAGTGCTCCACGAATAGGTATGTATGTAACTGGTCTTGAACAAGATCGTTCTCGTACTGCTGATGCAAGTTATGTTAACAAAGTTCATATTAGAGAAAGAGAGTATGACGAAGTTAATAAAAAATATCTTCCTACTCAAGGTAATTCATATACAGTTGAAAGGCTAATGCCTAGCCCTTATACACTTACTGTTAATGCGGACATATGGTCAACAAACTCAGATCAAAAGCTACAACTTGTAGAACAGATACTAATGCTGTTTAATCCAAGTTTAGAAATTCAAACAACAGACAACTTTGTTGATTGGACTAGTTTAAGTGTTGTTAACTTAGAAGGTGTAACTTGGAGTAGTAGAAGTATTCCGCAAGGAACTGAAAGCGAAATTGATGTGGCAACACTACAATTTAGTACACCCATCTATATTAGTCCTCCAGTAAAAGTAAAACAACTAGGTGTAGTAACTCAAATTACTATGAGTATAGGTGATGAAGAACGCGGCACTATTGAAACAGGTATTAATATTCCTGGTGACTCGATACTATTCCCAGGATGGGATCAAGAAGCACCACAAGGATTTAAGGCTAATATAGGATTAAATCCAGATGATTGGCATTTACTTGTAATAGGAACATATTCAGAGCTTGTTAATCCTATGGGTCTACAAGCACAGTCAGAACTAGATGTACCAACACCTAATGGAACAAAAGGTTCATGGCAAGGAATACTTGATGCAATGCCTGGGCAATATCGTGCAGGACTTTCTAAAATATTCTTAAAACGTTCAGATACAAACGCACCTATTGTTGGATACATTACACTGAATCCGTTAGATGATAGAAAACTTGTAGTAAATTGGGATGAAGATACTCAACCAACTAATACACTACTTACAGGTCCTACACGTACAGATGGAAATATAAATGCTGTTGTTGATCCTCAAAGAGCAATACCAAATGTTGGTCCAGGTGTTAGATTCTTAATTACAGGAAATATAGGTGATATTTCCAATGTTGACGGTCCTGATGCATGGAAAAATTTAGATGGTAGTGACTTTATAGCTGAAGAAAATGACATTATAGAATGGGACGGTCTCAAGTGGCATATTATATTTGATGCAAGCGAGTATGCCGGTGATCCTATTTATGTTAGAAATATTAATCCTAATAGTGGTCTACAATTTAAATGGGACGGAGATCAGTGGATTAAAGCCTGGGAAGGCATTTACGAGCCAGGAAACTGGCAAATCATCCTCTAAATCAAATAACTACTTATATGAGTAATAAAATCATTTGCAGTGGTGCTATCGTCTGTTCACTAAAAACTAAGCGATTCCTGCTGCTACAAAGGACACATCAAAAGCAAATAGGCCAATGGGGATTAGTAGGAGGAACTAATGACTCAAATGAGTCTCCATGGGAAGGTCTAACGCGAGAGATTATAGAAGAAATAGGTTCTTTACCTAACTTTGTTAAAGTTATTCCATTAGAGCTTTTTGTTAGTAATGATGAAAAATTTAATTTTCATACATATCTTTGTTTTGTAGATGAAGAGTTTATACCTGTTTTAAATGAAGAACACTCGGGATATTGTTGGGTTGATTTTGGTGTGTGGCCTAAACCCTTACATCAGGGGTTGCGAAATACTTTAAATAATGCTACAATAAAAACTAAAGTATTAACCGCAGTCGATGTATTACAATATATCGAGGATCAGAATGATAATTAAAGATTTATGGCCTACAAAATTAATACAGTTCAAATGGGATAATCAAGAACTATTAGGTAATGTTGTTAACGACATTATTCTAAAATTTCCCGATGGTATTAGTGATAGTGAACGTCCCGATATAGAAGAATATCCTGAAATTAAACCAGCATATGATTATGTTAATGACTGCGTTGAAAAATTTTTAGAGGTTGAATTTCCTAAACAAGGAACTTATTCTTTTAGCTGGTGGGTACATGTTTATAGACAAGGTGCTACACATCATATACATAATCACTTAGGCAGTCAGTTTACTGGTATACTTTATCTTGCAACACCTCCTGTAGGCGGAGAACTAGTATTACACGATCCAAGAGGTAATGCTAACAGAGGTTATAATAATAATTTAAAACATATGTTTGATCCTATTATATTAAAACCCGAAGCAGGTGATTTGTTTATATTTCCTAGTTTTGTTTGGCACAATGTTGAAACTGTAAAAGACATGCGTATATGCATGCCATTCGATGTGTGGTGTTAATATGCTACTACCTAGTGTTAGTCTATCGTACGATGAATTTGTATCTTTAATTAGAAGCGAGCATGCTTTTAATGAAGACATGGTTAGTTATATTGATCGAAAAGGCTTGCAACACTATTTAAAATTTGACGATTATATTTCATATCTAGGTAAAATAGATAACTTATTGTTAGACAAGGATATAACAATTAAAGTAGAAAAATATGAAACTATGTGTAACTTTAATAAAGGCACTGTTCATATATTTTATGCTAAAGAAGGAAGTCCTAGTTTTGACGAGCATTGTGATCCTGTAGACTTAATGTTGCAAGTAACACATGGTGTAAAAACAATAGAAATGAATCAAAGAGATTATACGTTGCATAAGGGAGAACGTTTATACATTCCTGCAAGTACATTACATCGTGCAACAAACAAATATGAAAGCATTATGCTATCTTGGGGTATAAATGACTGTACATAATGCTACACAATATATGTCCTATATTAAAACAACCGAGACTTGTAATTTAAACTGTTCTCATTGTTTTACTAACGGTACAAGTGGACGTAAGATTTATTTTAACCCTGTTGCTACAGCAGACTTTTTTAATAGGCTGTATGCCAAAATGCCCAACAGTGGAATAGCGTTTGAGTTTCACGGTGGTGAGCCTATGCTTGCACCTGTAGAAGATATGAAACTGTTTCACAAACTGACTTACGATGTTTGGGGTGACAGAGCATACTATGGCATGACTACTAACCTAACTTATAAACTAACAGACGATAAACTTGATTTAATATACGGAATATTGCACAAGCGTTTGGGTACAAGTTACGATCCGTTTATACGTTGGGCAAATGAAAAACAACAAAAATTATGGGAAGATAATGTACGTCAACTAACAGCAGACGGTGTTGAAATCAAATGCTTTGTAAGTCTAAGCAAGGACATGATACAAGAAAACCCAGCAGATGTTATTGAATATCTTATTAGTTTAGGAATACAAGAAGTTGACTTTGAACGTTTAACTTCAGACGGTAATGCAGTACGCAATCCTAAAATATTTCCTACAAATATAGAAATACAAGATTGGTATATGCTGCTTCATAAAGAAACACAAGCAAGAGGTTTGCGTGATAAAATATACAATCAAACACTTGAAAGTGTGTATATGAAGTTTGAAGAAGGCATTACTCGTGCAAGTACATTTTGTAGAGACTGTGAGCAAAAACTGTTTACTGTAAATGCAGATGGAACTATTGCAGGATGTCCTAACTCAGCACCTACAGCACACTATGCACACATAAGTGATGACATTGACACTGTGTTATATCATCCAGAACGTATGTGTAACATTGCTAATGAATTAAATAGAAATCCCAAGTGCTATGAATGCCCTGTGCAGTTTTATTGTGGTGGCGACTGTTATAAACTTGCGTGGGAAGGCAATGTATGTCCTGCACCTAAAAAACTTATGTTGGAGTTGGCATAATGGATTTAATTATTAAACCAACAGAAGCGTGTAACTTTAAATGTACATTCTGCTCGTCAACTAAGATTGACCCTAACAATGCAGGACTACTTGATCACGATTACATTTTTAGATTTTTAAAACGCTATCCTGATACAAACACTATTATTGTAAATGGTGGCGATCCACTAATGGTCGAGCCAGACTATTACTGGAAGATTATCAAGTTTTTAGATGAACATAATATGCCTGCAACTATTAGTTTTACTAGTAACTTGTGGCCATTCTATGTTAAGCCGGACAAGTGGGTTGAACTGTTTAATCATCCACGCATGGGTATTGCTACTAGCTTCCAATACGGTAGTGGCAGACTTAAAGGCGATATGAGTGTGTTCACTGAAGAAGATTTTTGGAAAGTATCAGACAAGATGTTAGAGCTTGTAGGATACCGTCCTGAGTTTATTGCTGTTATTGATGATATGAATGATTGGAGTATTATTAAAACAGTTGAACTTGCTAAACAAATGGACGTAGTATGCAAAGTAAACTATGCTATGGCCAGTGGCGAACAAGGTTACACTTATCGCCTAAGCAAAATATATAAAGCGTATTTAGACATACACGAAGCAGGTCTTACTCCTTGGGAATATAACACACAACAAATGATACGCAGACTGCAAACTGACACAACTACGTGTCCGCAGAACAGACACTGTGACGAAGGTATTAGAGCATTTAATCCAGGTGGTGACTATTACAGTTGTGGCAGCTTAGGTGATGACAAAGATTATCCTATTGACTTTGAATATGAAATGTCAGGCGGATTTAGCACACCATTGCAAGATGCACCTGAACTTATATCAATGAAGCAGGCTTGTTTGACTTGTCCTATGTTCCGTATATGTAACGGCTGTCGTAAAACCGTGCGAGATCATAAACGTGAAGGTGTTGTAGAAGATCATTGTTTTCAAATGAAACAACTTGCACCTAAGATACTAGAACTTAATGGTCAAGATCCTAACGAAGTTACACCTTATGTGAGAGAATATGACTGAGTTTACTGTTAGCATAAACCCTACATACTTTTGTAACTTTCGTTGCGACTTTTGTTATCTTACACCAGAGCAACTAGCAAACAAACATCGTATTAGCCCACAAGAACTTGATCAAAGATTAAGCGAAATAACTGTGCCTATTACACACGTTGACTTATATGGCGGTGAAATAGGATTACTTGACAAAGATTACTTTTACAGCATTAAAAGTGTAATAAAAAAACACTTTGCTGGTACTATAAATATTAATACTAACTTTAGTGCAAGACCGGATTTCTTTTTAGACGACGATGTGCATGTTAGTGTGAGCTATGATTTTGAAGCACGTGAGCTAAGTGACACTGTGTTAAGAAACATATTATTGTTTCCTAAAGATGTAAGTGTACTTGTTTTAGCAAGCCCAAAAGTATTAGCAACAGACGTAGACTTTATGATTAACACATTTAATATGGTTCAGAATATTAAGTGTGTTGAGATAAAACCTTACAGCACTAACCAAGCAAATGCACACCCTGTTACACACAAAGACTTTGAAGAACACGTTAAAAAATGGATAGAGTCACCAATACAAAAGCAATTTGATTTTGTAAATGTTGACGAGTTAGAAGATGTATTAGATGGAAAACGTAATGCATTTTCAAACGATCATGTTTATATTACTCCAGATGCTAAGTTTGGTGTGCTAGAGTTTGATGACAATGATAATGAATATTTTGAAAAATATAATAAATTTGAAGATTATCTATTTTGGGCCGATCAAGAGCCAACAAAAAATTTAAGTCCTATATGTCATAGTTGCGAATACTATGGAAAATGTTTAACAGAACATTATAGATTTGTACATGACTTAGATAATGGATGCAATGGTTACAAAGGATTAATAGACTGGTATGCTAGACTGGAAGATTAGACAACAACTTTTTAATTCTACTGCGGAAGAATTTACAGACGACTTAAATTTAGTTAATATTCGCACAGAAGAAGATAGTGTTACTTGGGCAGTAAAACACTTTAACGAACGTGTAGACGAATGGGTATATCCTGCTAAAAGTTATTTTGTAGCAATATGTTATGCTTATTGGATTAGTTTAGATTTTCGTTACGACTTTATTGAACTGCTAGACGACAAAGACTTGTTAGCAGGCAACGATCCATACTTTAAAACTTATAGTGAAGATAAAGCAACTTACAATGCTATACTTGATCAGGTTGAACTACCTGATCCTTCATCTCAGATGGGAATGGTGCCCGACGTTCGATCGTATTATGAGGAAGAGATGATGTTTGACGAGTATCCCCTACATAGTTAAAAAATTCACGTATAGGACATACGCCCGGCGGTAAGTCTCTTGCACGGTTCTTCCAGTCCCATTGTGTATAACAACGAAAACCACAACGATCAAAATAAGGACAACTTAAACAACCTACTTCATCCATGTATGCTTGCATAAGGTTGGTGTTGTCTTTTCTAATATATGCATGATTAAAGTCATTGCGTGTATAACGATGCCAACGACAGTTTGCAGTTGTGTTGTCAGGGAATATTGTGAGCTTGTTTAAACTCATACAGTGCATTTGATTTTTATCTTGTGTTAATAATTCTCTATAAGGAAATACCATAGGATAGTTATCTGCAATATATTTCATAAACTTCAAATACAAACTATCACTTGGTACTAGATGATCGTAACCTGGATCAGGAATAAAATCATCAAAGAACAAATCAAAATTTTTGTACAAGTAATCAAAATACTCATCGCCAGCAAACAGTGCGTTAATACTGTCTGTTGTTGCTACTAGGTTAATAGTAGACACATAGTCTTTGAAACGTTCGATATTTTTAGTGTATTGTCCGCCTGTAGGACGACCGCTTAGATCATAACTAGCAATCAGTTTACTTGGGATGTCTACTGCATTTAATTTGTCTAACAGTGTACGTACATCTTCGTGATATTTGAATAAAAAGTTGCTGACCCAAACTACTTGTATTACATGTCCGTACTTGTCACAGATTTTTTTAATCTCAAGCATTAGATCATAATACATAGGATACAGTGTTTCTCTTGCACGGTCTTGAAACAGCTCTCCGCCTACCATATTAAACTGCATAGCATGTACTTTGCCTTGCATCTTTTTACAGTGTGCTTCTACTAGAGGAAGTTTAGCAAGCATTTCAGGATATGTCATGCCCACTGTACTGTCTTTGTCATGAAAGCAAAAGTCGCACACAATAGGACAGTTTTCAAATAGAGTGATTTCTATTTCGCCAATAAGAGGACGCTTACGCTCTAGTATCATATGCGTAACTGCATTTGCTGCTTGTTGTTCCGGAGTGTCTAATAAATGATCGTCGGTAACATTTTCAGGCATTAATGCTTTTAATATTTCTGTGCCACAACCGCCCATTATCTATAACCTATATTATTGTAAAGTGCCATTACGTTTTTATTTATAAGGCACTCGTTTTGTTGTATTACATCTGACATGAGTGTTTGTATTAGCCTTGAGTTACAATTTTCAACATACTCACAGTTGTTGCACACAAGGTTAGGTATATTTTTATACTGTTGTATTTGCAAGTTGTGCTTTTTATTCATTATACTTGTTAGCACACTGCCTTCTATTGGTATCTCAAAGCTCTCATGATATATTGGAGAGTTTTCATATAAGAAAGGAACAACATATAACTTGTCGTTATTAACAGTAACAATAACTTCGTTAAAGTTTTTATGACTATTATCACTTTGTTGCCAAATAAAGTTTTCTTTAAAACGTTTTTCGTCTTTGTCTACAACACTTTGTATACTGTTATTCCAGCCTTGTATTATGCCTAACATTTTGTCAGGCTTGTTTACCATTGCACGTACTAGACTAGGTCCCCATTCTACAACAGTACCCCATTTTTTACGCACACTTTCTATTTTATCCAATACATCATCGTCAACTTTTTGTGTAATATTACAAAGCAGACTTACTTCATACTCAACACTACTTGCTTCCATCATTGCAAGGCGTTTTTCAATAAGACTGTGTACGTTTGAGTTATCCAACATATGCAAGTCAACTGCTATTTGTACATCAAAAGGACGCTCACAAAGATAACTGTTTTCAACATGTTTAATTACTTGTTCAACACGTTCGTCTCCGATGAAAAAATCAACTGAACAGTTGTGTTGCAAGCCTCCTTCTTCAGGTAAAGCATCAACTATTTTACGAAAACGAGGATCTTCTAATACAGGTATAATATTGCCGCTTGAAAAGAAATCGGTAGGTCCTACAATAATATCATCAAGCACATATTGTTCGGTTAGTTCATCAACTAATTGTGCTGCTAGGTCAAGTCCTAACCCTGTTCCGTAGTTTTTTCTGCGTTTAACAAAACAACCTGAACAGTTATATGCACACCCTTCAAGTATTTCAAGCATGAGTTGTATTTTTATTTTGTTTTGATCAGCAGGATTTACAAAACCTTCATCATGATAATCTGTTTTATTTTTGTTTAAGTAGTCTTGCCAATCTTTACGTAGCATTATAGCTCTCCAATACACGTAAAGGATATACACAGTCTTTAAATTTATAGTGTTCCATATACTTTAGTACATGTTTACTCATACATATTTCTCTACGACTACAATTTTCACAACTTGTAGTTTCTGATAGGTAATCTAGCTGTTCTAAATATAATGTTGTTTTTAAATCAGTCCAACTTTTAATGTCTGTAGGATTTTGCACACGAAACTCATCAGTTTTTATTAGTGCTGCTTCATAAACAAACGGAGTTGAATAAAACTCTCCTTGACTGAATGTATAGTTAAGTTCAAACGGACCACCTTGGTCTTTGTCTGCAATAGTCATTGCAAGATATTCTTTATTTGTATCGTTAAAAGTATTTTCAATAGTCTTAACCCAGTCATTAATTAAACGTTCGTGTATTACACCTTTGCTGTAACGTTGATAGCTAGGTAGTGTTTCCAATATACTTTCGTATTCATCACGCACTATGCGACTTATTTCTGCTAGATTTTCAATATTGCTATCTATATTAAATGTAATGTAATAATCTACAGGATCAGTAAACTTGTTTAGTACTTCATGTATACGTGCAATGTTATTTTTTCTATATGTAGGATCTAAAACTTGTTTAGGATCTATTACAACTTGGAAACCATATAGAAAATCATCACGCTTTGGTATACTGTTGAACTTCTCTATAACTTGGTCAATGTATTTGTCGTCTGCTTGCAGTGTACTTGGCATTTCAATAGTAGTACAACGACTTACTAGCGTTCTAAAGTTTTCGTAATCTAGTAAATCTAATATATTCAAGTTACCAAACACATCTGTAGGACCAATGTTTACACTTGTAAAGCGTATATTGTTAGACATAAACAGTTCTTGTGCATCAAGTACCTTTTGAATGTCTTCGTTTGTAACTTGTTGACGTCTACGATTAACAAAGCACCCTGCACAGTTATGTATACAACCATCAAGAACGTCTAGAGTCATGTTTACTTTTATTTCGTGAGCATTTGCCACACCAATATTGTAATCTTCGTGTCCTCTAGTTGTTTCCCAATAGTTATTTTTTACGATTGGCATGGTATACTTTCTTTATTTCTTCTAGTCGTTCATCGCCGTCTTCAGTTACTAAGAACTTTTTGCGATAACCTTGCTTGTCTGCTTCAACTGAATAGTCTGTCCAGTCATACATTTCTGCTGCACTTTTATTATAGTTATAAATGTTCTTCATCATATTTTCTTTAGGTGCAATACAAGTGTCTACACCTAAGTAATCACGTAGTAATATTACTTTTCTGTTATAACAACTAAAGAACAAGTCGCAATTTTCACACTCTGTACCTTTTGCACGTTCCATTTGTGTTAGTGTCTTGTAATATGCTTCGTCTAAGTCCTTAACTTCAAACTGTTCATCATACAATGCCATGTTTTCATACATAAATGGACTCAAATACCACTTGCCCTTCTTAAAGTTAAGTACTGTGTAGTTGTGTCCAGCATGAGAATGGTCAACCATGATGTTGTTTAGATGAGTGTCTTCAGGTAGTGCTTCAAAAAATGCATTAAACTGGTTAAGTGTACGCAATATTATGTTAGGTTTATGGCTACGACTAACACTTGGTATAAAGTCAATGGTAGTATCAAACTCTTTAACTACAAAATCATGTATTTGTTCATAGTCTAAGTCATATTGTCTAATGTTTACAATGAATGTGTATGTACATTCGTGTTTTAGGTTAGCATCAATGTACGCAATACAACGTTTGAGCTGTTGTATGTACAATATGTCCTTGTAACGCATTGGATCTGTTGCAATACCTACCTCTATTTCAGTATCAGTGTTAACATTGGCGTGTAAGAAGTTAATCCAACGCTCTAAGTAGCTCATGTCTTGCTCTAAAAAGGTTGTAGTGAACGCAAGTATAGGAGAGTTTTCATTTATCATAGACAACAAGTCGGGATCTTGCATTACTTGGTAAAAGTTTTCGCTAGACAGGCAGTCTGTTGGGCCTATTAGTACTTCATCTACTAAAATTCCCTTGTCAGTTATGCGTTTTACAAACTCACGGCACTGTTTTAAGTGATTTTCTTCAGGAGCATTGCCTCTACGGTGTACAAAACAGCCCGGACAAGCGTGTATACACCCGTCTAACACATCTAATTGTATTTTTACGGCACTAACTGGTTTAGTTTGTGTTTCTGTTGTTAGCTCGTAGTACAAGTTGTTCTTAATGACTGGCATTTAGGTACTCCTTGGGCAATACACACTCTGTTAAACCTCTATCTTGCATGTAAAACAGTACATTACGCTCTGCACAGCTCATTAAATGAGGACAACTTGCACATTCTTGAGTATTTTCAGCATATGCAAGGTTGCGAGACAAGAAATCATCACTGTTTATGTTTTGTACTTCAAAGTTTGGTGTACGTTGCAGTATAGCATCGTACAAAAACGGATTCATATACAGTTTACCATTGTAAAAACTGTAGTTAGAGCATCCATAGCCATTAAACTGTGCATCAAACATAGTATACAGGCTTTTGTACTTGGGGTCAATCTTTTGTTTGCTTAGTTCTTGTATAAACATTGGCAAATATTTACTTACTTTGCCTCTGCTGTTACGATCGTTAAGGAAACTTGGTAGTATAACTACAGGAGCATTGAAATCTTTCATGGTCATATCACATAAATGATTGTAATCAACACTATCAAATATGCCTGGATAGTAGTTTACTCTAAACTGCACACTGCCTTGTTTAAACAGTTCAAGTTTGCGACACATATCTTCAACATCGCCCTGCAAGTAACGTTCAATGTCGAGCACTATCTTAAAGTCTATGTCAGGTGTGCGATCTAGTCCTTCGTAAAGGCTCCAAATCTTAGTGTGTTTAGCAAGTATTGTGTTGTAGTCCTGTAGTAGCGTTGAGTTAAAACTTAATGCTGCAATGTTGTACAAGCGTTTCATACTAGGATGCTCCATCAACTCCCAAAAGTTTTCAGCATCAAATATATCAGTAGGTCCTATTACAACATCGTCAGGTGTATATGCACTAGATTCTAGTATATCACAAAGAGTTGTTAAGTGATCAGCACTGGTTAAGTTTTTGCGTGGAATAAAACAGCCAGGACACTGTTGACTACAGCCGTGTAGTATGTCAGCATGAACTTCAACCCTAAGAAAGTTGTTATCCTTAGGGCTTACACCTTCAACGTAGTTATTAAATCCTGATGGAGTTGCGTTTAAGTTAACGAGCATTGACGATTTTCAAGGCATCGTCATTCCATTGCTCTGTGCTGTCAATAAACGGATTGTACATTTCAAGTACTTCTAGCGGCATCAGGCACTCATGCATATTCATAGCGTCTTGTGCTTGGAATATCAGTCTGTTTGCACATGCTACAGCATACTTACAATCAGCACAATCCTTAACAGTGGAAGACTTTGCCAAGCCTTTTGCTATTAGTTGATCCCTCTTTGCCAATATTTCTTCAAAACTTAAACCTGTTACTTCTAATTCTTTATGTTGTGTAAAGAACGCTTGTTCGTGTAGCATAACATTTAGGAATACACGAGGTGCATCAAAGCCAGGAATAATAGTTAGCCCTATGAAGTTCATTGAGTTACAGTACAAGTTAGCCATACTCATTGTAACATCAGCATAGTTATCTTGATCTACTACTTCTTTTAAGAAGTTGTTCCATGCTACTAGATTCTTACGCTGGTGTAATACACTTGGTGCTCTAGAGAACGCAGGGTTCATTTCTAGAATAGTTTCGTAATCTTCAAGAATCTTGTATAGCAGTTTGTTGTAGTTTTCTTTAGTTAGATGTTTTTGCATTACATTACTTGCTTGTAATGTCCAACTCCAGTCAATGTTTTTAGGAGTTTCATTTGCAAAGAACTCTAGTTTTGCTTTTATGTCTTTGAAATATTCTTCATCATTAAGTATACGGTCAATATCACCTACTGGCATAATAAACTCAATGATCATTTCATCTCTGTATTTTGCAGGATCGTCAAGTATTGAAAATACTTCACGTAGTCTTTCCATGCTTACATCGTCTATTTTGCTAGGTGTAGCAATACGTGCTTTTGTATGTTCACGCATGATATCCTGTATAATAGGATTGTTAAGAATATTGTCTGTATTATTTGCTGAGAAAAGATCAGTTGGACCAATAACAAACTCACGTAAATTAAGTCCTGTGCGTGTTACGCCGTCTGCAAGTTCTTTTGCAGTAGTTAACATTGCATCCATTGTAGCAACGTCTTGATTTTTGTTAACAAAACAACCTAAACAACCATGGTTACAACCAGTGAGTCCTTCAAAGTTAATTAGTACGTCAAACTTTTGTGCATGACTAGGAGGTAGACTCTCAGGTCCACTGTATCTCATCTGCTTGCAGTATGATTGTTGCATTGTCATTCTGTTATTCCCTCATCAAATAATTCTAGCATATTATTTGCAACACCATGTTTTATTAATGTGTTATATAAGTCAGCACCTTGATACTTACTTTCATTGTTAAAAACTCTAACATTTAAGTTACTAGTTGGCCACGGACCAAACTTATGTCCTAACAAATACAAAACATCAATAGCATATGTTGCTATATATACAATATTTAGCCCGATTTCTGTATCACTATCAGTGTATTCTAACTCTTCTGGCACAAGTTCTTTATACTTGTCGTTATATTTGCTGGCTTGATCAATACAGAACAATGCAACGTGTTGCATTTTGTCTAACAAATCGTCAAATAATTTTCCATGTTCATTAATATACTCGTCGATCATATCATTTGACCACAGAGTATTCATTGCAGCATCAACATTGTTATATTCTTGACCTAATTTTCTTTTTGCAATTAGTGCTATAATTCTAGCTAGTAAAGGTGCTTCAACTAGAAAATTAATTTTAATATATTCATTTAGTAGTTCTGCATCAACAGTGTCAAACTGTACTTTAAAGTTTGTGTTAGCAATATAGACTAAGATATGTTTTACAGATAATACTTTTTTACTTTCTTCATAATTTACATGAAGAGTGTAATCATCACTATCTGCTTTGATCTTATAAATTTCTGCTAGATCTGTTGGTTTTAAAGGTAGTATATAACTTTGTGTTGACATTGTGTCTCCTATACCAGTGGTTTTACTTTAAACAGCAAATACGGTATACGACTCTTACGCTTGTAGAAGAATTCTACTTCACTCCAAGCATTTCTAAGTGCTTCGTTATTTGCAAAATTAAATCCGCCCTCTGCTATTTGTACTACAATAGGAATAGTTTTAGCAAATTCTTTGTATACTTCTTCATATTCCCAATCTTCGTGGTTGTTAATGAGTTCTAAGAGTTCAGCATTATTGCCAACATCGTTCCAAAAATCTCTTAACACATAAAGTGCTTGCATGCGATTTTTATTTTGGAATGTATCTTTAACAAATTGTACTTTGTCCCATGATGAATTACCGTTTGCATGGAACCAATCAATAATACCGTTAATAACACTAATATAACCAATTTTATTTTGTAGCATACCAATTACTTCATCAATCATTTTTTCACTGTGAACAGTGAATTTTTCACGCAAATGATTTTGTGTTACTAAGTTAATTTCTGCATACGTTTCATTTTCGTTATACTTGTCATTAATAAAGAAAAGTATATCATAACCCCAATGTTTACTACTTGGAGTGCCCATGTTATGCCATTCATTTTTAGCGTAAACATCTTCAACACAACCGTTAATATCATTTTCTGTAAATGTAGTGTATGTTGCGTATGTAATATCTCTTTGGAACACTAACTTTAAAAAGTCTTTTACTACATCTTTAACATCTTTGTTAGTTGCTGTTTGTAGTAGAGATGCAATATACTTTGCATATACACGAATTAAATCTAATGCATCATCAAATAATAAAAACTCTTTGTCATTGTTTGACAAATATTCCCATGTGTTTATTTGATCAGTTGTAGTGAACGAAAGCATATCCGGATTTGCATTAGGATAATCTGTAAGTAGTGTATTAACATACGAGTCTCGTACTTGTGAGTGTCCTTCCGGTGCTACTAACACCATTTTTCTTGTTTGATCGCCTGCCCAAGGACTCTCTGCTAAAGCACTTACCATAGAGCTAGACTTTCCTAAATATTTCTTATTGTTGATATAATAAAAACTTTCACCTATCATTATCTTCTTCCCCTTGAGCCGTGACAGCTATAATGGCAACTACTATGACAGATTCTCCAATCAAAATATGTGTTAGTTAGTCTGCCTTCTATTTGGTTAACTGTGCGTGAAATACAGTTAGTTGCAAAATTTTGTACCTCACTTGCATATACTTTTAGATTATCTCCAATGTTATTTGGAAGATCTGCTGTACTATATGTTCCTTGTCCTGCGTTTACATACTCATAACGTCTGTTACCGTAAGCAGTTCCAGAACCCCAACCACTTACGTTTGCATAATAGCACGTAGCATTGAAGTTAATAGTCTTGTCAAAAGATCTAAGACGTAGATACGCATTGTTATAGTATCTTGTTTCTAAAGAAGCGTGTGACTCGCCTGCCATTACCTTCTCCCTCTACTGCCGTGACAACTATAATGGCAACTTGTATGACAAATACGAAAATCAAAATACTGATTAGTTATTCGACTTTCGATTAAATCACAAGTTCTTGTTATAGCATTTAGTGCCTGGTCTATCATATGTCCTGCATCTACTAGTGTAGTATTGGGATACACGTTTCCGTTGTAATCACTGTTAGGAGCATTTACATACTCATAACGTCTGTTACCATATGCAGTACCTGCGTTGTAACCGCCATAGTTTTGATTAGTATAAACTGTGGCTGCTACGTTTACAGTTTTATCAAACCCTCGCAATTGAGCACCAGCATTGCCGGTAAAATAATCTCTTGCGGATGTTCGATTCATGTTTCCCATGGATTATACCTTAACTTCAACTACATCTGTACCGTCTTCAATAGCAACACCAATTAATAATGTGTATTCTGCTATAGTACTTAGTTCGTCTATAGCACGGCCTGCACCGTCCTGATCAGCAATAATATACTGACCTTTCTTAGCAGAACCGTTAATCTTACATGGAACACGACCTTTTAGTGCAACGAACGGCCACATTGGATCATCTCTGTTATCGTCTGTTTGGTTCATCATCAAACCTGGCTGTGTTGATACAACGCCTGCTAGTTTCATGCCTTCTTTGTATAGTGTAACTTCTTTGTCGCCACCAATACCTAGTACTGTACCTGGAGCATACACTGCGTCTGCTTCGTATTTCTCTGCCAAGTCAGCCCAGTTAGCACTTGCTGCTGTACCTTGATAAACACCGCTGTTGTCAACGTATGAAACATCTGTACCGTCACGTCTAAACTGAACAATACGATCGGAGTTAGCACCAGCTGCCATGTAGAATCTGTTAGCATGATATTCAATCTTACCAACGTCATTACCTGGGTTACCAGTCCATGTTTCGTTTGCGTTTTCCATAAAGCGGATGCCTGGTGAGTTACCATCATTGTTGTATGAACGTAGTGCCCAGTTACCATCTTCGTTTAGGAAACCTTGTGATGCATCGTCTGCATATAGTCTACCATAGATAGTGTTTGAACTGTTGTTTAAACGTAGTTCACATGATCCAGTATTTGCAGAACGGAACGCCATTGCGTTTGTTTCATTTGGATAAATGTGCCAGCCTGCGTAGTTGCCACCTTGCCAGTAAATACCTGAGTTGCTTTCAATGCGTACCCAGTTATCAACATATAGCTCGCCTGCAATGTTTGCACCGTCGGAACGTGTTTGAACTTTCCAACTACCATTGTGCATCATTTCAGTTTGGCCGCCGTGTACACCGTAGAACAACCACTGGTTATTTACATCGTTGTAGATACCAGTTGCTGTACCGCCATCATGCATGAATACTGCACGACCATCAATGCTAAAGCCTTCCCAGTTACCATAACCACTACCGCTAATTTGGATTGAACCGTAGTCGCCTGTTGGTTCTCTTAAGTAACGTGTAGTTTGGTTACCAACTGCAATAAACTGTTTAACAACTAGTCGACCATCTGTTGTAAGTGCCATAGCACCAGCTGCTACGCCGTCACCATCATGTCTCCACTTCCAACCACGGTCTGTGTCGTTGTTCATTGTAAAGGTCATTGCATAGTCATTCAACCAACCCATTGTTTGACCACTAAACATACCAATTGAGTATGAGCTGTTGTTCCAAACACGTAGTTTGTCGTAACTATCGCTGCCTTCGCCGTCAATGTAACCAATGTTATAACGTGTGCCACTTGCAAACAAGTCTGGGAATGTACCAGCGTTTAGATTGCTTGCATTACGGAAGAATGCACTATCATTACCATCTAGTAAGTCTGCATCTAAGCCGCTGCCGCTACCATCGTTACCAGCATGCCATACTTTGTATGCATTAGCACCCATTGACCAACCGCCAACTGCTAGATCGTTTGTACTTCCGTCTAGACCAAAGTGTACAGCATAGTCGCCACCAATATGGAATGTTAAGAATGCATCATATTGGTTAGCACCGTTACCTTGATATAGTTGTAATGTGTTAACTTCACCAGTGTTTTGAATTGTTGTTGCAGGAGCACTAATTGTAAACACACCGCCACTAAATGCAGCACCAGTATCAACACGTAGGAAGCTACTTGCATGCAATCCGTCTAGTAGGTCTGCGTTTAAGCCTGAACCTGCACCGTCGTTAGCGTCAGTCCAAATAGCACCGCCGTTAACATAACCAGTTGTAGCGTTAAAGCTACCATTAACATCTAGGTTATAAGTACCGCTTGGATCTTTGTTAATACCAACTTTACCATCACCGCGTACTGAGAATACAATGTTACCATTAGTTTGACTTACGTCATTGTTAACACGGAAGAATGTGCTTGCCGCAGCATTGTTTGAGTTAGTGTCAAGTCTTACGTTAACGTTGTTGTAAGAGTTAATGCTTAAACTATCGCCAGCACCCCAAGTATCGTTACGTGAACTAATACCATGGTTTACATAGCCGCCAATTGCACCGTAGTTTCCATCCCAGTCAAAGCTAATGCCATGTACTTTTGCAAGTTCGCCTGTTGTGCCACCGCTTGAAATAAAGCGTCTATTAGTGTCAATAGTTTCAACGCCGCCTACATTATAACTGTTACCGTCAATAGCACCAGTTAGTGTAAGTTCAGCAGCAACTAAGTTACCACCAACGTACAAGTTCTTACCAAAGCTACCACCACCGTCTACACGTAAAGCACCTGTTGTAGTGCTTGTTGCTTGGTCAGCGGAGTTAACGTGCAAGTAACCACTTGATGCACCAATGTCAATAGCAGTTGCAGCACCACCAATGTTGAGTGTAGTAACTGTATCGTTTAATAGATCAAATGTTGCTTGGTTAGTACCCAAACTACTTGCTTGTGTAATAACGTTTTTGTTAAGTCTAATAGCATCGCCTGCGAAACTTGCTACAAGTTCGCTTGTTTGGATGCCGCTACCTGAACCAATACTTTCGGAACCATAAATGTTAACTATAGCACCAGTACCTGAACCAGTACCTGGGTTTGGTTTTAGATTTAGTTCAGAACCGTTAACGTTAAACTGTCCAGTAATTGGACCTTTTACACCAATTGTACCTGATTGTTTAGAACCTTGTGAACCTCTACCAAACTCTAGTTTGTGAGTATGTGCATCAGTACCACTTACTTCAACGCGATTAACTTGTGTTGTTGAAGTACTGCCTGAAGTTCCTGAATAGCCTGTGTCAATAAACACAGATCCTGCTACACCACTACCAGTGCTTGCACCGCCTTGTACTGTTAGATCTGCACCTTGCTTGTTAGTACCTAATGCATTTGGTGCTTTGATTACTGAATCAACTGGAGCAGTTTCTACTGCATCGCCACCTACAACCATTGTAGTATTTCTAACTGCTAGTGTACCAGATTTGTCAGCACCTAAAGTAATTAATGTTGCTGCTCTACCAATACTTAGTGATGTAACTGTAGTATCGTATACAGTTGCACTTGTCTTAGTAGTTTTAATATCACCACCATCAACATTAAAGTCACCGTCAATTTGTAGGTTACCTAGTGAATCAAGAACCATGCGTTCTGCTAAGAAGCCTGCTGCCATCAAGTTAAACTTGAAGCTAAAGTCTTCAGAACCAAACGTTACATCTGATGCAACAGCGTCAATAGTACCACCAACTTCTCTGTTGTTGTTTGCAGTTTCTACTTGGAACTGCATACCAACACCAATACCTACTGCTGGTGTGTTAGAAACATCGTGACGTATTTCAAGTGGTCTTGAAACACCAAAGTTGTTAGTATCTTCTACGAACGGAGCAACGTCATTTGACCATGCTGGGTTTCCTAATTCGTCAACAACCATAACAGCACCTTGGCTACCAATTGGTAGTCTGTTTAGTGTTGTTGGTGATGTTGCATAAATCATATCACCTGCAATATACTGATCAAGTGCTGTACCACCTTTGTTAACAGGCACAGGGTTTAACATGTTACCTGGATCTAAGAAGTATTGACTGTCTAGTCCGTCAAGTGTACCTGCATCAAGTACGCCTGCTTTTAGTTCAACTTCACCTGAATTTACATTAAACTGTGCTTTGCTGTATGAAGCAACACCTTCGTTTGTAAAGCTCTGATTACCTAATGTATCATCTGCTCTGTCAATATCAAGTTGTGTATCTTTATAATAGAAGTTTTGTCCACCGCTAGTATAGAAGTTACCAGTAATGTTTAGTGGTGAGTTAAGTGCTGTTCTTGTAGTTCTTACTGCATAATCCCAGCTGCTGTCACCTTTTAAGTATGTGTTACTGTTAGCAGAACCAATAGATGCAAGTCTTGATGTACTAATAACACCCGAAACAATGTTTGAAGCATCAACGTTTGCACTACCAGTTAGTGCCCAGTTTGCAGAATTTTTACTTGAAGTATTAATTTCGCCGTAAACTGTGATATTCTGATGGATAAAGTCTGCACTACCACTACCAGTTTGAACAAAGTTAATTGCACCTTGTACAACACCGTTTACACTGTTTAGAGCATCTTCTCTAAATTCGTGTACTGTGAAAGTGTTTTGACTTACTGTACCTGCGTAGTAGTAAGATCCACTTGACATTCCTGTTGGAGGGTTAGTACCTACAAAGCGGAATGCTCTACCAGCTGTAAATCCGTGGTTTGGTGAGTAGATCTTATCTTTACGTGTGTCAACGTTGTTGATAATAAGTGCATGTGTACCAGTTGAACTTACAGTAAAGTTAACTTTTGTACTTGCATTTAAATCATACCTGTTGTATAATTCAATAGTGTTAGCATCAATTACTTTTACAAAGTAACTTTCACCCTGCAACATACCTCCAATTGGAGTGTTTGGTGAGCTTGCATAGTTAACAACGTCACCGTCATCAAATATATGACTTGTTATTTCAATCTGTGAATTTGCATAGTCAACATTACCACCGTTTGCTAGTGTATCTGCATTAAATGCATTAAGCGAGTTACCACCTAGTGCAACAGTATCAACTTGTGCATTGTTATCTTCAATGTACTCGTTAGTACTTGTTGATGCAACAAACTTGCCTGCAAGTAGATCAACATACAGTCTGTTGTCAACGCTAAGTGCTGAAATTTGGAAAGCTGAACTTGACTGTCCGCCTAAGTTTCCTGTTGCTGCACTCAATACATCTGTTGTTGTATAACCACTACCACCTCTAACCAAGTCAACGCTTGATACTTGGCCGTTAGTAACTGTGATATCTGCTCTTGCACCAGTACCTGAACCGTTAACATTTGTTAGTGGTACGTTGTTATATGTTAAAGAACCTGTTGTAGGAACATAACCTGAACCGTTACTAATATTTGCTAAGTCAACTGCAAGTAGTACACCTTCAGCTTGTGCAGTAACAACACCTTGTGTTTTTGAGTTAGCTGCTGTAACAGTTACACCGTTTGTAAATGATGCTCCAGCAGGCTCATATCTCAAATACTGACTGTCACTGTCTTGAATCATTGTGTACTGAATATCACGTGTTTCAGATGAGCCAGTGTTTGTGATGTATGTTGTAGTGTTGTTGCCATTTTTGCTTAGTGTATTAGCACTAATATTGTTGCTAAATGTGCCAACAATGTTTGTTAGGTAAACAGTAGTTGCACCACCGTTGTCTTCATCAACAATAGCAGTAGCACCTGTGTTTGCTTCAACAATTACATCATCTTCGTTAAACTGTGTTGGAGCACTTAGAGTAAACAGTGTACGTGGATAACGTTCTTGTGCAATGTCACCCTGTAATGGCTCTTGTGGTGGAATATCATCAGTTAGATCATATCTACCAAATTTTGTGTTTGTAGTGAACAAACTAAAGTTACGTGTTGCAGGAATAATATCTGCGTTCAACAAACCTTGTGCGTTCATTTGTGGAACAGCACCACTAACTGAGTTAGTAGATACGCTCTTATCAATAAAGTCACCTAGTCTGTTTGCTAAGAAGCTACGCTGTGCCAACTGTGTTGTCAAACGTGTATCTGTAGCACCACCTGGTTCGTTGTCACCTAGTCCTGGATCAGTTGAAATTGCTTCAATAACAACATCTGAAACTGCAAGTTTCAGTGCTGAAAGTTCACCAACTGTAACTGTGTTTTTAAATGTAATGTTACCAGTTCTGTTTTCTGCAACAATGAAGTCACCAACTTTAAAGTCACCTAGTTCGTTAGTACCTGAAGAGTAAACTCGTCCTGGTAAGTCACTAAACTGTTCGTATTCTTCTCTTGTAATACCACCGTTCTGTGGTAGAGCGTTATAGTCTGTACCAGAACCTGCATATTCCCAAGTGTGTGATGAACTGTTAACAATTGAAGGTCTATGGAAACGTATAAATGTTCCCTGTAGGTTACCTGTGTTAGTTAACACACCACCAACAATAGTTGGATCAATAGTAAACTCTGCTGTGTACAAGTCTGTTCTAGAAGTAAAGCCTGTTACAGCAATGTTACTTTGTGGAATAGCACTACTATCATTGTCAATGATAGAAGTAGCATCAAAGAAGATTCTTGTTAGAGAACCGCTGTTTTCTGCTTTTTCTACTGAAACAGTAAGTGTGCGTGTTGCTGCTTCATATGTATAAACAAACGCTTTGTTTCTGTAGATACCAGTAGTTGCTTCAATAAGGTCGCCTGGGTTAAAGTTATAAGTTCCAGGAGCAAGTGTTAGTACTTGATACTTGTTGTGTGTTAGCTTGTTACCATCAGCGTCTTGAATAATATCATCAATGAAGAATTCTTCTGTTTGTGTTTCAAGCAAGTGATCACCACTTGACACTGCAACTAGATCTGCAACAAATCCTCTTGAATCATCTTGATACAATCTAATAATGTCATTAGTTAGAACTTCAACATAGTATAGACCTTGGTCAGCAAGTCCGTTAATTTCAATATTGTTGTTTCTGCGATATGTTACAGCATCACCTGTTACAAGTCCGTGTCCAACAATAGTAATTGTGTTAGCAGCAAGATCCAACGAACCTTCTTCATATACAGGATAGTTTGTACCTGTAAATGTTATTTCAGTTAGTGTTGCGTTATCATTAACTAGCGGAACTGCTGCTACTGTAATTTCCAATGCACCGCTGGTATTATCATAGACTGCATTTGTAATAGCCTGTGGACTATTAGCATTGTTAATATCAACAGTACCTCCAGAAACATAAGTTCCTAAGTTTCTACCTGCACCAACTTGAACAGTAAATGTTGTTGCTGTTACTGATGCTACTGTGTATGTTGCAGTATCACCGTAAAGTGTTCCAACTTCACCGCCGTTAAATGTTATTGTACTTGGAATAGTTTTGAAACTATTAGTAATATCATTTGCTAAGTTGTTTTCTTCGTCATCGTCATAGAAGCGTAAGATAAACTGGTTAACTGGAGTACGCTTAGTACCAACAGTAATAAGTTTTTGCTGTGATGCTTGAGCACCGACTTCTGCAACAACACCGCGGTCAAACACAAAGCTGTTTGCTGAGTAACCTGATGAACGTAGTGCATACAAACCAAAGTTAGTAGCAGAGTTAGTAACAGAAAGGTAAGCACCTGACTGACACCAACAACCGTTGCCTAGGAAGATTTGGAAACACGAAACGATCTGTGCATATGCATCGTTAGTTAGACGCCAACCAGTACCACCAAATGATAACATGGTGTATGCGTTTGCAACCATTGACTTACCTTGTTCAGGTGTTTCACCAAATACTGGATTCTCAGCTTCGATAGCAAAACGTGGAATGTTTGGTGTAATGACCTTTGAACCGTCTACCAAACAGCCGCTTAGTCCTAAAAACGAAATAATAGACACGTTCTGTACGTATGGTGACTGTGTAATAAGTGGACGTTCTCTTAGTCCTACATAGCCTGTACGATCAACACCAGTATCAAACGGATCGTCAAATGCTGTACAGAATCTACCTGTAAAGCTAGGTACGTTAAATGCATCTAGACCGTCTTTGAATGTAATACCCAACAAGTAACAACCATTACGTACACGGAAAATATCTTGGTTAGCATTTAGCGGACGAACAATAGTTGTACGCAAGTTATCACCAACAATAGATACATAGTCTGGAATAATAACTGGGTTATCTTCTTTGTATTCACCAGTTGATACCATAATGGTTGTGTAACTGATGTTAAACGCACCTTCAACTTCTGTTGGAATGTTTGGTGAGCTAGGACCGTTTTCAATAATATCAATAATAGTGTTGAATTCTGACTCAACAACACCTACTGTAGTTCCTTCAACATTCTTAGTTAGATCAGTAATCTGTCCAACTTGATTTTGATATAGTTTAGTGTTTACAACATTCTTTAGAATGTTATCTACAAGAGTTTGGAAGTATCTATTAGCAAGTATTGTTTGGAACTTAGTATCACCCGGAATAACAAGTGTAGTACCGTTATAGTATGCTTTACCTGCTTCAATAGCACGTTCGTTACCACCATAGATCAAATCATATTGGATAGCATCGATAAACAATCCAACGTCTCTGCGACAGAACGCAACATCATATACAAAGTTAGTAAAGTATGTGTTAATGTAACTAACAACTTCAGCTTGGATGTATGCTTTGTTTAGTGCAATCAAATCAGCTGCATTAAGAATGTTTGTATCATCTGTTGGAACAATAGCACTTCTTAGTACAGTAATATTTTGTGATGCACTTACACCATCAATAATAATATCTTCAATTATGTCGCCAAGTTCACCAATTGTAGTAACTGCTGCTGCACCACCTGGGTTCAGTGTGTCAGTAACTTGGGTTGAGTTAGTTTGCCAACTAACAACTGGATAGTTTTCAGCAACCTGTTGTGCAAGTCTAATTGCATGCATAATACCATCAACTGTTTGTACAAGCTGGCGAGCAAGTGCAAACTGGCTGCTTTGTTTAAAGTAAGCAATCGCTGCTGCAACAGAGTTTGTAGTTCCGCCCCATGTTAGGTCAAAGTTAATAGCATCTAGAATGTAACCAACATCACGTCTACATGTTGTTTGGTTGTAGTTGCTTGAGAAGTTAATCCAACTTCCGTCAACATATGCAACAGTTTCTTTTTGGATGAAAGTTTTGTTGCTTGTGATCAATGAATCAGCATTAACGTATTCTGTTGCTGTGTTTGCTGAACCGTTTGCATTTACAGTAATGTACTGTGATGTTCCGTCTGTTACAAGATCAATAATAATATCAAGTAGTGCTCCAATAGTGTTTGCACTTGTGATGTCGCCCGGGTTTGGTCCATCAAATACTTGGCTTTCGGCTGAGTATGTTGGGCTTACTGTAACATTACGTACAACCTGTGTTGCAAGAGTTTTTAAGTGATTTAAACCATCAAGTGTTTCTGATAACTGTCCGCTGATAACAATAGCAGCATTTTGTTTATAATATGCAACTGCGGCTGCAATACTATTTGTATTACCACCGTGTGTCAGGTCATATTCAACAGCATCAAGAATTAATCCAATATCTCTACGACATGATGTTTGATCGTAAGTTAAACCTGGATGTTGAGCATTAATATATTCAATAACTTCTTCTGTAATAAAGTTAGTGTTAGACTGTAGCAATGCTTCAGAATTTAATGCACCAGTGTTTGTTGTTTTTGTAAAGCTATTTGTTGTACCAATACCGTTTTTAAGTATAGATATAACATCGTTAGTACGATCATAAACTAATTGTGCTACTGTATTGTTGCTTGGAGTTGCACCGTTAAGTGTTTGTGTAAATGTATTTTGATACAGATTAGGAACAGTATTTTGCAATACAACATTTGCTAAAAGATCTCTAGTATATTCTAGTGCATCAACTGTAGGCTGTAATTGAGCTTTAATAACCTCAACAGCATCACCTGTAATTTCGCCTGTTCCAGTAGTAACATTGTTGTAGTAACTAATACCAGCAAAAATACTTTCAGCATTACCACCGTGTTTAACGTCATATTGAACTGCGTCAACAATTAGGCCAACGTCACGCTCACATTTAACAGGATCATAGTTAAAGTTACCAAAGTTTTCTTCAATAAATGCAACAGTTTCTGCTTTAATAAATTCTACGTTAGCTGCTAGTATAGCATTTGCATTTATTACATTTTGTACTAAACTTGGTACAGAGTTATTTGGATCAATATTTAAACCAATAGTAGCACTGTCGCCATCGTTAATAATATCAACAATTAGTGTTTGTAATCCTGAAATAGCAGTTTGTGCCGACGCATCACCTGGATTAGATGGATCAGTAAACTGTCCAAATGTGCTTTGATAGCTTTGTGCAGGAGCTTGGTTTACAATTACTAGTTTAGCAAGATCAATAGCATAGTTAATACCGTCAAGTGTTTGTGTTAACTGGCTGTTAAGTGCAGTACTTGCACTATATTGATAGTAGGCTAGTGCTGCTTGAATACTTTCATTATTACCGCCATGTGTTATATCATAACGTATTGCGTCAAGAATTAATCCAACATCTCTGCGGCACTTATTTTGATCATATATAAACAAGTTAGCATCAACATATGCAATAGCGTCATCAATTAATGTAGCTTTGTTAGTATTGATTTGTAATGCTGCGTCTTGTAATTGTTGGTCTGCCCAAGATATACTTGGGTAAGTTTTAGATGGTAAATTGTTAAGGTTACCAGCAGTAATAACATCTTCAATTATTTGTAGCAAGCCGTCGAGTGTTGTTGCTTCAGTGCTAGTTGCATTACCGCTTGAGAAGTTTTGTGCAACTACTGCTTGTTCAGCAGTTACTGAAATACCTTGTACTACATTGCTTACATGACCTGCTAAGAAGTTATAAGCATCAGCAGTAATAGTAGCTTCGCCAGCACCTAGTTGACTTGCTGCACCTACAAAATATGATTCAGCAGCAAGAACAGATGCACTGTTACCACCATAAACAATATCATAAGTTAAAGCGTCTACAATATATCCTACATCACGTGAACATGCTGCTGTATCGTATGTGTGTGAAGGATAAGTGTTTGCAATATATGCAAGTACCTCTGCTTGTAGGAAGCTTCTGTTAGCTTGTAGTTGATCTCTTGCGTCACTTAAATCTTGGCTTGCACCAGTTGGGGCAGGGAATGTTAATGCATTTGCATTACCTACACCATTTTGTAAAATATCTATTACTTCGTCAAATGCAACAGTTGCTCTAGTGCTTGCTGTTGACCAACTAGACACATCGCTTAGTGCAAGAACATCTGTTTTAAGATTACCAATTGCTCCTACAGTTAGTGTTAATTGATTGCTTTGTAAGTATGCTGTGTTTGCACGTTGATACGCTAAACCTGCTGTTACAGCATTATAGTTAGTACCTAGTGCAATGTCTGCTGCTACTGCATCTAGTATTAAACCAGAGTCTCTACGACATTTAGTTTCATCGTAAGTTGACTGATATTGTGAATCTAAATAACCAATAACTTCTTCTTTAATGAAGTCAGTGTTTTGTGTAATAAGTGTATCAGAATTAAGTCTAGCTGTGTCAGTAGTTATTACACCGTTTGCAGTACCAATGCCTGTGTTTAACAAGCTATAGATAATGCTAAGATTATTATAGATTGTTGTTCCTTCTGCAGATGTGCCAGGAGTTAAACTTGTATCTTGTGCTACAGTGTTCTGATATAGATAATCAACAGTTTCACCTAGTACAACTTTTTGTGCAAGAGATCTTGCATAGTCAATACCTGCTAGTGTTTGAAACTTTTGATCAGAACGTACTAAAGATGCTTGTGCATTTAGATATGTAATACCAGCATAATGCGATTCTGCATTACCACTGTATAACAAATCATAGTTTGCAGCATCAATAATTAATCCTGTATCACGTGAACATTTTGCAGCATCAAATTGGAAGCCGCTGTATTTTTGATTTAAGAATGCAATAACTTCATCTTGAATAAATGTTTTGTTAGCATCTATAAGAGTTTCTGCATTTAATATATCTGTATCTTGTGTTTGTGTTTCGTTAGGTTGAACACCACCAGTGTCACCTGTGTAGTAACTTAAAACTTTATCACCAAGTGCTGAAACTGTTGCTGATTCAGATGCTGTTGCAGTTTTAGTACCATCAAATTGCTGCTGTACTGCTGCTTGAGTATTATCTGTAATAGCAGTGTTAGTAACTACTGCTGTTGCAAGTTCTTTGATACGACGAAGACCATATTCAGTTGCAACGTCTTGTGCTTGTTTAACTAGTGCTGAACTTTCTAGTGCATAGAATGCACCAGCAACGCTTGAAGCTGCATCGCCGCCATAGCGTAAATCGTTTTCAATAGCGTCAACAATTAATCCAACATCACGCTCGCATTTTGCTTGATCATATGTAATATTAAATGCATTTGAGCTAAATGCAATAACTTCGTCTTGTAAGAAGTCTCTGTTAACTTCCAATAGATCTTTTGCATCATACGCAGATTGTCCTGGATCAACAACTGGTGTAAAAATACCGTCAGATGCAATTTGTGCAGCACGTTTAATTGTTTTAACTGGTTGTAGACGACCGTCATTGTTGTCGTCACCGTATTGAGCACTTACATAAATTCTATTACCACCTAGTGAGCCTGGGTCACTCCACTGTGTTTGTCCAAAACCTAAGTTTTGAAGAATTTGTCCTTTACGTGCATCAGTATCAGGAAGTATAATATCGTAGGAATCTGATAACTCTGAAGGTGCTTTAACGTTAACAGTATTTGATCCAAACTGTGATAATTCTCTAAACTTAACTGCACCTTGATCGTCAAGTTCTAAATCGTCCGCTAGAAAAACTTGGTTACCATCTATACGGAGTTTTTCTATGCCATCAACATCAACTGTAACAACACCATTTCCTTGGTCATTGACTATTACGCGAGTATCGCCTTTTTCAATCTGTTGTGTGATGTCTTTTATAGTGCCGTCGGACTGTTTGATAAACATTTTACCGTCGGCAGTGTTGATTGCAATTTCGCCCAAATCTAATTGTGCGGATTGTGGTTCCTGCCCGGTAACATTGTTTCTTTTATGTAATATTTTGTTTGCCATTAGGTTGCTTCCCAGTTACGATATATCTCTACATGTATTTATTTCTTTGAGAAGGATACGGATTTTTAGAAGGTTCCGCCATCGATAGTAAAGTTATTAATGTAACTTAAATCAATACCAGAGCCTTCAATATCCTGTCCTACGTAGATATCTCTACCTACTCCGACACCACCTTCTACTATTAAAGCACCAGATGTAGTTGATCCAGCTTCAGTTGTTGATTCTATTCGGGTTTCTTGGGCAACAAATAGCTTTTCTTTAATGCCAACACCACCGTCAACTACTAATGCACCTGTAGTACTATCAGTAGACGCTGTAGCGTTTTCTATACGTGTTATGCCTGCAACATATAGATTTTTACCAATGCCAATGCCACCTTCAATTACAACAGCACCTGTAGAAGTGCTTGTTGAATCTACAGTGTTTGTAGCATTAATAATACCGTCAACGTAAATATTTTCAGCAACGCCAATGCCACCTTTAAATATTACGCCGCCTGTTAGTGAGCTAGTACTACCATCTAGTGATTCAAATATTGTTTGACCACTAGTTGCACCAAAACTAATATTTGTTGAGCTATTAAATGCTCTCAAAAACTGAATGTTGTCTCTTAGTAAGTCAAAGTTTTGTTGAAGTGTGTTTATACTTCCACCTTCAACATTTAAATCTCCACCTAGGTGTATATTTTCACCAACACCTAAACCACCGCCAATTACTACAGCACCATTTGTTTCAGCTGTTGAGCCTGCGTTAGAATTAAATCGTGTAGTACCTGCTGCGTTACCAAAGCTAACATATGTTGCTTGACCAAATGCGTTTATTGTTGTAGCTGTTGTATTGAAAACATTTTGTGTAGTTGAGCTACCATAAATGTCACCTTCAATAAACAATTCACCTTCAATGGTCATGTTCTTCATTGACACAATACGGCCGCTACCTGCTGCATCTAATTGCAACGGAGCGTTTGTATTGAGTGTTGAAATACGTGTACCAAATACGCCTATTTCTGGGAAGTAAACATTTTTAGCAAATGTTGCATCTTCAGCAACTGTTAAAAAGTCTGTAAAGACATCAGGAACGTTAATGTTTGCTGTAACGTTTAGAATACCATCAACTGTTGTGTTACCATTTAACTGTGTAGGTGTGTTAACAACAAGTTCAGTATCGTCAAAACGTAAATTGTCGCTTGTTTGAATTTCATTTTGGAAATCAATATAAGCAATTCTGTTTATTAATTCACCAGTAACAAACATTCTTGGTGAAGTAACCCAACTGCTTGCGTTTAGTACACCAGTAACATTTGTATCTGCTTCTAGATTAATTTCGCCTGTACCATTTACCATTATATCAATATCTGAATTAGATATTGTGGTTTTAATAGCATTGCCTTCAATGTTTAAATTTCCGTCAATTAAAATACCACCTTGCCAACCTTGGTTTGTTAGTCTAGCAAGTTCAACTCCGCCGCCGTAGAAGAATAGTGTATTCTCATTTGAGCCTGGGCTAAGTTCTGGTAAAATATAAGTGTCGCCGTCTACATCACGAACTCCACCTAATGAACTCCAAGCAAGACCATTCCAACCTTCATATTGGTTAGTGTCAGTATTAAAACGAACTTGTCCAACTTCACCTGGAGGTCTTGTAGCAACACCGCCTACAGGAAGTACAAGAGCAGTTTCTCCTACAATTCTTATCTGTCCTGAGCCTGCTGCTGAAATTTCAAAATCAGCATTGGTATTTGTTGTACTGATTCTATTTTGGAATATTCTAAAATCGCTTGTATTGATTGAAGCAATCCACGCTTCGCTAAACATTGCTGTGCTATGACCAATGTCATATGCCATGTTAACATCTGGAATAATATCACTTGCAAAGTTTGCAGCAGCAATACTTGTAACATTTAGTGTAGCATTAGGAGCACTAATAGTACCACCTGGTAGTACAATGTCTCCGTCAATGTTTACTGTTTTGTTAAAGAAAAACTCACCAGTACCGCCTGGAGTTATTTCAAAACGATAATCAGTATTGATACTATTCATTACCATAGTATCGTTTTCAAATGTAAAGTTTTTATGATTAAAACGTGTACTGTTTACAGTTAAATCGTCAAAGTCCCATTGACCAATTAGTGATCCGCCTGCGTAAATGTCAAATCTATCATCATTTGAACCTGGAGTTACTTCTGGAGTAATGTAAGTGTTGCCATCAATATCTTTGATGCCACCCAATGAGCTCCAAGCAGTTCCTTGATAACCTTCAAATGATTGTAATTGTGTGTTAAAACGTATAGCACCTGTTTCTGGATTAGAGCCACGTTCAGGTGTATTACCAACTGGAACTCTTAAAAAGCTATAGCCGCCAATTAATACTCTACCAGCACCACTAGGATTAATTTCTAAATCTTGGTTTGTTGTATCAACAGAAATTACGTTGTTTTCAATGCGTACATCGTCAACTTGTACTTTACCAGCATACAATGCTCCCCACACTGCATCTGGAGCACCTAGGTCCCAAACGCCTGTAAATTCTGTTGCAGGTTGAATATTGCTTTCAACATATGATTTAAATCTTGTAACATATGGGAACGGATCTACTGGATTTCCTGGAGGTGTACCAAGATCAATATCACCTCTAAGTACAATAGGACCACCAGTAAGTTCAAGTTGTTGTGCTCCGTCTGAAGCGTTAACTGTTATTTGACCTTCTGCAGAATATAAACTTAATGCATCTAGTGCGTCAATTTCAAGTATGTCTGTAGAGCCAATACCGTTGTTAGCAAATGTTAAGAAACCTGTTGTAACTTCAGTTGCAGTAATAGTACTTCTGTTACCTTGACCGTCATCAAATGATAAGCCACCTGCTAGAGCACCAAAGTTAAGTCCGCTACCATCAATTTGTACTTCGCCTGTTTCTTGTGATACGTAGAACAAGTCGCCTACACGGAAGTCACCTAAATGGTCAACGGAAGTATAACGTACTTTACCACCATTTAGTTCAATAACTTCATTGCCTTGTATAGCATCTGAAGCACGGTTAGTTGTTAGTTTACCTGTACCAACATAACCAAAGTTATGACTTACTAGACGTAAACTTACACCTGGACCATCTGCTGTAACACCTGAGTTACCATATACCATTGCAGAACCAATTGCACGTAGTTCTACACCAAATTCAAATTTTGTTACTTCAACAATATTTTCTGCTTGTACACCAGAAACTGTACCAATAATAGAACCACCTTGACCATACTGTGGTGTAAAGTCAACACCGTCTAGTCCAGTGTATAGTCCTGTAATTGATAGTGTGTTAGTTGCTGGATTCCAACTTGAAATTTGAAACTGTGCTACTGTTGAACCATCTGTTGAAGTATAACGTACTGTTTCGCCTGGAATAAAGTTTCCACCTGTTACGTTATTAACAATAACATATGTTTGGCCTGTACCGCCCCAACCTTGTGTTCCTGTTGTTGCATGGAATGCTTTGTCTGCTAGATAAACAAACGAGTTTAGCATTTCTATTCTAATACCGTTTGTAGCATATATACCAGTTTGACCTGGTGCAAATATTGTTACCTCATTGAGCAACATGCTTGGCTCAATTGAGTTTCTGTTTATAAATTGACCATCTGCTTTAACACCTCGGCCTGCATCATGTGCATCAAAACCGTATGGATCATCAGATGAATTAATACCTAATCTTACAGTTGAACCAAAGTTCAATACTGTAACATTCATTATGTATGGACCACGTGTAAAGTTTGCTGTTGTTGATTCGTCAAAACAGAAAGCATAACCTGTATCGTTTATGCTGTCGTACTCCATTTCACGAACAGTTAACATTTCTACTGTGCCGCCACCTCTAAATTGGAAACCGTTTTGTGTACGAGTAGCTGATGTTGGTTTAATCTGTGTTGAACGAATACCTTGTCCAACAATGTTAACACCAGGATATACTGTTAGTGGAAAAATTTCTTCAAATGTACCTGAGCCAATTTTAACTGTGTCGCCATTACGTGCAACAACAAGTGCTTGTCTAATAGTACGGAAAGCATCTTGCATGCTTTCACCTGTGTTACCGTCACTACCATTTACAGTAACCCAGTAAACATTACCTTCTTTCTTAGTAATATCAACACCATTAGCATAGATACCACCAGTACCTGCACTGTCTAAATATAAACTAGTATTAGAGTCAATTGAACTAATGCCAGTACGATCACCGTCACCATCTAGTCTTAGGTTGTTAATATTAACAACTTCACCTGTAAAGGTAGTTGCTGCTTCACCAACAGTAAGCAAGTTGTTAATAACAACATTACCAGTGCCACTTGCTGTAATAACAAGATCACCGTTTGAGAATTGTGGTTCTAAAATACTTGTTTGAATTCTAGTTGAATTAACAGTATCACTAAAAAAGCCGCTACCAGAAACATCAATTTCTGCTATAGGTCTAGTAGTTTTACCTACAGCAAGTTTCGAGTCTGAAGTAACTTCTCCAAACCTATTAATTTTTAATGCTTCATCTTTTACATTCTTTGATGCTAATGTAGTACGCTTTAAATATTTCATTATTACACTCTCACATAACTTGAGGTAACAGTAAGTGCGTTAGCATTGCTTACTAGTACTTGTATACTGTCATTTTCTTCAAGAACAAATTTTTCTGTATCTAAACTAAAACTTTCTCCTGCAGGGATTGCTAAATTTTTCATTACCGTATTATCATCGCCTGCTGCATCGCCAGCTGCGACCACATATAAATCTACGGTTACATCTGTGCTAGTTGACGTGTTGCACAAAATCATAATCGTAACAGCTATATCATTCCCGCCGCCGACAGCTTGGTTGTTTAACAGAACTTCTGTTGCGTTAGTGCCAGTTATTCTTACATTTTTTATAGCCATCTTTACGTTCCTTAAAACAGCAATCCATAAATGATTGCTTTTCGTCTGCTTGCAATTTCATCTCTGCCTTCAGGAGTAGCTGCATACAACCCAGTACCACCTCCAGCAACGTCACCTGCATACAATTTTGTTCCTACGTTAGGCGGTGGAAGTGCAGGTTCACTTACATTCTTAACCATTAGTATATCGTCAAGAATACGTATGCTTCCTGTACCGCTTACAGTTAATACTAGATCTGAGTTTGACCCCATGCTTTCTAGCATTGTACCATTAGCTACGCCTTTAACTCTTAAACCTTGAGAATCTATTGCGTTATAAAATTCAAAACCATCTTCAAGTGTAGCTCTAAAAGCAGGTACATCATCAATAGTAAATTCAATTTCACTATTTTGAATCCAGTTAACACCTTCTTGCTTAACAGTAACCGAAGTTTTGCTAATTGGTGCAAATGTTACAGGATCTAAAAGTGTACTTGAAATTGTTGGAACACCAGTACCGTTTAGATAATCAATAATTTTCCAGTCAACATAGCCTTTGTTAGCTAGTATCTTGTCATCATCATTACCAAAGTATCCTGCTGATCTTGGTTCAATTGCTTCTGTATAAGAAGCACTATCAACTTCAATAGTGCCACTTGCTCCTATGCCTTGGAATAAAAACTTAGTTCCAGCATTCATTATAATGCTGCTAGTTTTTAGCGGAACTGGAGTTTCAATTCTTGTTCCGCCTCCACTAAATGATTCTTGGAAAAAGTTTATAACACCGTAGGATTGTACGCCTGTCTGAGGATCTGTAAATGTTATGTCTTCGTCGTGTACTATGTAAGTGTCAGGTATGCCATTACCTCTGTTAATGTGCAAACCTGACTTTCTAAAACTTATAGCACCTTGTGTACCTGGATCACCTTCGTTTAAAGTTATTATTGGATCTTTAATTGTGGTGATGGTAGATTCAACTGTAGTTGTATTACCAGTTACAGTTAAATTACCGTCGACGATGACATTACCAGTTGAGCCTGGATCTAAAATGATCTGGCCACCTGGTTGTGATTTTATTTTATAATCGCCGTCGGGTACATTAACTAGTCTTAACATTATATTTCCTCATCAGTAACTTACTTGATGTTAGCCATCACCTTCAGTATCGTCAGCACCTGTTAGTACGTCATCTGCTGTACCAAGAGTTGCGTCAACACCAGCACCAATGCCTGTACCAGCTTCTTCAACTGCTACTGTTGCACCTGTACCTGTGAAGTCCCAATCAATTCTAGAACCATTGTCCATGGTTAGAACACGACCGGAAATTTTAGTTACTTGACGAGCTGTTCCGCCATCGTCTACAGTGATTGACATTTCACCTGCTGCTAGTGCTGCTGATGCTTTGTCTACAAGGTAACAAGTACCTGTATCTGTACCGCCTGCATTTGAAACTTTGAAACGCTTTGAACCAGTTTGTTTTACAATGTAACCTGGAGTTGATCCGTTACCTGAATTAAACTGAACTTTGATTTCGCTACCGCCTGCTGTAGGTGCACCGAAATATCTTTTGTTAATTGGTCTTCCCATTTGTTTTCTCCTATAAAGTAGTCCTATCCGGGTTCTATCCGGTACGCTGTGGGTAACAGCATAAGTCCGCCTTGCGGCACACTATCTGACACAAGTATTTATCCATAACGCCAGAAAGGTGAAAGCATAGATAAAAAAACCCGCCGAAGCGGGTTATTCGCAATCTTGCGTTTCTAGCAAACGTTGCATGTAATCTTCATCTAGCGGTTCATTACATACATTGTTACTTCGAAACCAAAACGCATTTCTTCTGCTATAGGTTTTGTCCACATATGCTTCTCCTTTCAAATAATATTTAAACATAGATGAAAGGAAAAAGCATACGTAAAATCATTAAAGACTGCTCAATATAAAATTGATTCTATTTCTTCGGTGCTGAATGATTAGTTGTTTGTAGCACCATAGTGTGAAGTTGTCCATTACACTTCTCCTACTTAAAGGGTTAAAGTGCGTTCCTTCGCATTATGCTACTTCCGTCCCGTAGGATGAACGTAAAAATATTTAGTCAAAAAAATAGGCCCCTAAGGGCCTATTTTAGTGTTTTATAAAAAATAAAACTTAGCTGAAGCTTACGTTAGAGATCGCAACACGCTCAACGTAGTCCGCTGCATTACCAAGAGATGATGCAGTGTTGTTTAGCTCAACATAACCATAACGTGTCATGAAGCTAACTACTGGCTCGAATGTGTCTGGATCTAGAACAACGCCGCTGCTCATCAATGGAATGTATGGGCAGTAGAATGCTGCTGCATCTGCTTCAGATGAACCTTTGTAACCAACTAGTACGTCAGTGTCGTCTGCTGCATATGTATCAACGTAGATTCTCATTGCGTTGTTTAGTGTACCAACGAACTTAGTGTTTGTTGGTGCTTCGAAAGTACCTTCTGTAGTACGAGCAAATGCACTTGTAGTTGCAGACTGTAGGATTGTCAATGCTTGTGGTGAAACCACTGCAAAGTTACCTGCACCTCTACGTGTACGCTGTGCAATTTTGTTTGCTTGTCTGTTGATTAGAACTGCAAGTGCTGCATGCTCATCACCAACAAATGTTGCTGTACCAGATACTGCTGCCTGGTTGAATGTTTCACTTGCTGTACCAGCTAGTGAACGTAGTGAACCTAGGATTTCTTGGTCAATCTCAGTTGTAATTTCCTGAGCAAGAGCTGCCATGATTTCAGCTTCAACGTCAATGCCCTGTTGAGCTTGTGCGTCTTGAGCTGCTTCAAAAGTCCAGCGAGCTGATAGCTTTCTGGATTTTGCTTCAACAGTTTGCTTGAGGATTTGGATTGACATCTTACGTCCTGGAGCACCTTCAAGTGTTGCAGTTGCATCTGCTTTACCATTTGGATCAGTGCCTGCACCTGAATATGCAGTTGCAATCTTAAATGGTGATAGAGCTTCGTCACCTGCTGTTACGTTATCGTTTGATTCAGCATAACGTACTCTTAATGTGTGGATCTGACCCACTGGACCTGTCATTGGTTGTACACCAACTAACTCGTTTGCGATAGTTGTTGGCATTACACGTCTGATGACTGGTAAAATGACTCTGTTTAGAGTCGCGACGTTACCGGCAGAAGTGGCACCAGCTGTTGCACTTTCTGACAAATACTTGCGAGTATTTTCAAGTGTTACAGCCATAACTGACTTACGATTGCCTTCAAGGCCTTCGAGCAGTGCTGTTTTAGTGTCCTGCCAGCGGCTTTCTAGTAGTTCTGACATTTTCATGTTCTCCTTATTTGATTCCCGCTAAACGACGAATGTCGAAAATATTGCTTTCGGATTCGTCCTTTGCACTACTAATACTAGTATTAACTTTATTGCCTGTGATTTCTGTGCCTTCTGTCAGTGCCTTCTTCTTCGCTGGAGTTTTACCGTCAATAACGGCCGGTAGGTATTTGTCAAACTGTGCTTGTAAGCGGTTAGTCTGAACAGATTCCAGTAAGTCTGTCATTATCTCTCTTTGCTCACTGTTAAGTGGGCTTAGGAGCTCGTGAAGCTTTTCTTTACGCATCATTGTGTCGTTAGCTTGAGCAATTTCTTGCTGTTTGCTTTCAACTAAAGCAGTTTTTTCTTGAACAACTGCTTTCGCTTCTGCTAGTTCTTGCTCTTTTTTAGCAACAACTTTTAGAAGTTTAGCTGTCTCTGATTTCTCATTAAGATAGCTGTTATTGTACTCTGATGCAAACGCTTCAAAGATCTTACGACCAAAGTCGTTCTTACGTGCTAGATCGATATCCTCTTTCAGTGTAACAATCTCTTTGTTAAGTGATTTGCTTACTGTTTCAGCAACGAGTTTAGAGCTACGTTTTACAAAAGTTTCTTTAACTTTTGCAAATTGAGCTTTTGCTTCTCTTATCAATCGCACTTTAGTTTCTGCAAGATCCTTTTTATCTGTATGGAACTCTGCAATTTCTTTAGCTAGAGCTTCTACAACAAATTCTTCAAGTTGACCGTATTTGCCAGCCATTACTTTCTGATCTTCGTGTAGTTCTTTGACTTCTTTTGCTAGTGATTCAACAACAAAGCCTTTTAGTAGATCTGCGTTTTTACGCATTGCTACTGCATACTTTGCTTTTGCTTCAGCTAACTGTTTGCGATCTTCTGCAAACTCAGAAATCTCAGCTTGAAGACGGTCTTCAACTAGCTTATCGATAGCTTCAACCATAACGCCTTTGTCATGTTCGTATTTTTTAGCAAACTCTTCACGTAGTTCTGTAACTGCCGCTGTTTTTGCTTCTGCAACACGAGCATTCCATGCTTCTTCAATCTCCGCTCTTACATCTTCGGAAATCACGTTGTTCTCAAATAGGTTTTTTAGTGCGTCCAACATGTTCTTCTCCTCTATTATCGGAGCCCGTTGATGATATTCATCAACTGATTCTTTAGGTATTTTTGTGCCTTAGCATCGTCCCTAAGTTCTTGTGCCATTCCAAATGCCTTATACCCACCCCTGGTATTCATAAGATGCTCATAAATTGGTGTTGGGTAGGCACCTGGAGCACTTGGCTGAGCGACCACATCAACTGTTATAATTTCAAAGTCGCTTACTTCGCCGGATCCATCTTCACTGACGTTTCCGGAACCTCTTGAACTTACACCAAGTTTTACACCGGCCTCTAGCATTGTTTTTACTAGAGACCCCATTGGTGTAGGAATAAGTTTAAGTTTTCCATAACCGTTTGGGCCATCCATCCACATTTTTGTGATCATATGGCTTACACGATCTAAGTTAACATTAAGACCTTGCGGATGATCTACTTCGCCAAGAACCGAATATCCTCCTTCAATCTGCTCGTTGAGCGTCTTGACAGCCCTGCTAATTTCTTGCACTGGATACACACGCTGATTGGCATTTCTTACACCGCCTTGGATGAAAATGCCTGACATGTGAAGGTCCTTGCCTTCATTTGCAGACTCAACGACCATGTTTGCCTGGTCAAATGTCAAGTTCTCTTGGAGTACATTCATCATTTAAAGTCTCCTAATTAGGCTTTAGCTTTTGAATATGCTGGAGCTTTTTTGTTGCCTGGCTTGTTAACATTACCTGCATCTTCAACAGTTGCTTTATCGGCTTTTCCGCCTTTTTCTTCTGCTGAACCTTGTGCAATGTTACCTGCTGAACCACCCATATCATTTTTACCTGCTACAACTGATTTAGCTTTGTTATCTTCGCCTTTGGCATCTGCTACTTTAATAGTATATTCGTCTAGCTTTTCGCCATCTTTATCCGCTGATTCAAACTCGAAACCTTCATCGGCTTCCATATCATCTTCAGCTTCGCCGCCCATGTCCATGTCGCCCATATCGTCTGCTGCTGGCTCTTCACCACCTGCACTTGCTAACATGTCTTGGAACTCTTTTTCAAGTTCGCTTAGGGCATCTTCGAGGTCTTCAACACGATCTTCAAGTTCGCCTTCTCCAGCTTCTTCGCCTTCGTCGCCGCCCATGTCGTCCATGTCTGCCTCTTCATCATCGCCTTCGTCGCCCATTGCGGCCACGTCGTCGATCATATCATCAGCTGGATCTCCCATTTCGTCCAACTCTGAATCTTCATCTTCATCAGAAGCTTCTTCAACTGCTTCGTCGTCGTCTTTTTCAGACTCTTCAACTTCTTCATCAGTTTCGTCAGTTGCTTCTTCGATGTCTTCGTCTTCTAGATCACTTTCTAGTAGACCTTCATAAATATCTCTTGATTTTTCCACTACGATTTCGTGGAATAGTTCTTCTGCTGCTTCACGCTCTTCATTGATTAGGAGCTCAAGCATCTTTTCAAATTTGCTACGATCAGTCATTGTGTTCTCCTTTTTTTAATTTACAAGGCTGTCAATAAGTATTTACAAATTATACAATAAACTACTAAGAAATAGGCTCAAAACGAGCCATTTTGAGTTTTTCATCCATTTTTTCATATGTAATATTAGAAAAATTAGGATATCTCAGTAAATCTTTAGGTGTAAAACGGTACTCATCTGTAATTATTCTATAATAATAAGTATTCGGATTATCCCTAATAATCAACTGTAATTGCCGTATCCAGTTGCCAAAATAAGTTGCTGGACTTTCTGCTGGTTTGTAGTTTTTTGTTCCACCGTATATATTATTGAGCTTATCGTCATTGCTTTCAAAATCAAAACCTGATATGAAAACTGTAGTTGCTTTATTATATGTAGCAAGCCAAAGTGCTGTTGGGCCGCTACTCCAACCTAAATGCTCTGGCATAAAGTTTACACCTTCAATATTTCTAAATCTGTTGTGTTCTCTAGTGTAAAATTTAGTAGAAAGATGAGCCTTATTGTCTATTATCTCTTGAACCATAGGTGGATCAACTGCTACTAGATAATCTACAGTTTCATCTCTATAAATGGCATTACAGCCATAAACAGTACCATACTGCTTGTATTGCTGTATATTAAAGTTTTTTCTTGATTTTCCGTTGCCAAGGACGAAGCAATGCATTACATACCTGGTTGAGCAGGTACACCATACATTTGTCTAATGAACTCAAGCTCTTCTTCTTTTTCTTGCTCATGCAAGTCGCTTGCAACTCTTAGTTGATTAAGTTGCTCAAGTGTTAGTCTTGTTTTGCGAGTGTCGCTAACTTTGACCACATCGGAATCCATGTCAGGATTGTAACGGCCATCCTGGCTCATTTCCAGTGTATCTTTATCAAAGTAAAAGAGTTCTCTTAGTATCATAAAACTATTTATCCTTATAGTCCGCCGCCGCCCGGTGCTCCGCCCGGTGCTGGTGCTGGTGCACCACCTGGCTCTGCTCCACCTGCTTCTGCTCCACCTTCAGGTGCTGCTGGTGCTTCTGGTGCTGCGGTTTCTAAACCGCCTATGTCTGAACTAATACCGCCCATGCTAATTCCTGCACTGCGTAGTTCTCCGCTTGCATCAGTTGGAAGTTTTAGATTTTCATCATTTTCTTCACGCCATAGTCTTTCGTTTTCTGCAATCTCTTCGTCACTTAGTCCTAAGAAACGTTGTAGTGCAAAACGTTGACTCATATAAGGAATCTGTTGTACTTGTGTAAATGTACCTATACGACTGTTGTCAAGTTCTGCTTGTCTGTAACTTGCAAAGTTTTTAGGTGGTTGGAATGATAGTTCAAAAACACTAGTGTCTACGTTTACACCTTTTTGTAGTATGTACAGTTTAAATTCTTGATCAAATCTATCTGTTACCAAACGCTGTAGGCGTTCACAATAGGCATTAAAACGTAGTTCTTGTATGTAAGCAGTACCAACACGACCGTCATTAAACTGACTTTGGCCGTCATCTGCTGCTGTTGGTAAGTAGCTGGAAGGTATACGGAGACCGCGTACTAGTTTGTTTGTGAAATATTTGAGGTCGTCAATTTCACCTAGGTTAGTACCGCCTGGCAGCGTTTCAACTTTTGATCCTCTACCTTCAGCTGTTTGTGGAAAGAAGTAGTCTTCGTTTATTGAAAGAGGATTGTATGCACTGTCAATTACATTCTGTCCACCACCAGTCTGTGAAGGTATCCTTCTCTGATGGATTTCATTCTTTACTCTTTCCACAAAACTCATTGCCAAGTGACTTGGCATGTTGCCAACGTCTACGTAGAACACACGTCTTTCAGGTGCTCTTTGTACACGATATATAATAATAGCATCTTCTAAAAGTTCTTTTTGTTTATAAACTTTGAAGATGCTTTCAAGTAGACTGTTTCCAAAAGGATAATTGTTGTCTAGTCCTTCACTCAAACTCAAATGTACAACGTGTTCTGCATCTACTGCAACTTCTTGTTGCGTAGTTTCAAAACGTGAGCTGCTAGTTGCACTGTTTGGTGGAGTGCCTACCATACCTCTTGCACCACCTTGGAAATAACCCTGATGACCTGAGCTGGTAACGCCACCTGGATCTGTATTCAATGTGGTTGCAACAAGATCTTGAAAATTAATGTTTAGGTCTTTGATTACATATTGCTCAGGCTTTTTGCCTTCGCTTTCATTAACAATAATTTTTGTAACTTTTGCAGGATCAACATAAAACCATTTTTTAGTTTCTGGATCTCTAATAAAAAACGCATCACCATATTTAAATGTGTTGCGTAGTATACGGAAAATGCGAGTGTCAAATTTTTGTAGTTTTGACCACTGTTGTAGATACTGTTTAAGTATTCTAACTTCAGAATTAGTTGCTTTTTCTTTAAATTCTAATTTAAAAGGTGTATTGTTAGTTGTATTTCTTTGTGTGCAGAACTCTGCAAGGATATCTAGAGCAGCATTAACTTCACTGTCGCTGTCCATAGTTTCGTATTGGCCATAACGTTCTACACGATTAGGTGAACCTGTGTAAACATCTGGCAAATAACTTGAATAATTAGTTCGTGCAGGACCAGGTCTACTAGCATTGCCATTGCCTAGTGGACTGTATGTTCCTTCACTATTTCCTGTAGGTACAGGTGTAAAATATTTTTTCCAGCTCATACTATTACTTATACTCTGTAGGTATTCCTTCCTGCTTTATTGACTGCACGAGTATTTTCTCTATATGCTTCAATTAATCTATCAAATTTTCTGTTTAATTCACCTGTAAATTGTTCCATTTGTGGACCAATCTGATTAGCCATGTTTTGCATCTGCGGAGCCATTTGATTGGCCATACTTTCCATTTGTGGACGCATTTGATTGGCCATAGCTTCCATTTGTGGACGCATTTGATTGGCCATAGCTTCCATTTGTGGACGCATTTTGTCAGCCATTTGTTTCATAGAAACTACTAAACTGTTAGCATTTGGTGTGATAAACTCAGGTCCTCTCTCACCAACCATATTTAACATGCCGCCCAATGCTGTACCACCTAAGAAGTTGCCTTGAGGGTTAGTATTATCTAATAATCCTTGTAGTACATTGTTTAATTCTGTAAACGCAGAGTGTAGTTCAGGAGGAATTCGATTAGTTTCAGCTTCTTGGGTTATTCCTGCTGCTGCACCTGCTGCTGCTGTTCCTTCCGGAGTTGCTGCTCCTAAAGTAGTTGGTTGATTTACACTGTTACCACCAGTAACTAATCCTGTGCCTACAGCATTTACGCCTGTTACACCTGCACTATTGATCCCGTCTAATGTAGTAGCAAATCCTCTTAGACCGCTATCTACTTCGTTTTTCAAAACATTTATCATGTTTTCTCTTAACGCACCCGAAACGTTAGTGATAGCATCTTGTGCTGATGCCATTGCTGCTGTTAATCCGTCAGTGCTTGGAGGAGGTGGGCCACCGCCGCCACCTAATGTTTCTTGTCCTGCTTCTATTCTACGGTTTAATTCTGCTAGTGCATCGTCAAAAGAAATGTCTGCTAATTCTTTACTTGGGTCAGCGTTTGCTAATTCTTGTCTAATAGCTATTAACCTATCATTAAAATTAGTAAAGTTTCCTAAGCTATCTTGCATGCCTCTAATATAGTCACTATCAGAACGTATTCTACCAATTCTTATTCTGTTTTCGTCGTTTTGAGCTCTAGTCATTGCAGCGATATATTCACGCTGTGCTTGTGCATAAGCTTCTGGATCTTGTGCTTGCATTGCAGCTCGCATGTTTTGTGCTGCTGCAATTACTTCTTGTCCGTAGAACGCTGCTGCCCCTGCACTTTCTCTTGTTACATTTCCTTGTACTAGAATGTCTTCAAGTAGTGTTGCAGCATTTTTATCCATTGCACCAATTTGGGTAATAGAATTACTAATTTGATCTGTTAACGCACCAGTTTCTGTTCTTAAAAATGCTTGAATTCTTCCTTCTCGACGTTTAGCATCCATTTCTTTTTGCAGTTCTTTTCTCTGCATGCCAGTTAACTGGCTTAATCTATCTAGCTCTAACGCATATTCTTGTGTTGCTTTATTTCTAGCAACATCGTTACCCATAGTTTGCAAGAACGATGTTCTATTAATAGCAGCGAAGCCCATAATAGTTTCATTTATTTCTTCGGTGCTGTAACCAATTCGTCTTAAACCTTGTGAAAAACCTCTTGTGTCGTTTCTAAAACTATTCGACATGTGGGCAAACATTCTAGTAGCGTCTGCACCTGTGCCACCCATAGCACCTAATATGTCTCGATTTTTTTCAACTAATTTAGCAAAATCACCAACCAACATGCCTGATCTTGCTGCAACCTGACCTACTTCAGTCAAACCTCCACTTAGAAGTATACCAGATCTAGTTAAACCTTGATATGATGCTGTACTTTCGTCTATATAACCGGCAATAGCCTTAGACATTCCTCCAAGTGCGTCACCGACTATTGGAATTCGCCTCATTAATGGAGTAAAGGCATCAACGTAAGCAGTTAATCTTGTTTCACCTGAAAGTGCAGCTAATCCAAATTTACCAATGCCACTAGTGGCATCACCAAGAGCTGCTGTCCACTGACTAGTACTGCCGGCCGCACCTCGAGTTGACGTACGGAGGCGTTCTATTTCTTCTTCTAATGCGGCAATGCGATCTGCGTCACTCATGTTTAACCTTTTGACAAAAATACCGATATAAATATCAGTTAGTATAGTTATTTACCTTAAAAGGAGAGACCATGGAAAACTTACTCACAAAGTATAAGCGTCAACCAAAGATTTTTGTTGATGCTCCATCTGAGTTTAGATACATTGATTCTAGTGTTGTTTCCGGTGAGTCTTTCAAAGATATCCCTGTTTACTCAATGACTGGTGCAGACGAGATAGCAATGAAAGCTCCGGAGGCATTACTCAATGGAGAAGCAGTTAAAAAATTAATAGAGTCGTGCATGCCAAGGATTAAAGATGCAGGAGAACTATCACAAATTGATATAGAATATTTTTTAATTGCAATAAGACAAGCTACTTTTGGTTCAACATATGATAAACTAACTGCATGCGGTCATTGTAAAGAAGAAAACAAACACGAAATTGATCTAAGTGAACACTTAGATAATTATCATAAAAAAGTTTATAAAGATACATGTACTATTGAAGATCTTAAATTTTTTCTAAAACCTCTTACTTATAATCAATGGAATGAAGTACAGTTAGAATTGTTCAAAGCAAATAGAACAATGATGCAGGCAGTATCAGCAGATAAATTGTCTGAAGAAGAAAAAAATGAATATGCAAAAAACATTTACAATATTATTCAAACAATAAATCAAAAAACAATACTATACCAAGTGTATAAAATAAAAGATGGTGAAGTAGAAATTACAGATCACAATGTAATTACTAAATTTATTCTTGAAAATGACAGAAAATTTTTTAATGGTATACAAACTGTTATTAAAGAAAACACACAAGAATGGGACTTGCCTAGATTAAATCTAACATGTGCTGCGTGTAACGAATCGTATGTTAGTGCTCTTACAATGGACGACTCGTCTTTTTTCGCCGACTGATAGTTCAGGCCTCAGATTCTGAAATTAAAAAGCATATCGAAACATATGAAACTTCTCAGAAACAATTAAAAGACGATTTGTACAGAATATTGTGGAATATGAGAGGTGGCGTCGGGTGGGACGATCTAATGTTTAATATTGATACCGGTGACAGAGAAATCTTTATTAAAATAATTAAAAATAACTGGGAAACAACTCAAAAGTCCGGAATGCCGTTGGTTTAATTTACCATTCTAAAGAATTTAAATTTTGCTGTACATTGCCAGGAACTACAGGTGCTACAGTTCTGCCAGGAGTTACTCTATCAGCAGGAGTTGTTGAAGGATTAGATCTATCAGTGTCTGCTGGATCGCCTTGTTGAGCTGCCCAAGATTCAACATCATCTTTCATATCTTGCAACTCTGATTGGTCTATATTGCCAAATCCTTCAATTACATCACCAACAGTTTTTTCAGTATCTGTTCTCAGCCTGTCTGCCATAGTTGGCTCAGCTTCTTGATCATTTGCTGCTTCTTCAACAAAAAGGCCAGCTGCTGAAGGCCATACATTTTCCATTATCCATAAAAATGCAGTTCTTATTTTTTCTTGGCCCCATTGTGTGCTTAACATAGCCCACATGCCGCCTTCAATAATAAAAGTTAGTGTCCAGGCAACTATTGCACCAGGACCAGTTGCAAGACTGCCTATACGCATTGCCCACATTAGTTTGCTTACAATAGCTCTTGCTGTTCTTGCTACAAGTAATGCTCCAACAAACAATACCATAACTCTAAAAAACACTCTTCCAGTTTCATGTTCTAAATAATTTGCAAGAACTGTTTGTTTACTCTGTGCTTCTTGAAGATCGCCTGATGATGTAGCTTCTATTATTTCACCAACTAGTAGGTATATGTCTTCAAAATACTCGCCTACTATATTCCAAGCACCTAATACAACAAGTATTGGTCTTAGTATTCTTAATGCTCTACTAGCTTTAGGACCTTCTAAAAATTGTTTAACTCTAGCTGCCCTTTGAGCTTTTATTCCTGCTAGTCTAATCTTTTGTTGTTGTGTAGTAACCCAAGTCTTAACATTATCAGGTGCAGAACTAGGATTTCCTCTAAACATCCTGCCACTAGATTCAAATTCTCTTCTTGCACGATTAGCTGCTTCTCTGCTAGGAAACGCACCGACAGTCTTTTGGCCATTTGCTTCTGTATAAATTACTCCAAACCAATCACCACGAAACCCAATTCGTTGGATTGCAGCACTAGCTTCACCAGCTTCAGACAAAAAACGTTTTGTTGTTGATTCATCCCACTCGATTATTCCCTTGTTAATTCTAACAGGTTTAGTAGTACGTGCTTCTTTAAACACTTCATTCCAGAATTGTTTGTCAGCAAATTGTCTCTTAGCAGAAGATGAAACTATTTCATGAATATTCATTACTTACGATCCTAACTTATTATGCATGTATTTATATTAGAAATGAGCTAAAGCTCATTTTAGTTTTCGCTTACGCTCAAACTATGCACTTCGTTTATAGATTATGTGTGATAGAAGTAGTAGATATGAATTAAAGCAATGTTACGAAGTAACATTGTAATTGCTTCATGTAGATTGTTTCAGTCAGACGGAACCTGCTACGGTTCCATCTAATCTCAAACTTCATGTGAGTTCGTCACAGCCGAGACTTGGAAGTAGGTGTTTTGCTGCTACACAATGGGCTCTGACCTTTCCCAACCTACGTCGACATCTAATGTGCATTAATTGTAACATTAAGGTAGCATTATACGCTTTAATGTGCAATTTATGTAACATTATACCCGTTGCTTCGTTCCTAGTGCATACGGTTTTTATGTGTAATGTGCAGTTTTTCGACAGCCAACAATCTATCTATATCAATCAAACGCTCTACTACCGAACGCCGCTCAATATGTTACGTGTGCTCCGATCAAGGATGCTTTTTCCACAGCGGTATTTTCAAACTGGCCCGCCAACCTTAGGTGTTGGATTGTTTTGCCTTGATAGTGTGTTCTAGTAATGCCTTACGCAATTTATCGGAACCGCCAACTCTACAATTAATAATCCCGTTATAATATTCATCCGTCTCTAATACACGGCGGTCAAATTGCTCTCGTGCCTCTATGTAACTCATTTCTGCTCTGCTTTTACACAGATAAAGTATTTCTCTTGTGAAATTTTTTGGGCCTAACTTGTCTACGTCTGCCTGTAGTCTATCTGAGCTGCCCCAGTAGTCTTTCCAATCGCTTTCTTTGTAGCCTCGTCTTTTGTTTTTTCTGCCTTTGAGTGGTGGCTTTGTGGTCTTAAACTTTGCTAGTTTTTTGCCTATGTATTTTTGCCCTGTGGTTTTATTAGTGATAAGGTAAACAAATCCTTCATATTCATCAGGAATTTCGTTAATATGTTTTCCTCTGTAAGTCCACTGCATGAACTTACTTACCGTTGCCTATTGTTGTGCCTAGTCGTTTTTGGTTTTACGTGTTGTATTGTGCTTTTCGTGTATTTCATCCATACGTTGCTTTGCAAGATCCCTCATAATTCTAAGCCATTTACGTGCTTCTCTATGAGTGCGTACAGAATTTCGTGCCTCAAACTTTTCGTTAGCCTTAAAGTATTCTAGGTATGCCTGTGTTAGCCTGTCATGAATATCGTCGTCTATCATTCCACTATGTCAATGTCATTCTCGTAGTTTGTAAATCCGTTTTCTTTTACAACTTTCATTACATGTGTCACACGTCCAACTAATTCGTCTTTGTGTGAAATTAAGAATACATTTTTCTCCTGTTCACGGCCCATCTTCTTAAGAACTGCAAGGCTATTTTCAACACCTGCTGTGTCCATTCCACTGTCAATGAGCTCATCAATAAACAATAGATTAATTTTTTGATACAGGCTTTCCCAAACATCGCGGAAAGCAAAACTCATACCAAGTATTAATCTGTTGCGTTCTCCTCTACTTAGATTATCAAAGTCTAGGTCTTGTCCTAGTTGAGTAATTTCAACGTTCAAATCATTTTGGAATACAACTTGATGGGGCAGTCCTAGTTTGTCTAAGTAGTAGGTTAATCTGTTGTTCAAATATGCAAGATTCTGATCAATAATTTTCTTACGAATAAACGAGTCTTTGTTTGTTAATAGTTTTAACAAGAACTCTTGATGATCTTTAAAGTTTGTAAGATCATTTACCGCTGACCAATCTAGTTCTTGTATAGCAGTATGTTTTAGATCGTCAATTTGTGATTGATAAGGATCTTCCTCGCTTGTTTTTCCTTCAAGCGAATGTTTTAGTGCATCAACGTTCTTTCTATGTTCGTATGCTTCTTTAGCAGTTTCATAAAATGTGTTAGGACGACCGTTGATATCACCAATTTGTTTAAGTTCTAACAACACACTGTCTAGTTTACCAGCAACTTCTGTTTGATATGCTAGTGCATCGTGTAATTCTTTAGACTTTCTTGACAAAATTTCATCTTTTTTGTCTGCGTGAAGCGGTTGATTACAAGTGTAACACACCGCATCTTCAAGATTTGCGATGTCTTTTTCAGCTTTTTCAACAGAACCATTGGCACGTAGTAGTGCAGAGTCTAGTGTGCTTTTTTCTTTATTAAGAGCCGTAATTGCTGTGTTTAATTCAGTCCAATTTTGCAATTTTTCATGTGCTTCTAGTTCTGCTTCAATGTCTAAATGTTCTAGTTCGTCTATGCCTTGTTGCAGTTTAGCAACATCTTGTTGCTTTTTAGCATTCCATGCACGTTGTTTGCTTTCTAAGTTTGAAATAGTTTCTTCAATCTTTTTATTTGCACTAGTGATAGCATCAATCTTTAGTGTTTCTTCTGTAATTGCATCTCTAGTATTGCGAATTTGTTCTTTTAGTGTTTCTGCTTTTTCAGACAGAATAGTAATACCTAGCAACTGTTCAATAATAGCACGTTGATCATTTTGCTTCATGCTTAGGAACGGTTCTGTGTAGGTATTAAGTGCAACAATATGTTTGAACATATCGTGACTCATGTCTAGCAGTTCATTAATGTCTTCTTGTGTTTTGCGACTGTCGCCTTGCGACTCGTCAAGCATTTCCTGCTCTTGATTGTTTATATAAAACTTAAGAACGTTAGGACTACGACCACGTTCAATACGATAGTCTGTACCATTCTTTTCAAAATGAAGTGTAACCAACATGCCTTTGCTGTTAGTTTTGTTAATCAAATTATTGCGTTTAATATTTGTAAGTGCTTGTCCATACAGTGCATAGCTCAACGCATTGATTATTGTAGTTTTACCTGTACCATTACGTGATCCAGTATCGTCTCCGCCTTGATCTAAATTCTCACCAAGTACAAGTGTTAGTTGTTCTTTGTTAAAGTCTACAGCCTGGGTTTGATTCCCCACACTCATAAAGTTTTTTACTGTTAGGTCTTTAATTCTAATCATTTATAGCTCGTTATAGATGTCTAGCAGCATTTTTTTGTCAAAGTTGTCTGTGTCTAATGCTGTAATTTCGCCTGCAACAATTTGATCAACACTTTCAAACTGTGCAATGTCAAGTTCTGTTGTAATTTCTTCTACCTGCTTCTGAGGAATAAGAGTAATTTCTCTACAACCGTACTCGTTAATAAATGTTTCTTTGATAAAACTTGCTTCCTCATATGATAGCGGAAGATCAATAGTTACACGAAGATACATTTTACTTTTAAGAATCTTTTGATTTGGGTCTAGTAGTTCGCTTAGTTTAACTGTGCGATACTTAGGACACTCTGACCAGTTGATGTACTCTGGCTCTGCATTGTTTTCTTTGTCAAGAATCATCATGCCACGGTCATCATCCCATGCATCTGCATAGTTGTGTGGAAACGCATTACCAATGTAATGCACTTTGCCTTGCTTTTGACGTTTGTGGAAGTGTCCGCTAAACACATATTCTTGATTTTTAAAATGCTCAGCACGTAAGTCACCGTGATCCGGCATCTGTACCATAGCATTCATGTAGAAACTTGGAAGTTCAAAATGTCCAAACATATATTTGGTTTTTATATCACTTATCTTCTTCCATTCATCACCAACAAGCCACGGAACAAGTGCAACGTCATCTTCTATCGTAACTTTATCTACAAATGTAATACCTGGGATATACTTTGCAAATGCAGTACTGTTAACATCACGCTTGTCTTTGTAGTACAAGTCGTGGTTACCGTCAAAGAAGTAAAACTTCTCAAATGCTGCACCTAGTTTTTCCATTGAACGTATGGTTGCATCCATAGTTGTAAGGTTAAGACTGTTACGATTGTGATGCCAATCGCCACAGAAAATACCTGTTTCGCAACCATTTGCTTTTGCTTGTTCAATAAACCAATCTACAAATGCTTCGCAGTCGTCATTGTGTGTCTTGCTATTGCCTTTTAGTCCAAAATGGATGTCCGTAAACACCGCTGCTTTCTTAAACAAGTCGTACTTCTCCTGTAGTTTTTTAATACTATACTATAGCATGCATCAAAAGTCAACCATTAATCGGATGAATTTTCGTTCAATCTTGCCATTTGTGATTCCCATTCTGCATTACCTGTTCGTGTAAACGATGGATTCATTCCGTTTTGTTCAAGTATATCATCTCTGATGTTTTGATTGCGTTTCTCAATATTGATAACACGTACAAATGAGTTAGTGACAGCCGCTGTGTAGTATGCAAACGGGTTATTAGATTTGCTCTCATCAAATTGCAAACCAATCTGTGCCAATTGGAGGATTGCTTGTCCACGCATTTCGTCATTATAAGTATATCCTCTTACATTACCACGGGTAGCATAACGATCACACAGTTTCATCCACATAAGGGCTAGTTTATTTGTTGCTTTACCGTGTTTATGGTCAAAGTTTCCGTTTTCCATACCACCTTGCCAATGGCTTTTCCCTACACAAACAAGCTCATCGGTGTCGTTGAACTTGTAATGTTGGAACGGTGGAAAGTTTAATTTAACTTTTCGATCTGCATCGTTCTTTGGGTTCTTTTTGCGTCCGGGTTCGTCTGGTATATGATCAAAGGTCATAATACGGAAAATTAGTTCTTCTTTGGTTATTTTTCTATAATCTATCTCGCAGTCTGCTTGTTTTACACGTTCTCCGGCTGCTTTACGTGCTTCATAGTCTGCTTGTGATAATCTTTTAGCCTTGTTTCTTTTGGCCTCTGCAATAGTTCTAATGTTAATTTTGTCTAAACTTGGTAAAATGATGTCATATTGATGATATTCTGGATCAACATACGAACAAAATGTATTTTTTGATCTATGTATCTCTGCTAGAATGTCTTTGTTGTTAAGGTAGTTTACTCTTTTCATACCGGCTCCTGTTATTTGTTACTATTATAATATACTCTGTTAATAAAGTCAACTAAATAATGTATAGGAGACAAGAAAAATGTCATTTAGAAAAGTACTCAATACAGTTCAGCAAACAGCAGCTACCGTTAGCACCGGCTTAAGAACTACTCAACAGTTGGCATCAGACATACAGTCTGGCAACGTTGGAAGGATCTTAAGAACAAGCAGATCATTAGTAAATCTTCTTAACGGTGGCACAAGCGGCAGTGTAACAGAAGCTAATTTTCCAAGCAGTGGCGATTGGCGTGTTAGACTTTCTATGCCTGGACACTCAACGTTTACAAGCAGTCCTTTACTTGCACCGTTAAGAAAAACAGGCGGACTTGTTTTCCCTTATACTCCTACAGTTAACATTGTACATTCAGCAAATTATAATGCAATAGCACCTACACATACTAATTATCCAACACAAGCATACAGAAATAGTAGCGTAGATCAAATCACAGTATCTGCTCAGTTCTTCAATGAAACAGAAGAAGAAGGCAAATATTGGCTGGGTGTACTACATTATTTAAGAAGTGTAACAAAAATGGCTTACGGGTCTGGCAACGGAGACATACAAGGTTCTCCACCACCTGTACTACGCTTTAGCGGTTATGGCGACTATGTTTTTAACGGCGTTCCGGTAGTTGTACAAAACTTTACAATTGACCTATCTCCTGACACAGACTACATAGCAGTCAATCCGGGTGGTGCATCGTCAGCCCTTAGTGCTGCTCTTAGTACAATTGAATCTGTTGCAGGAGGTAGTGTTCCCACATCAAGCAACGGATCAGTACATGTTCCAGTGCAAAGTTTGGTTAGTATTACATTATTACCTACTTATAGTAGACGTGAACAAGAAAAATTTAGTCTACGTCAATTTGTTAATGGCGATTTAGTAAGCGGCAAAGGATACATCTAATGGCAGAATATCAAAAATCAAGTCCTTGGGCAAAAACAAACTATAGTTTAAATGGAGCACTAAGTCATTTTCAAATAAGAACAATCCCTGCAGAAGCTGATGATGTTTTGTATGAGCTAGAACCTCAGTACATCTACAGACCAGATTTGCTTTCTTATGATATTTACGGTACTCCAAAATTGTGGTGGGTATTTGCACAAAGAAACATGGATGTTATACAAGATCCTATATATGACTTCATACCAGGAACACAAATATATCTTCCTAAAAAGGATAATTTACTAAGAGTACTGGGAGTTTAACATATGGCAAGACCTACAGGTGATAGGCTGCTTGAAGGCATCAACAGAGTAGACAATGCCCTTCAACGAGTAGAACAAGTTGAAAGAACATGGAACGAAGCAGTTAATGCTGTAAACGAAGTTCGTGCCTTAGGACAAGACATTGCAAATACAACTAAAGCTCTAGTAACTGATGCTAAAGCCCTTCTTAGCGGTGATATGTTTAAAGGAAGCAGTTTATCAGCTGCACTAAATTCTTTAAATATTTTTCCATCTGCAAAACCAAATATACTAGAACAATTTAGAACACACAACTATATTTTTGAATTAAGTTGTCTTAGCCAATCTGATTTTAATGACCCAGGCGGCGGCTATAGAAATAGAGCACCTAGTCAAGTTATACTAAGAAGCGGTGGTGGTGCAAACCCTAAAGTAACAACTCCGTTTGAAAGAGGCGGCAAAGTTGAATATTTTATTGACAATGTAGAAATACAAACAGTAATGGCTAACGCTGATATAACAGGAACAAGTAATGCTACTAGTATTTTGTTTGATGTTACAGAACCGTTGTCAATGGGACTATTTTTACAAAGTTTACAAAATGCTGCTTTAACATTGGGATATGCAAACTATCTCGAAGCTCCGTTTATGTTAACAATAGAATTTGTTGGTCATACAGATGACGATCAAACAATTAACATACCAATTGCTAAACGATATATTCCTATACAGCTATACGAAGCAAAAATGCGTGTTAGTGAAGCTGGCACTGTATACAGTGTTCGAGGTATTCCTTATAACCATGCTACTCTTGCAGATAGTGTTAACAAAGTAAATGTTAGTACAACAATTACTATACCTGAAGACGGCGAAGGTACTGTACAAGAAATGTTACAAAAAGGTGATACTAGTTTGTCTGGCGTAGTAAACAAGTACTATGCAGACCGTGTTGCAAGTCAACCCAATGCCTCTGTGCAAGAAATTTTTATAGTATTTCCAAAAGAATCTGGAGGCGGTGGCGGCGGTCTTGGTTCTATTACTGGAGCAGTAAGTTCAACGTTAGGTGCAACAGCAAGTCCTACAGAACTTTTAGGAACTATCGGAACAGCAGCAGGAACAGTAAACAATGCAGTAGGACAAATTCGAGGAGGACTGTCAGCATTTAATGTTGATACTTCAAAACTTGATAAAGTACAAAGCGATTTACAGAATGCAACAGAAATCGCAAATGCAGCTATTCAAGTAGTTAATACTATTAGTTCTTTAGGATCACAAGCAAGCTCTGTTTTATCTAGTGCAATAGGAAGAATAGGAGGAGCATTTGCTCCTAAATCGGCTGGAGAATCTCAACAAAGAAGATCAGAAGGTGAAGCAAGAATTTCTCAAGCTCAATCAGCAGCTGATGCATTTCGTATTGGCGGAGTCCAAGCATCAAGAACAGGAAACACAAATACTTTATATCAAGACGCCGGAAGTTTAAACACTATTGGTAGTTCAAAAATGGGATTTGAACAAATAAGTCCAGGAAACTCTCCGCAACCATTAGCAGCTGAAACTACAAACGATGATGGCACATTTAAAAGAGGAAATGTTACAATTTCTGCAAATAGAAGAGAATATACATTTCCAGCAGGAACTAAAATTACAAAAATAATTGAAGAAGTAATTATATCTTCAGAATGGGGTCAAAAATTTGCTGAACGTAGAGATAGCCAAGGATTTGTTGAATGGTTTACTATAGATCCACAAGTTTATCTAATTGGAAATTCAGCAACTGATGCTGCTAAAGGCGGCATGAGCAAAGTTTATGTTTATAGAGTAGTACCTATGAAGGTTCATTCTAGTAAATTTTCTCCGCCGACAGCACAAGGCCAAGGATATGGACAAATAGCACCAAATGTAACAAAGGTCTATGATTACATTTATACAGGAAAGAACAAAAGTATATTAGATTTTAATATTGAATTTAATTTAGCATTTGTTACAGCAGTACAAGCAGACTTGGGTAATAATACAAACACTCAAGGTACTCAAACTACAGAGACTGACATTCCTACTAACTCTCAAACGGCTGAAGGTTCTGCAACAGCTTCACAAGGCGGAAACGCCGGAGTTGTTACGGCGGTGCAATACAATAATGCTCCGGTTGGTGGTGCAGCAGTTGAAACTCCGCAAATTAGAAGTGCAAGAATGTTTCATGATGTTATATTAAACAACCAAGCAGATATGGTTGAATTAGATATGACAATAATAGGAGATCCTTATTTTTTAGCAGATAGTGGAATGGGAAATTATACAGCTGACCTTGGACCAACAACTACAATAACATCAGACGGAACAATGGATTATCAAAGAACTGAAATTGATGTTGTTGTTAATTTTAGAACTCCGTTAGATTACGGCGGTCCAGGAGGCTACATGGAAATGTTAAGTGATACTGTTCCTGTTGGTCCTTTTAGCGGACTGTATATGGTTACTGACGTAAGGAATTCATTTAATCAAGGTGAATTTCAACAAGAATTACATTTAGTTAGAAGAAGAAATCAAGAAGCTGACTTAACAGCCTCTGGCGGTAGCGGAACAATGTTAGCGTCAACTGATCGTGCAGATCCAAATAGATCTTTAGATCCTACAATGGATGGACAACAACCTCAGGAGTAAGAATGCCCAATCAAACAAGAACAGCCAATAATGTACCTCAAGAGTTAAGTGCTGGCCCATTTAAAGCCAAAGTAATGAAACATCTTGATGGCGGCCGTATGGGCACACTTATGGTTAGTTTAATGAAAGAAACAGAATCAGGAGATGTCCAAGGTGAAGACAGTCAACTGATAACAGCAAGATATTTAAGTCCGTTTTATGGAACAACCGGTAAACAGGTTTTAAAAAACAACAAAGACTTTAATAGCACACAACAAGCATATGGCTTTTGGATGGTTCCTCCCGATGTTGGAACTATTGTTCTTATAATTTTTGTTGAAGGAACAACTAAAGAATGTTTTTGGATAGGCTGTGTACAAGATGAATTTATTAATATGCAAGTTCCAGGTGTTGCTCCTGCTACAGATGTTCGTTGGAAAGATGATGAACCAGGAGACATTACAGGCAAAAGATTACCAACAGGTGAAATAAACACTGCACTAGAAGAAAACAAAGCTAACAGTAATCCTACATCAATTAAACGTCCATATCATCCACATCAAGCAGCATTTTTGCAAGAGCAAGGATTGCTAGATGATTGGGTAAGAGGAACAACAAGTTCCAGTGCAAGACGTGATATACCTAGTATGGTATTCGGAATAAGTTCACCTGGTCCTCTTGATTTTAAAGGTCCTAAAGCAAAATACGGCACACGAAATGACAATGTAATGCGTCCACATGTTAGGATGGGCGGCACTAGTATTGTAATGGATGACGGTGACGAAACACTACACAGGAAAAAGCCCGCCAGTGAAGGACCTATAGAATATTCTAAAGATGAAAAAACCAATATTCCGTACAATGAATTGTTTAGGATTCGTACTAGAACAGGCCATCAAATACTTCTACACAACTCAGAAGATTTAATTTATATTGGCAATGCTAGAGGAACTAGTTGGATTGAAATGACTAGTAACGGTAAGATTGATATCTATGCCCAAGACAGTGTAAGTATTCATACTGAAAATGATTTTAACTTTAAAGCAGGTAGAGATATTAACCTAGAAGCAGGTAATGATATTAACCTTGTAGCAGCAAATAACATACAAGGCCAAGCAAGTGCTAATGTTAGTCTTAAAGCAGAAGCAGACGGCTTAATTACTGTACAAGGAACACTTAACACTTATAGTTACGGCGACACAATGCTAACAACCGGTGCAAATATGAACCTGCACAGCGATGCTGATTCTATGTTTACTGCAACTGGCAAGACAAATATCAACAGTGCAGGCCACTACGAAACGGCTGGCGAAATACACATGAACGGTCCTACAGCAGCATCCGCAGCAACAGCAGCACAAGCAAGTTCTGCAAACAAACCTGTGCGTGTTCCGTTACATGAACCTTGGTTTGGTCATGAACATTTAGACCCAGAAGCAGTAAAACCTGATGCTACAGTAGCAATACCAGGTGATGGTGAACCAAATGAAAACATTGAAGGTAACACTAGAGCAAGTGAAATTGAGAATCTAGATGAAACACGATTCCCAGAAGAACCACCAGAGTTTCCAACAATTGATGATCCATTTAAGGCTAGTTAATAGGAAATAAATACGTTATGGCAGATCAAAAACTATATAAAGACGTTGTAGTTACAACTCCAAAAAGGGCTAATGCTCCTGTTAAAAGCAGAGCTTATCGTGGTCTATCCACAGTAGCAAGAACTGCTGGCAATTCTTCGGTTTACGATCTTGAACTTATTAAACAAGATCTTATAAACCATATGCACATTAGACAAGGAGAAAAATTAGAAAATCCGGAGTTTGGCTGCATTATATGGGATTTATTGTTTGAACCACTTACCGATAATCTAAAACAAGCTATTGCTGACAACATAACAGAAATTGTTAACTACGATCCTAGGATTCAAGTTGATAGAATCATAGTAGACGAGTATGAATCAGGTATAATCATCGAATGCGAACTGTCATACTTACCTTACAACATATCAGAACAGTTGGTGTTTAAGTTTGATGAAGCAAACGGCTTACTAGATTAAGTGCGTAGATAATCCAAACAAATAAATACATTATAACTAAGTTAAGGTAAGAAAGCACATGTCCACAACCAACAGACAAAACAGATTACTGGTAGCAGAGGATTGGAAAAGAATCTATCAAAGCTACCAAAATGCAGACTTTAAGTCCTATGATTTTGACAATCTACGTAGGGCTATGATTACATATTTGCGTAACAACTACGCAGAAGATTTTAACGATTATATTGAGAGTTCAGAGTACCTTGCACTTATTGACCTTATTGCTTTCTTAGGTCAAAACCTTTCTTACCGCATTGACCTTAACGCAAGAGAAAACTTTTTAGAACTAGCAGAACGCCGCGAAAGTGTATTGCGTATTGCTAGAATGCTTTCTTATAATCCAAAACGCAATAAACCTGCTAACGGTTTATTACGTATTTCTACAATTACAACAACAGAAGCAGTTTTTGACAATAACGGTACTAATCTAAGTAATGTTACAGTTGAATGGAATGACAGTTCAAACCCAGACTGGTTTGAACAAATGACAAAAATACTCAATGCTGCTCTTACAAAACGTAATCCTATTGGAACACCTATCCAAAGCGAAAAAGTTGGTACTGTTGACACAAGCACTTATAAAATTAACTCTAGTAAACGTTCTGTTCCTGTATATCAATTTACAAAAACTGTTGATGGCAGAAGCCTTAACTTTGAAGTAACAAGTGCAACTATTGAAGATAATGCCATTGTTGAAGAAACACCTCTACCAGGCAACAGTTTAAGTTTACTCTATAGAGACGATGGTGCAGGACCAGGCAGTGTAAACACTGGATTCTTTTGCCACTTCCGTCAAGGAACACTGCAAAACGCAGATTTTAGTATTGAAAATCCTAGTAATAATCAAATAGTTTCTTTAGATGTTGAAAATATCAACAATGAAGATTTATGGTTGTATCAATTAGATTCAAACGGAAGCGAACAAAACTTATGGACAAAAGTTGACAGCATTGAAGGTAACAATGTAGTTTACAATTCAGTTAATAAAAATATTAGAAACATTTATTTCCCACAAACACGTCTTGGAGATAAAGTTAATTTAATTTTTAGTGACGGTACTTTTGGATCATTACCAAAAGGAATTTTCCGTGCATACTACCGCACATCAGTAAATGCAGCATTTACAATTTCTCCAAGAAATATTAGAAACGTTACTGTAAATATACCTTATATTAGTGAAAAAGGTAAAACCGAAACACTTAACTTAAACTTAGAATTAACAACAACTGTTAATAACTCAACAGAAACAGAATCAAACGAAGAAATTAAAATAAATGCACCTGCTCTGTATTATACACAGAACAGAATGATAACAGCAGAAGATTATAGTGTTGCTCCTCTAGCAGTAAGCCAAGACATTGTTAAAGTAAAAGCAGTTAACCGTGTTGCTAGTGGTTATAGTAGATATTTTGATCTTGTAGATTCAACAGGAAAATACTCTAACACTAATATATTTTCAAACGACGGCATTGTTTATAGAGAAGAATATTTTGAAAAAGCAGAATTTAGTTTTACTAATAAAACACAAGTAGAAGATATAATTTATAATACTGTAACTCCTATTATTAGAAGTCCAGAGCTAAGAAACTATTACTATAAAAACTTTGCACAAGTTGATATGACATCATATAATTCAACTTATACTCAAGTTACTTCGGAAACAAATTTATCAACAGGCTTTTTCCTAAACACAAATGACAACAGCATTTATAAAGTAGGTTCAGCATATACTGGCGGTAACTTTAAATATATCCAAGCAGGTTCTTTGTGTAAGTTTATAGCACCAACAGGATATAAATTTGATCTAAACAACAACAATGCACTAGTTAGTGACACTAATGAAAATGAAGGACTTTCTTCATACAAGTGGGTTAAAATTGTTAATGTATTAGGTGACGGAACAGCAAACGGCACAGGCATTGCAAATAACGTAGGTACTATTACTTTAAATGATTCTATTCCTACAGGATCAGTGTTGCAAAAAATTGTACCAAAATTAGCTCAAGGATTGATTACAGACATTGCTAACAAAACAATTGATCTAATTTTTGCATATAAGAATTTTGGTCTAAGATATGATATTGTAAGTGCTTCTTGGAAAATTATTTTAAATGACAACCTAGATACTGTTTCGCCTTTTGGTTTAGGTAAAGCAGGTGACACATCGGCACAAAATCTTGACTCAAGTTGGCTCATACTATTTGAAACAACTGGACAAAAGTATACAATTACATATAGAAATCTAAGATACGTATTTGAAAGCGAAAAAGAAACTCGCTTCTACTACGACAGTTCAGATAAAGTATATGACAACAGAACTAACAGAATAGTAAAAGACAAGATCAGTGTGTTAGGAATAAACACACAGCCACAGTCAACACAACCGTTTACTAGAAACTATGATTGGGAAATTGTCAAAGCATACAAAGAAGAAAATGGTTACTTAGACACTAAAAAGATTCAAGTAACATTTTTTGATTCAGATGATGACGGTGTTGTAGACGATCCAGATCTATTTGTAGAAATTGTTGCACCAACAGTAAATTTAGCAGAAAAGTTTGTAATACAAAAACGTTCAACTAATATTGACAATGTTGAAGAATGGAGTTTTATTGATATTGCTGCTGAAGGAATTATTATACTTGAAAACGAAGCAGCATTGCAAACCGTAACAAGTTATACAAACAATCAGCTGTTCTATTTTATACAAACAAACGTATTTAAAAACTTAAACACATTAAATGCAAGACTTTCTATTAATAACAATTACAGAGCATATGTAGGCCGTAAAGGTCTTAAATTCCATTATGTACATGCAGCAGACTACAACCAAAGAATAGATCCTAGTGCAAGTAACATTGTTGATGTGTACATGTTAACTAGAAACTATGATGTAGAGTTTGGTCGTTGGTTAAAAGGTTTGAGCGAATCAAAACCTTTACCGCCCAGCACAAATCAAATGTATTATGATTATGGAAAACAACTTAACAATATAAAATCAATTAGTGATGAAATTGTATATCATCCTGTAAATTATAAAGTGTTGTTTGGATCAAAAGCTGAATCTAAACTACAAGCAAGTATTAAAGTAGTGAAAAACGAAGAAGTTGTTGTCAGTGATAATGATATCAAAACTCGTGTAGTATCTGCTATAGACGAATTCTTTGACCCAGAAAACTGGGACTTTGGAGACACTTTTTATTGGAGCGAACTAAGTGCATACATAACATATAATCTAGCACCAGATATTGTTAGCGTTGTTATTGTACCTAGTGATGCATCGTTAACTTTTGGTTCTTTGTATCAAGTTAACAGTGAAAACAATGAGATATTTAAAAGCGGTGCAACAGTTAGTGATATAGAAATCATTGACGAAATCACAGCAGACAAGATTAAAGCCAGCGGATCAATAGCATACGTTTCTAGCGATACAACGTCGATCCAATCAGCAGCATTTAACGGAGATAGTTAATAATGGCAAATGAGCAACAGGAAACCAATCTTCCAGGAGAAACTAGAGATGAAAGAAAAACATCTTTAGACCTGTTACCTAAGTATTTTAGATCTAATACTAATAAAAAGTTTTTAGCTGCAACATTAGATCCGTTAATACAAGATGGCCAGATTGAAAAACTCAATGGATATCTTGGTCGTAAAACAGCAAAGTCTTTTAAAACAACTGATAACTATCTTCAAGATGTTACAGATGACAGACAAAATTATCAGTTAGAACCGGCACTAGTAGTTAAAGATAATAACGAAAACATAACCTATTACAAAGACTACAACGATTATATTAACCAAATACGTGCATACGGTGGAAACACCGTCAACCATTCACGACTAAACACTCAAGAATATTATTCTTGGGATCCTCGTGTTGATTGGGATAAGCTAACAAATTATAGAGAATATTATTGGATAAGTCAAGGCCCGGTTGCTATTAGCATTGCAGGTCAAGAAAAAGGTATTACTAGTACCTATACTGTAAAATTACAAAACAACGGTGATAACAAAAGTTATATATTAAGTCCTGATGGATTAACAAACAATCCAACTATTAAACTATTTAGAGGACAAACATATAACTTTGAAGTTGATCAAAAAAATAATCCTTTCTTTATTAAAACTAAAAAGACCAAAGACGGATTTGAATACAATGAAGATGTAGTAAACAATGGTATTGAAAAAGGCATTGTTACAATTACCATTGATCAAAACACTCCGGATATTTTATATTATGTTAACACCGCAGATCTAAATGCATCTGGACTTATACAAGTTTTAGAAATTGAAGAAAATACCGAAATTGATGTTGACAATGAAATTGTAGGTAAAAAAACATATCAATTAAAAAGTGGACACTATCTATCAAATGGTATGAAGGTTAACTTTTTAGGTGATGTTACTCCTGCAAAATATGCTGAAGGTAACTGGTACGTAGAAGGTGTTGGCAAAGAAATTGTTCTTGTTAGCGAACAAGAATTAGAAACAACATATCCGGGACAGGTACTAGAAGAACTACAGTTTGACGATGTAGCATTTGATATTGTACCTTTTGACCAAAACTCAGAAAAAGACAAAGATTACATTACAATTAACCGTGCAGCATATGACGGTAATCACTGGAGCCGTGCTAACCGTTGGTTCCATAAAGATGTAATCGAAAAAAGTTTTGAAATTGTTGGTCTAACACCAGTTATTGATCAAACTGCAAGAGCAAACAGACCTATTCTTGAATTTATTCCTGGCATACAATTATACAACAATGGCTGGAATAGAATAGGCGATGTTGATCTAGTTGATACAACTACAACAAATATAATGAGCGAAATTGAAGGCTCTATTGGTTATTATGTTGATAACATAAATCTTGTTGAAGGCATGAGAGTTATCTTTACAGCAGACACTGATCTTTTAATTCGCGATAAGATTTTTACTGTTAAATTTATACGATTTGAAAATGAAAGATTGATCACTCTTATTCCTGACAACGACATAGAAATTGCAACTGGCGACACTGTTATAGTAAAATCAGGTAAAGTAAATCAAGGTAAACAATTCTGGTTCAATGGAACACAATGGACTGAAGCACAACAAAAAACAGCTTCTAACCAGCCACCATTGTTTGACCTTTTTGACGGTAATGGTGTTAGCCTTAGTGATTCATCTGTTTACGGTGCAACTTCTTTTGTTGGAAACAAAGTATTTTCCTTTGCAGTTGGCAACGGAACTGCTGACAGTGTATTAGGGTTTCCATTAAAATATCTAAGTATTTCAAACATTGGTGATATTTTATTTGAATGTAACTTGCTAAGTGACACTTACGAATATGTTAAAAACGAAAAGAAATTTTCAATCAATGCAGACGACACTTACATTAAAGTTTGGAGACGAGCTACAAAAACATTTGGGTATCACAGTGCATGGGAACGAGCAGTTACCGAAAGCAAACAAGAAGTAATTAGACATTATATTGCAGATCTTACACGTAATAGTTTTGAAATAGATGTTTATGACAGTCCTGCAGAACTTAGCGATCTTAAAGTTAAAGTTTTTGTAAACAATAAACTTAGAAGAGATTACACACTAACAACTGGTGCTAATGGATCTTTATATGTAACCTTTGATGCTGACCTTAATGAAAATGATGGTATTATAATTAAAACAACGTCATTAGAAAACAAGAATGACAACGGCTATTACGAGTTTCCATTAAACTTACAAAACAATCCTAACAATGATAATCCGGTTAATATCACACTTGGTGAAATAACAGATCACGTTGAGTCTATTGCAAATGCTCATCCTGACTTTGAAGGATCATTTCCCGGCGTAACAAATTTAAGAGATATTGCAACACTAAGCGGTTATGGAACACGTTTTGTAAAACATTCTGGTCCATTAAATATTGCTCTTTATCACCTAACAAACAAAGATACAAATGTTATTAAGGCAATTGAGTATGCAGCAAAATCATATGATACTTTCCAAAAAACATTTTTAGATCAAATTACAACATTTAATATTACAAACGATCCTAATATAGATGTTGATAATATTTTAGAAAATATAACAAAAACAAACAAAGTTGGAGATAGTTTCTATAACAGTGGCATGGTGCCTTTTAGAGCATTTAATAAAATTGTTCATACTGTTGTTGATCCTAGTTTTGAACTTTACGGCATTTCAGAAATATACGAACCGTACAAACATCAAGACAAAGCACTGTTAGTTTATTTGAATAACGAACAATTATTACTAGGTTCAGAGTACGAGTTTATTGACGATAACTTTGTTAAGATATTAAAAACACTAGCAGTAGATGATACTATAGAAATTAGAGAATATTCTACACTAGTAGGTAACTACATTCCACCAACTCCTTCAAAGTTAGGTATGTTACCTAAATATGAACCTAAAAAATATTTAGACACTACACTAAGAATACCTGTAAATGTAATACAAGGACACGACGGCAGCATTATTCGTGCTTTTGATGATTACAGAGATGAATTAATATTAGAATTAGAACGTAGAATTTATAATAATATTAAAATTCAATATACTAATGATCTTATAGATATCTATAATTTTTACCCTGGCGGCTTTAGAACAACAGATTATTCTCTAACAGAAACTAATAATATTTTGCGTCCAATGTTCTTAAAGTGGCACAAAAATTTAACAACTTCTTATACTGACAATACCTTCTATGCCGAAGGTGAACCATTTACATATAATTACAGTTCGGGTTCATTTAATGGGAAACAACTTCCAGGTTTCTGGAGAGGAATATACCTATACTGGTATGATACTGATCGCCCACATTTAACTCCTTGGGAAATGCTAGGATACAGCATTCAACCTACATGGTGGGAGGACACATATGGTCCTGCTCCGTATACTAGTGAAAACTTAATTCTATGGAGAGACTTACAAGAAGGTCGTATAAAAGAACCTGGAAATCAGCGTGTAGACAATGACTTTAGTCGTCCAGGTTTATTAGATATTATTCCTGTTGACGAAAACGGAAGACTCAAAGATCCTATCTTTACAAACATTGCACAAAATTATGAAGCAACATTGTTTGGCAGTGAGTATAAGTTTGGTGACTTTGCACCGGTTGAAAATGCATGGAGACGTTCTAGCACCTATAGATTCTCTCAACTAGCAGCATGGTTCTTAAGCAAACCATCACAAGTATTTGGTGTTTATCTTGATAGAGCACATACTGCTCGTGATGTATCCGGTATTGTAAAATACGCAGGTGAATATGTGAGCCTAGCAGGGCTTTCTGATAAAGTTTCTAACACTGCTCTTGCAAGCGGCCTTATTGATTATGTTAACAATTGGCTTTACCAAACAAGTTCTTCTTTTGTTGAAAATTACAAATTTGATCTAGCAAATGCAACCAACCAGTTGGGTGCTAAACTTGCAGGTTATACTGAAAAGTCTAAATTTAGATTAATACTAGACAGTCGTACTCCTTTAAATGAAGGCAATGTTTTCATTCCATCTGAGAACTATGAAATTTTCTTAAACAAAAGTTCTCCAGTTGACGTACTTGCTTACAGTGGTGTAATTATTGAAAAACGTACTAATGGATTTTTAATTAGAGGCTATGATCAAAAATTCCCTTATTTTACATATAGACCTGTACTTACTTCTCAAAACGACACATTAATAACAATAGGTGCAATTAGTGAAAGTTTTATTAACTGGGCAGAAGAGAAAAACTACATTGAAGGTAAAACTGTACAGTATGCAGGAAACTTTTATAGATGTAAAGAATCACATACCAGTGACGAAAACTTTGATGAAACTAAGTTTGTACGTTTGCCGTCATTACCAACTGTAGGCGGCAATAGTTACTTCTATAGAAAACTTTACGATCAAATTGGTTACAAAGTTTTAACATATGGAACAGTTTTAAAAACAGTTCAAGAAGTTGTTGATTTTATCTTTGGATATTCAAAATATCTAGAAGAACAAGGATTTATATTTGACAACTATGATAACGAAAATCAAATACTACAAGATTGGGAGACATCTATTAAAGAATATGTTTTCTGGACAACACAAAACTGGGCAGAAGGAACAGTTATTGCATTAAGTCCAGGTGCCCAAACATTCTCACTTGATGTTGAATATACAAACGTAGACAGTTTGAATAACGATTTTTATGATTATGAAATTTATAACAGCTCAGGCACAAGAGTACCTATACAAAATCTTGAAGTAACAAGAGCCAACAACAAGTTTACTGTTGAAAGTTTAGGCGAAGAAGGTATTTACTTTGCTAGATTACATCTAGTTCAAACTGAACATGTTGTATTGCTTGATAATACAACAGTGTTTAATGACACAATTTACGAAAAGAGTGCAGGATATAGACAAGAACGTATCAAAGTTCTTGGTTATAAAACTATTCTCTGGGACGGTGGTCTAACAACTCCAGGATTTATATTTGACAATGTTGTTATTAACGACTGGCAACCATTCCAAACTTACAAAATTGGTGACATTGTTAAACACAAAGAATATCTTTACAGTGCAACTTCAAAAGTTGTTGCTGGAGAATACTTTGACACTAAAAATTGGCAAAAAATTGACAACCAACAAACAAGCGTTCTTTTACCAAACTGGGATTATAGAGCAGAACAGTTTACAGATTTCTTTGATTTAGATACAGATAACTTTGATACTGAACAACAGCGTTTAGCACAACATACTATTGGTTATCAGAAACGCCGTTATTTAGAAAATATTATTAATGATGACGTGAGTCAGTACAAGTTTTATCAAGGTATGATACTTGACAAAGGTACTAAAAACGTATTGTCTAAAATGTTTGATAAACTAGGTGCTGCTGATAAAGAAAGCCTAGAGTTTTATGAAGAATGGGCAATTAAATCAGGAGACTACGGTGCTGTTGATAGTTTTGTTGAAGTTGAATATTTAATTGACGAATCACTAGTAAGATTAGAACCTCAACCATTTGAACTTGTTGATGCTATTAATTCATCGTCAACTGACCTAGTATATCGTCTAAGCAAAGAAGACGTATATTCAAAATTTGACGGTTATAATCATAAACCGTTTATGCAAACTAACAAACTGCCAGACTTTATTAGAACCGCAGGAAACGTTGACGAAAACGATGTTACAGCAAACGTAAAAACTATAGACGATATTCTTAAACTTAACATTGACGAATTTAAAGTTGGTTCTACAGTTTGGGTTAGTTTTTATAATTCAACTTGGAATATCCTTAGATTACAAAATTCTAAAATTAATGTTTTGTCAGCAGCAGCGTCTGGAACTGATGTAAGAGTAAAACTTACACAACCAAATGCAGTAAGTGTTGGCGACATTATTGGTATTAAAAATATTTCTGCAGAAGTTGATAAGTTTTATAAAGTCAAATCTGTAGACAGTTATACAGTTATACTTGCAGCAGACAAAAAACTTGATGAAGATGTTCAAGTTGATGATAGTAGCCAAGGGCTTCTATTTACTTTTGTTGATGCACGTATTCCAGACATGTCTAGTATCAATGACATTACACCTATTGAAGGCTTCCAACAAGGCGAATACATTTGGGTTGATGGAGAAAAAGGTAACTGGCAAGTACTTGAGAAAAATAAAGTATATGAACTAGCTGCTATTAACAACAACACTTCAACAACTAGATCGTTTGGCAGTGCAATAGCAGTTGACGAATACAATAGAGACTTTATTGTTGCTGATCCAGCACATACTGTTACTGAGACACTACAGCGTGATTCAAATGACGTTGTAACAAAAGTAATTAAAACATCAGACGCAAAGGTTAATGTTTATGCTAGACCAAACGATGTAACACAGCATAGACTAATACAAACAATTACATTACCAGAGTCATTATACGAATCTGGATTTAATACACAATATAGTGTAGAAGAGAAACGTCCGCTGTTTACAGGGTTTGGATCTGTAATAGCACTATCTCCTGACACTAAGTTTCTTGCTGTTGGTTTACCAGATGCAGGAAATGTACCTTCATATTTCTTAGGGGACTGGAATTCAGCACTAACATATAATACTGAAGATGTTGTGTTATATAATGGAAAGTTTTATAAAGCATTATCAGACGGACTAATTGCAACTTCACCTGATCTAGTAGCAGACTGGGAAGAAGTTGGTTACAATCCAGTCGATAGTAAATCAACTTCTAACAGTGGCGTAGATGGACAAGGTATTGTTGTTGTTTACGGAAGAACCGGAAGCGGAAGTTTTAGTATTCTCTTTATAATGCAATCACCTGAAATAGAAGCATATCAAAAGTTTGGTGAAAAGATTACTATTGCTAAAGTAGGTGAAGAAAGTTATAGAATGTTTGTAAGTGCAGTACGCCAAGGTAGCGTTGGTGCTGTATTTGTATTTGACAGAAACATTGATACAGGCGGCTTATGGAAATACCGTCCAGATTTATACCTACCACTAGCAGCAAATCCAGACGGTACTAGCGATGTTGAAATCAGTACAATTTCTATGGACTTTGGTCAAAGTGTTGCACATTCAAGAGATGGTAAAATATTAGCAGTTAGTGCTCCAAACGCAAACAGCGTTTATTATGAAAACTACAAAGGTCAGTATAGTCCGAGTCTTACATATGCTGTAGATACAGTTGTAGAATACAACGGTGCATACTGGAAAAAACTTACCACAGCAGGTGCAGGAACATTGCCGGCACTTGGAATCAACTGGGAAGAATTAACACAAGATACTAGTGGAAGTTTTGGTAAGGTATTTGTTTACAAGTATGAAAATAACAAATACAACCTTGTACAAACAATAAATGAAAGAACACTAGACAATCTAGACTTTGGGCAAGGAGACAAGTTTGGTTACAGTATTGCATTTACTAAAGATGCTGCAACTCTTGTAATTGGATCGCCTGCTTATGATACTAATTTAACTGACACAGGAAAAGTTGTAATTCTTGAAAATGATTTTGCTACAACTTCATCAAATGTAAATTACAGTTTAGTACAAACACTGCAAGTTAGATCGCAAGTTAATCAACAGTTTGGTGTTGGAGTAAGCATTAGTGACGATGTTATTGTAGTTGGATCTCGCCGAGGCGATCAAATACAACCAATAATGATTGACAACGGCGAAACAACATTTGACTCTGATTCAACATATATTTCAAATGTATTTGAAAACACAGGAAAAATTGATGTTTACCGTAAGTACAAAGGTCAATACACATACGAAGATAGTTTAGTTGTTCCAGACGAAAATGCAAGCAACCTAGGCGAAAACGTAATAGCTAACAAGAATCACGTTATTACAGGCGTTAATGCTTATAATGATCTTCAAGGTGCAGTGCTTGATTTCCATAGACCACAAAATGAATCAGTTTGGAAAGTACACAGACAAGCAATATTCCCTGCAGATGTAACTAAGATCAAAAGTGCGTTCTTGTATGACACAAGAAAAAATATTGTCTTAAAAGAATTAGATGTTATCGATCCATTGCAAGGAAAAATTGTAGGAGCAGTAGAACAAGAATTAAAATATAAAACATTTTGGGATCCAGCAGTTTATACTGTTGGCAATGAAACACTAAATGTTGATGAAGTTGGTTCTTGGGACGGTACACATTTAGGCGAAGTATGGTGGGATTTAACTACAGCTCGTTTTGTAAACTATCATCAAAATTCAGCACTCTATAGAGGTAATAACTGGAGTAAATTAAATGAGTATGGTAGTATTGATGTATATGAATGGATAAGTTCAAAATTCAAACCTAGTGAATACGATGCTCTATCTGATACTGAAGAAGCGTTGGCATTAGGTATTTCAGGAAAATCCAAATATGGTGATGCAGCATATTCTATAGCAAGAGAATACGATCCTGTTGCTAAAATATTTACTAGCAAATATATGTTCTGGGTAAAAGGTAAAACAACAATACCGTATGTTGAAGGCCGCAGCATGGATGTGTCTTCTATGGCAACATTGATTGCAGATCCTAAAGCAGCTGGATATACACACATTGCTATAACAAGTAATGACAGTTTTGTGTTATATAATGCAAAACAATATCTAAACGATAAAGATACAGCATTGAATATTAGATTCTGGACAACAGACAAAATTGATACAAATATTCATAGACAGTATCAAATAGTTTCTGAAGGATTAGATATTAGTGTTCCTAATGACACTATTGTTGACAAATGGTTTGACAGTTTAGTAGGATTTACACCTACAGGGCTACCAGTTCCTAATATTAATATTAATGAAAAACAACGTTATGGAATTTTAAACAAGCCAAGACAAAGCATGTTTAAAAATAGAATAGAAGCATTAAAACAAGCAGTAGAATACTGTAATTATATTTTCTCTAAAAACGTTCTTGTAGATGATTTTGATTTAACTCCTTTGTTTGAAAAAGAAGCAGTGCCTGATGAATTTTCAAGATTATATGACCTTGAAATTACAGACGACCTTGAACTTACTTTTATTGCAACAGGTAAATTAACAACTGCTGAGTTAGAAATAGTTGTTGATGACGGACAAGTAAAAGATGTAATTGTTGTTAACGAAGGTAGAGGTTATATTAAACCTCCAAAACTTGAAGTAGTTGGTCAAGGCAAGAACGCAGAAATTGAAGCTGAAGTTGATAAGTTTGGTAGAATATCAAATATTATTATTAAAAATCCTGGTACAGGATATTTAGATGATACTTATATTTCTGTAAGACAATACACAGTATTAAGCACAAACGTTGACAATACAGGTAAATGGGGTCTATACACTTATGACTCTAGAAACAAAAAGTGGCAATTAACTAGAGTACAATCTTATGATGTAACAAATTATTGGTCATATATTGATTGGTATGCAACTGGGTTTAATGAAAAAACTCCAGTAGACTTTTTGCTAGAAGGATCATATCAATTACAAGACATTAATCCAAGACCAGGACAAGTAGTTAAGATTTCTAATATTGGTAGTAGCGGAACTTGGTTATTACTGCAAAGAAACAACGAAGTTAACGAAAATGATATTAACTTAAATTATAATGTTGTTGGTAGGCAAAATGCTACAATTCAATTGAGTGACGAACTTTATAACTTTGATGCAAATGTATTGGGGTATGACGGTATTAGTTATGAAGAAATTAACTATGATAGTATTCCTACCCAAGAAGTAAGAGCAATACTGGAAACAATTAGAAATAATATTTTTGTTGATAATTTACAGGTAGAATTTAACAACTTATTCTTCAACTCAATTCGTTACATAATGGTTGAACAGCCAGCAGTTGATTGGATATTCAAAACAAGTTTTGTAAAAGCAAAACACAATGTTGGTTCTCTTGAACAACGTTCTACATATAAAAATGATAATCTTATTTCGTATGAAGATTATGTTAACGAAGTTAAACCATACAAAACTAAAATTCGTGAATTTGTAAGCAGTTATACTAATGTTGAAACTGTTAATACTCTTACTACAGATTTTGATCTAAAATCAAACAACAATATTAAAGTAAGAGACAACAGACTTGAACTTGTAGACAACAATTCTACACTAAGCATTTATCCAGACAAGAGTTGGAAAGACAATCACTCATATGGCATAACTGAAATTGCAATACAAAATGCAGGAAGCGGATATCAAACAGCACCTGAATTAACAATCCAAGGCGGTGGCGGCACTGGAGCAACTGCTCGTGCATTTATTGGACGCAATGGTATTATTACTAATGTTGTGGTTACTAACCCTGGAACAGGCTATTATTCAAGACCAGAAGTTATTATAAACGGCTCAGTTGACGACACAGGCGAGGACGCAGTTCTTATTGCTGTACTTGGCAATGACACTGTAAGAAAAAATAATCTTACTGTTAAGTTTGATAGAATTGTTGGCACACAAGAAATTTCTACACTAGATGTTACAGAAACATTTACAGGTACTGGACTAATAACAACTTTTGCACTAAAATGGCCAGTTGATTTGAGAAAAGGTCTTACAACTGTTACAGTAAATGGTACTGAACTTTTAGAAAGTGAATTTACATTAGGAAATGCATCAACGTTCCATGAAACATTTACAAAATCATACGGTCATTTAGAAATTCCTAATCCACCCGATGCAACAAATGAAATTGTGGTATCATATAAAAAAGACATTTCGTTCTTAAGAGCATACGATAGAGTCAAATACTATTACATGCCAATTGCTGGTCAACTTGCAAACGATCCAGGAGCACTAATGACTGGTATTGACTACGGCGGTGTTAATGTAACTGGATTTGGATTTGAACCTTCCGGTGGTTGGGGAACAGATGGTACTTCTTGGGATAATGTAACTTGGGAAGGTGCAGACGAAACTTTTACAGATGTTACAATTTACAGTGATAGCAATATAGCAACATATACATTTGAACTTCCACCTCCAAGTGGAGAAAGTTGGAACGTATATGTAAACGGTGTAAGAATTGATGATCCTAATTTTGGAACAACAACTCCTGTAACAAATACAAATGCAGTAATGAAAACAATACATGGTGACGATTCAACTGTTGCATTTGATATTCCTTTACAAGATGTGTCATCTTTAATATTAGGTGATGGAAATTCAGAACAAATTATTCTAAGAAAAACAACCAGCGATGGTAGTTATATTCCTGTAGGCGTAGACATTGACAGTGTTGTAAATGGTGGTGATTTAGGTTATACAGTTTCAACTGGATATAACCCAGAAGATATTACTATGGACGGTGATGGGTTTGTTACTGAAACAACCAGCGGCGGCTTAGAAGAACAATTACCAGGACACGTATCAGAAGCAATAGACATGTTTGTTTATAACCTATCTAAGAGTGGTGGCCCACAAATTAACAGCATAAGTTATATTGCTGACGGCAATACTAAGAGCTTTGCATATATTGCAGATCCGCAAAGTAAAGATGCACTAATTGTTAAAGTTAATGACCGTATATTGCGTCCAACAGAGTACAAGTATACTCCAAACTTTGCAGCATACAGTGATTTCTTAAACGCATATCAAAGTAATTTAGATATTAGACAGACTAGACTTCCTGTAGTAACTGCTGAAATTGCAGATATTGATAGTCAACTTACAACTCTTAATACTCAGCTTGATGCAGCACTAGATGATATTACAAATGCCAGCCAGGCTATTAGTTTTTGGACTAGTGAAAGAGATTTTTATGAAACTCAAATATTGTTTATACAATCACAGCTATCAGGATTAGATCCGTCAAATCCACTATTTGGTCAACTGCAATCACAGCTTGGTGCAGCTCAAGCAGCTCTAACTAATGCAGAAAACAACTTGTCAGATGCACAAGATGATCTAGCAACAGCAGAATCTACTAGAGATGCTGTTAGTGCAGAAATAGCAACACTTGAAAGTGACAAGACATCACTTGAAAGCGAGCAAACAGTTTTAGAGTCTGAAATTAGAGATTTAGAAATTGATATTCAATCATTGAATGACTACTTAATAAATCCAGGAAAAACTATTATTCTTAATACGGAACCAAATGCTAATGATATTGTTACTATAATGACATTTGGTACTAACGGTAATGACATTATTTTGATTGACGAGTTTAAAGGTGATGGCAGTACTAATGAATTTGTTACTCCACTTAAATTTACAGACAACTTAAGAGTGTTTGCAACAGTTAACGGTAAACGAGTAAATCCAAGATTGTTTGTTACAACAGAAGATTATGAACAATCAAACAGATTGGGACTTGACTTTAATCCAACACCTGATGCAAATGCAGATATCAAGTATACTGTTTATAATAGTGATGCTCCAGATTACAGTTATATACAAAGACAGATATTTACAACTGATGGAAGTACAACAACTTATGATCTAGATCCTACACCTTATGGTGCAATACCTAGTGCAAACTTCCTAGTAGTATTTGCAGATAACAAAATGCTTAACGGTGGATACACACAGGTTTATACAGCAACAGACTCAGACGTTTATCAAGTTGATTTAAGCGATTTTAGTGATGGCGAATTTAGTGCAGATCATACAGAAGTTTATGTTGACGGAGAACTAAGAAGTCTTGGTATAGACTATCAGATTGACTTTGGTAATAACGAAATTAATTTTACACCTGGTAAAATCAGTGCTGGACAAGAAATTAAGATATTCATTATGACGCTAGGCGAATATTATGTAATGAACGGCAAGTTGGTATTCCCAACAGCACCTGCTTCTGGTACAGATATTATGATAATGAGTTTCTATAACACAGACCTGTTTGATACAAAACACAGATCTAAAACAGTACTAAGCAGAAGAACACTTACACCTGATAGTCAATGGTACAGAAGCAGTGTTGCAGCTAATGCTGGTATTATTTTACTTGATACAAAAGTTTCAAATGCAAACTATGTACTAGTTGCAGTCAACGGACAAATGCTAACACCTCACAGAGATTATACTATTATTGAAGGCGGTGCAGCAATACAAGTTGACATTGCTCGTAATATTAATAAAACAGACAAGTTTAGTATAGTTGTGTTTGATTACGATCCTGTTGAAAAGAGTTTTGCGTTTAGACAGTTTACTGATAATCTAAATAGAACGCATTATAAAGCAATCAACACAGATAAATCAACAAAACTTGCTGCTGAATTAAATTGGTATGATAATACTATTATAGTTGAAGATTCAAGCATACTTGATACACCAAATGCACAACAAAATGTTCCAGGAATTATTTTTATAGGTTCTGAGCGTGTTGAATTTATGAAGAAAGACGGTAACGTACTAAGTCAACTAAGAAGAGGAACACTTGGCACAGCAACTAAAGAAAATTATGCAATAGGTGAAGAAGTACTAAACCAAGGTAAAAGTTTAACTGTTGATTATTTAGACACAGAAATAACAGAAATATTCTACGGAGATGGTGTAACACAAGAATTTGCACTGCCATACACTCCGAGGTTAAATACATCAACAATTGGTGCCGGTAATACTTGGAATAGACAACATGAAACTGATTCAAGCGTTACTCCAGTTCCAGAAACATATGGACAAGCAGATGATATTGAAGTTTTTGTTGAAGGCAAGCGTTTGTTAAAAGCTCCTTGCACAGCATATAATCCAGATAAAAACCAAGCAAGTCCAGCAGGTGATAGTAATTTACCTGCAGATTTTAGCGTTGACGGTACAGCAAAAGTACGCTTAACAGTGCCGCCAAAGGTTGGAGCAAAGATAATTGTTAAGCGTAAACAAGGAGTATTGTGGACAGAGCGTGGAGTTAGCCTAGCAGATACAGAAAATGCCATAGGTAAGTTCTTACGTGCTCAAACAGTTTCGTTTCCAAAATAAATACAGTATGGTAGAGAGAAAAAAATGACAGCTATAAAAGAACCAAGTGGAATACACGTAGAAGGACATATTAAAATATATGATCCTGAAACACAAGAAGTTTACGTTAACAAGCGTAATGCTATTCATTATGAGAACATGAGTATTGCTTTAGCAGAAAGTATTGCTAATGCAGGTCAAGGTAACATATATGAAATGAGCTTTGGCAACGGCGGTACAGCAGTTGATCCAACAGGCATTATTACTTACTTAACACCTAACTCAACCGGTACTAATGCAAGTTTGTATAACCAAACTTTTAGTAAAGTTGTTGATGACCGTAGCACAGAAAATACTGATCCGCTACGAAACAGAATTGAAACAAGACACGTCACTGGCGTCAACTACACTGATATAGTCGTTAGCTGTCTACTAGACTATGGTGAGCCAGAAGGACAAGATGCTTTTGATAACTCTACCGATACAGAAGCATTGTTTGTATTTGACGAACTTGGTCTAAAAGCAAAACGCACTACAGGTGATAACTTGTTAGTAACACACGTTATTTTCCACCCTGTGCAAAAATCATTAAACAGACTTATACAGATTGACTATACAGTTAGAATCCAAAGTCTGTCAGGAGGCAGTGAGGTTTAACGATGGCATATACTATTAACTTTAGTGATACTACAAAAGAACCAATCGTTGTAGACGATCTCACTATTAACGAGCAAACTGATCTTAAATTTATTGGTAAAAACACCGCAGGTTATGCAGTAGCAACAGGCGAAAACTTCTTGCACTTGCTAGAAAATTTTGCTAACATTGATGCACCTAATAACCCAGTTGAAGGTCAGATGTGGTATAACACTACATCAAACGTGATGTATGTGTTTGATAGTACACAATGGGTTGAAGTAGGCGGTCTTAAAAAATCAAATTCAAAGCCAACAGCAGCAGAAAGCCAAGAAGGCGACTTATGGGTTGATGCTGGAACAAAGCAATTATATTTGTTTGCTAACGGTGCTTGGATTCTTGTAGGTCCGCAGTTTAGCGAAGGTAACAAGACAGGTATTATTGCTGAAGAAGTTATTGATGTTAACAGTAACGCATATCAGGTAATTAAATTATTCATATCAAATGAACTTGTAGCAGTGTTTAGTTCAGCTGAAGAATCATCAGGTGTTCCGTATATACGTCCAAGAACACAGATTCCAGGCTTTGAAGTATTATACAAAGGTTTAACACTTAAAAATGCTACAAGTGGCGAAGCATTTAAATATTACGGCACAGCAGAACGTGCAGAATCATTAAGTATTGCAGGAAGCACAGTTGCAGCAGCAAACTTTTTAAGAAATGACATCAGCGGTGCTATACAAGGTAACTTGCGTGTAAAAGCAGATGCTGGTATATTCTTAGGTGAAGAAGGTACATTTAATCTGCGTGTTGCAGGCGGTGAGGGTATCCTTACTAACACTGTTGACGGTGCAGATATCAAAGTACAGGTTAATAATGCAGGTGTAACACTAACACCTATAACAGTTTCTAACACAGGTAATATTACATTTACAAATGAATTAACAGTAGATGGAATTGAAACAAGTAGTCCGATTGTAGTTACAGATAATTCTACAAGTACAAATACTCAAACAGGTTCAATAAGAACTGCCGGCGGCATTGGTGTTACAGGAACTTCATACTTTAATGATGTTGTAAAAGTTGCAGGAAATTTAACAACTACAAACCTTGTTACAGAAGGTCAAGGCATACACGATATTGGTAGCAGCACAAACAAATATAGAAATGTGTATGCAACCAATGTTAATACAACTGTACTAAACGTAGAAACTATTACAGGTAACAACCTAACAATTGAAGGTAACGTTGAAAGTGCTACGTCATTAGCAAACACAACTACATTTAGAATAACTGGTGATGTTATTAGTAATGACATTACATTTGATGGCACAGCAAACCTTCAAGGTCAGTTTTTACAAGAATTTGAAGCATCACTTGGTCCTGATCTAATTGCTAATAAATCGCTATTGCCACAAGGTGATATTGACAAAGAGGCTGACGAAGTTCTTATTAACGATGTTGGTGATAGTTTAAAGAAAACAACCGTACAAAATTTATTAAGTCTAGTATTAGGAACTGTTCCTGTAGGTACAATTTTACCATGGGCTGGTGACTTTTCTAACACTGCTACAAGACCTAGCGAAAACTGGTTACTATGTGATGGTAGCCAAGTTAGCCAAACCAAATATAACGAACTTTTTAATGTACTTGGTGGAGCAAACAATTTATATCCGCAGGTAACTCCAGCGGATCCAGGTAACTTTTATCTTCCAGACTTAAGAGGAAGAATGGTACTTGGTGTAGATACAATGAACAATGTTAGTGGAACAGGAGGCGGTGCCGCTAACAGAATTACAAATAACGCAGCAGCCGCAGTTGGTAGAACAGGTGGTGCTGAATCAAGAGTCTTGAGCGTTACTAATCTACCAGACCACTCACACAACATGGAAAGTACAACAGGGCAACCTTTCTATGCTTACAGAGACTATAACGACGGTACAACAGGTGACGGTGTGTCAACAACAGCGTCAGGAACTATAACAGACGGAGCTCAGCTATCGTCTAATGCAGGTGGTGTTGTAGCAACAGATGGTAGTGATGTAACTACAGGAAATCCGCTAAACGTGCTTAACCCATACATGGCTCTTAACTACATAATTTACGCTGGGGAAGTTACATAATGGCATATAGAATTAATAGAACAGATGGCACATTAATTACTGAAGTAATTGACGGTACTATTGATAGCAACAGTATTGACATAACACTTATTGGTAGAAACTATGCCGGATTTGGTGAAATACTAAACGAAAACTTTGTAAAACTACTTGAAAACTTTGCAAGTTCAACTAGTCCAAGAAATCCATTGCAAGGTCAACTTTGGTATGACAAAAATGAAAACCGTTTAAAAATTTATGACGGTAGCACATTTAGAGCAGGTGCTGGACCAATTGTTTCAGAATCACAACCAGGCGGACTTGTTGCTGGCGACATTTGGATGGACAGTGCAGAAAACCAAATGTGGTTCTATGATGGATCTGATCTTACACTAGCTGGTCCAGTTTATAAAAGAACACAAGGTTTAAGTGGATTTCTTGTAAGAACTATCCGTGATGATCAGTTACAGCCAGTAACTATTACTGAAGTTTGGGCAGGCGGCACTTTCTTAGGTGCATACTCTCCTAAAAACTTTGTTCCTCTAGCAAATGAAAGATCTGAGCTTGGTGATAACATATATGCCGGTTTTAACGCAAGCACAGTACAAACATTTACAAACAACAATGTAACAGTTGACACAGCTAAATTTTTATTAGATGCACAAGGAATTAAACGTGATGCAAGTCAATTCCTACCAACATACAGAGATGGTACTATCAATGGTAGACTAACAGTAGCAGACAACAACGGTATTGTTATTGGTTCACAAGGACAAGTAACACACAGTATGTCAAGTGAACGTTACTCAATTGTTAACAATAGAAGTAACCAATCAATGGCAGTTAGTGTTAGTGTTAATGGTATTAGAGAAAATGCTATTACTATAGATACTCCTAACAGAGCACTTGGTGTATTTGAATCATCTCCTCAACACACACTTGATGTTGGCGGTGATGCAAGAATTCAAGGTAACCTAACAGTTGAAGGTGCAACAACTACAATTAGTTCAGTTGAACTAGTAGTTCAAGATGCTAACATTGTACTTGGTCAAGGTGCAATTACACCAGCAGACGTTAATGGCGGCGGTATTACACTATCAGCAGCAAATGCACAAATTACTTATGATTCTTCAGACTCAGGTTATTGGCACAGTAACATAGATTGGGATCTTGCTTCAGGCAAGTCTTATTATATCAATGGCATAAAAGTTTTAGATAGCACATCTTTAGGTGCTGGTGTTTTAACATCTAATCTACAGCAAGTTGGTACACTAGCTGATCTACATATTACAGATGCAAATGGTTTATATTTAAACAACAGTACAATATCATCTGTAAACAATGTTGTTATTGATAGCACATCTGGAGCAATTATCTTAGGTCAATTAGGATTAAGAGAATTGCAAATTAAAAACATGGCTAATCCAACAGCCGCTCAAGATGCAACAACTAAACAATATGTTGATACACTTGTTGCAGCAAACGCTGGTGTTAACACTGTTAACGGATTAGGCGGCCAAGCATTGCTAGACTCAAACAGAATGCCAGAAGGTACACAAGGCGATGCACTGTTTTGGAATGGTGTTGAATGGACAACAGCAGTTTATACTAACGGACTTGATGGTATAAGTCAAGACCTAAACAGAAAATATTACACAGATGAGCGTGTACAACAGTATCTAACTACAAACAATTATACAACCACAACATATGTTAATACAATACGTGATAATATTCTTGGATTACCTACTCCTCCAAGCAATATGAATACTCTTGCAGAAATTTCTGCAAGTATTAATGACGATCCAGATTTTAAAGGCTACGTTGATGCACAAGTTGCAACACGTATTAGTGCTGGTGTAAACGTTTTTGCTGGTGTTGGACTTGTTGATGCAGGTAATACACAGTTAACTGGCGACATTACAATTAACGTTGGTGCTGGCAATGGTATTATTGCTACTGCTAATGAAATCCGTGTTGACATGACAGTGTTTGATACTGACGATCTAACAGAAGGTACACTAAATCAATACTTTACAGCACTTCGTGCTAGACAAGCACTTTCAGGTGCAACAGGTGTTACTTACAGCAGTACAACTGGTACCATTGCTATTGGACAAGACGTTGCTACATCAGCAACACCAACATTTAATGGTATAACAACTACTGGTAATACTATCTTAGGTGGTACTACAACACAAATTAACTCAGCAAACGTTAGACTTGCTGGTACAACAATATTAATGAACTCCGATGAAACGGCAGCACCAACAGCAAACGTTGACTTTACAATTGAACGTGGTACTGCTAACAACGTAGCAATACGTTGGAACGAAGCAAGCGATCAGTGGGAGTTCTCAAACAACGGTATTACATATACACCACTAGGTAGTGCTAGTGTGTTTACTGGCGACACTGATGGTGTTCCTGAAGGTATAGGTAACCTATACTACACTGATGCAAGAGCAAGAGCTGCATTAAGCGGTGGCACTGGCGTAACATACAACAACACAACAGGTGTTATTGCAATTGGACAAGATGTTGCTACAAATGCTACAGTAAGTTTTGGTGGAGTAAACGTATTAGGCGGCCTTGTAGATACAGATACTTTAGTAGTTTCTACAAGTGCAGAAATAAACAGTTTGCTTATCTCTAGCAACGAAATAACACACAAACTAGCAACAGGTAATGTTGTTATTAAAGGTGCCGGTGGCGGCGTAGTAGATTTCCAAAGTCCAACAGTTGGACTAGATACATTTAGCTCAAGATTTACTACTGACGCAATTGAAATCAACGGCAATAAAATACAAACAACAGTTTCTAGTGCAGACCTTGAATTTGATGCTAACGGCGGCGGACGAGTTAGAGTATTAACTAGTTTTGTAGTTGACGGAGATCTTATAGTAAATGGAACAACTACAACTGTAGACTCTACAACAGTTAGTATTGCAGATAATATTATTACACTTAATAGTAATGCTACAGGTGCTCCGGTTCTAAATGCAGGTATTGAAGTTAACAGAGGTAACTCATTAACTACAGCACTACGTTGGAATGAAGCAAGCGACAAATGGGAAGCTACTGAAGACGGAACTAGTTACTTTACTATTCCTTCAACTTCAACTGATCTAGTAGAAGGTACAAATCTATACTATACTCAAACACGTTTTGATAATGCATTTGCAAATAAAACCACAGACAACTTAGGCGAAGGTCTAACTAATCTTTACTACACAACTACAAGATTCCAAGCAGACTTTGCAGGATCAAATACTAACCAATTGCCAGAAGGCACTACAAGTCTTTACTTTACAGACGCTAGAGCAAGAGCTGCTATTAGTGTAACTGGCGACGGTAGTTATGATCCAAACACAGGTATTATCACTATTGATTCACCTGTTGACAGTGTAAATGGACTAACTGGTGTTGTTACACTAACATCAAATGATGTTTCAGAAGGCAACGTTAATAGATACTTTACAGAAGCTAGAGCAAGATTAAGTCTTGCAGGTGGTACTGGTGTTACTTACAATAACGCAACTGGTAACATAGCAATTGGGCAAGCAGTTGAAACAACTTCAAATGTAGTATTTGGCGGTGTAACTTCAACAGGTAATGTAGATGTTGGGTCACAAGCAGGTGGCGGTGGTGCTGGTGGTGCTAAGATAGACATACACAAAGACAATAGTACACTAGACTTTGTTGGAACCGGTCATCTTACACTGCATGGTTATACAGATCCTAACTTTAAACTAACACTTGGTTATGAAACTAACTCAGACTTTGCATACATACAGGCAGGTTATAACAGTACTGCAACAAATAACTGGAAAACACTAGTTATTAACCCTAATGGTGATAATAATTCAGGTAGAGTTGCAATTGGTAAAACTACAGCACAAGCATTGCTTGATGTAAACGGTACTGTAAAAGCACTGGCAATTGATACAAATTCACTTAACGTTTCTGAATTAGAAATTTCTGGAACACTAAACTTTAAAGATAACATTATTTCAACAGTCAGTACCAACGCTGATATTGAACTAAGACCTGCAGGAACTGGTAATGTTTACTTACCAACTTCTAAATTAGGTATTGGTTATGATCCTATTATTTCAGGTGCTACACCTAGACCATTAAGTTATGCACTAGACGTTGATGGCGGCTCAGATGATGTTGTAGGTAGAATTAAAAATACTATTTCAACAACAGACCCTGGTCCTTATTTTAACATTTATAGAGATTCACCTAACCCGGCTGACGGAGACTTTATTGGCGGTGTACAACTTACAGGTAACGATAACTTAGGTACTGAAGTTGCATTTGTTAAATTAAGATCTCAAATTGCAGACTTTACAAGTTCAACCAAAGCATCTACTTTTATAATTGAAAACTATAAAAACAATGCTTATGTACAACATGTATTTGGCAACGATGAAATTGTTTTCAACGAAACAGGTGCCGATCTTAACTTCCGTGTAGAAGGAAACGGTGCACCAGATGCATTATTTGTACAAGGTTCAGATGGTAACGTAGGTTTTGGTACACAGAGTCCAGTACAACGTGTTGACATTAACGGTAACTTAGGTATTGGTAGCGTTGAAGTTATTACTTCTGGTAGAAGTTTAACTAATATTGTTGACTATAGTGCAACTGGACAACTACAAATTAGTGGTTCAGCTACACTTGGTGACCTAACATATGCATCAAACCATGCTATGAATGGTAGTGTTACATTTAGTGATAATACAAGTTCAATGGTTATTGATGGTTCAGAAATGCGTTCACAGGGTGGCATTACTGTAAGACTTGACACTGACGTTTCAGGCGGTGCTAACGAATACTTTAAAGTTATTAACAACGGTGGAACAGAACTATTCAGTGTTAATTCAAGTACAGGTGTTAGTAAATTTGCTAATGCATTTAGCATTCCAGCAGTAGATGGTGCATCTAACCAGGCACTTATTACTAATGGATTGGGTGCAGTTACTTGGCAAACTATTAGTTCAACTATTGTTGCAGAAGGTACCAACCTATACTGGACACAAAACAGATTTGATACAGCTCTATCTAACAAAACAACTACAAACCTAGGTGAAGGTTTGAACTTGTACTATACTGATGCAAGAGTCCAATCAAAACTTGCAGCTATTACTGGTTCATTAGCACCAAGTTCAAATGCTACATATGATATAGGTTCACAGATCAACAACTTCCGTACTATGTACCTTAGTACTGGACTTGGAATTGGTCTAAACACTGCTCTTTCCGCAGAAATACATGTTAGCGGTACAGGCGATCAAGAAATTAGAGCTCAAAGCACTAGTGCAGGCGATGCTATCTTCCAAGGTATTGGTAGTGGAGCAGGCAAAGGCGGACGCTTTAAAGGTAATCCAGACACTTATATAGGCGGTGCCAACTCAGGTAGCATTTATTTTGAAAGCGGATTAACTGAAATTATGCGTATGAACTCAAGTCAGTTCATTGTAGGTGGCGGTGCATTTAGTGATACACAAAACCGTGTAATGATTTCAACCAGTGGCGACATGCAGTTTGGTACAAACACCACTGCACTCCGCACAGTACAGAGCTTTAGAAATGCTAATGGTGAAATAGGTAGTATTACTACTAACGGATCAACCACAGCGTTTAACACAACATCGGATTATCGTTTAAAAGACGAAATAGGTTCTATTGACGATGCTGTTGAACGTGTAAAAGCACTAAGACCAATCAAGTTTACATATCTAGCTGATACTGAAGAGCTAGTACATGATGGTTTTATAGCACATGAAGTACAAGAAATTGTACCAAATGCAGTATATGGTGAAAAAGATGCTGTTGAAGAAGACGGCCGTGTTAAAGCACAGCAGTTAGATCACAGTAAACTTGTGCCTGTACTAACTAGTGCATTGCAAGAAGCGTTAAATAAGATAGACGAGCTCGAAGCTCGCCTAGCAAAGTTGGAAAACAAATAAATACAATAGAACAAACACATTAGGGGTCCAAAAGAAATGGCGTACACAATAAACAGTTTTACCGGTGTTAACAATGATATTACCATTGAAGACGGTACAGTAAATCAAGCAACTTCCCTAAAAATGATCGGCAAAAACTATGCTGGTTATGGCGAGTTGCAAAATGAAAATTTTTACCACCTGCTAGAAAACTTTGCAGGAACAGGAGAACCTGCTCGCAAAGTTACTGGTATGATTTGGTATGATGCAACAGAAAACAGAATTAGATTTTATGACGGACAAAGATTCCGCCCTGCTTCAGGTGCAGAAGTTAGTACTTCGCAACCAGAAGGACAAACAGCAGGCGATTTTTGGTTTGACAGTGCAAACGATCAAGTATTTGTTTACACAGGAAACCAATATGTACTCGTAGGTCCACAAACAACTTCACAAGGTCAAGTTACACAGCTAGAAACAGGATTTGCAAAATCATCTTACGACGGATCCCTAAAACCAATAGTAAGAGCATTTGTAAACGGTGATGTAATTTTTACTATTTCACAAGAGTCATTTCCAATTAACACAGCTGAAACTGAAAACCTTGACTTGTTAAACTTTACTGAAGTTAAATCAGGTATTACACTAAGAACAACAGGATCAACAGGCTTTACATCAGGACCTACACGTTTTTGGGGTACTGCAAGTGCTGCTGAAAAACTTGTTGTTAACGGTGCTATTTTTGACTCATCAGAGTTTGTTCAAAAAAATAATCCGGAAATGCTTGCACAAACACGTATTCGTGCAGAAGGCAGCAGCGGCGGCCTAACAATTGGTAGTGCTGACACATTTAAGATTTACAACAATGGCAACGTTGCAGTTATTAACAACAATGGCGGTACTGACATTGCATTTGCAGACAGTAGTGCTACACGTTTTAGAGTAAGTGCTAATATTTTCAAACCAGAAACTAATGGTACACACGATTTAGGTGAATCAGGCACTAGATTTAGAGCAATTTATGCAAATACTATTGATGGTACAGTTACACAAGCACAAACATTAGAATATGATGGATTAGGATCAGGAAATTATGCACAAGCACAAGTTGCTGATAGTCCTTTAACTATTCCTGTACGTGATGGAAGTGGTACTGTATTTGCTACAACATTTAATGGTGTTTCAACTTCAGCACAATATGCTGACTTGGCAGAAAAATATACAACAAGCGGAGACTTACCAGTCGGAACAGCAGTTGCAGTATGTGGACATGACGATCATGAAGTAGATCCTGCAAACGCAGGCGATATTTGTATTGGTGTTGTATCAGCAGAACCAGCATATTTGATGAACAGCGAAGCAGAAGGTCAAGCAATTGGTCTTAAAGGTCGTGTTCCTGTAAGGGTAAAAGGACCTGTGAAAAAAGGTCAACCAATATATGCTTGGGAAAATGGTGTATGCGGAACAACAGCCGCTACAGCTTTGGTAGGTATTGCACTTGAATCTAACAGTGAAGAAGGTGAGAAGCTAGTTGAATGCGTACTAAAGGTGTAAACAATGGCAAAAATAACAGCAGAAGCGTTTAATAGACTAAGAACACAGATATTAAACATTGTTAACAACAACGATTTTAATAGTAACCCTGAATTAAATGTTAATTACGGCGGATATGGGCAGAATTATACTATTAATGCTGCACAAAGCGGTTCTGTTATTGGCTACGAAGAACACAAACAACTCTACGATGCAATCGTAGCAGCAAGAGTACACCAAACTGGTGCTATTCCTACAACACTTTCAGCAGTTGATCCACTTGATATTATTGGCGATGACGCTACATATAAACTAGATCCAGTAACTAAACAGATTGTTGTTGATGATAGCCTTGCAGGTTATGATGATATTGAACTAGAAATACAAAGAGCTAAAAACGGTCTTAACAACGGACTGCATGCACTAGGTTCAAGATCAGAATTTGACAAACTAAGTACTTCTCGTGCAGACCCATGGGGCAATGATGCTACTACACAAAGTATTGATTGTGAATTTTCAATAGACTTTGGTACTTTTGAATCAGCAAGACGCTTTTGGAATACCGGAGGCGAAATTAGAATTACTGGTCAACATGCAAACGCATCAGATGCAAAAAACCAATCATGGATTGACCTATTCAGTAACTTTAGTTATTACATGAAAGCAAGAAGTTCTGCAGGTACAGCAGGCTCAATTAACGAAGGTTGGTCAGGACTAACTAACACTTATCAGCAAGTAGGTTTTTGGTCTGTTTCAACTAATTCACTTTATGCAGAAAACTATGTAAAAATAGAAGCAAAAACAGAACAAGCACTAAACACTAACGGAACAGCAAGATTTTTATACATTAAAGTAACATGCGTTGATGCTGACGTGGGCGACGGCGATGCATTTACACCACCAATTCCAGTAGACGAACCTGTACAACCTGGAACAACTATAACACTATCAGAATTTAGGGCAAACACAGTTTATATTACAGCAGTATCACCAGTCGTGACATTCGCTGGCGGCAATACATTATAAGGTGACCTAATGGCAGAAGTAACACTAGGACAAGGTATTACAGCAGCACAGTATAATGATCTAAGAACTAGAATGTTAGCTGTATGCAGTGATTACGGACTTACTCAAACAGTTATTGAATCCTATCTAGGAACTACATGGCCTGCTAAAACAGCAGGTTCTACAATTTCAAACACAGACTGGGATAAACTATTCCTTGTAATTTACTGGTGTCGTGTTCATCAATCTAACGCTCCTGATGTTGGAATACCACAAACAGCAGATTTTAATCAATTTACCAATGCAACACCTATACAAGCTGGTGACGGCTATGAATACAATACTACTACAGGTGAACCAATTGGTCCTGGTCCAGACGGTCTAGATCGAGGTTATAACGATCTAGAAGAAGCAGTTCAACTTTGTGAAGAATTTTCATTAACACACGCAGCAGGACAATTTACTGACGGTGCTAGTCAAGCTACTAGTGCAGACACAAGTTCAACAGCTTGGGGCGGAGGCGTCAACGATAGTAACCTTGGCGGATCACCAGGTTTTGAACTTGTTGGTGACAACAGTTTAGGTCAAATTAGAAGAGAATTTGATATTGTGTTTACTAATAGTACTACTCGTGATAAATTTTTTGCTATGGGCGGCGAAGTAACAATGTACGCAAGACTTACAAATTCAAATGGCGTTCCTTTTACAAGCAATCCCGGCGGAGCAAAAGCAAACTGGTGGTACAATCATTTGAACGTTGCAAATCCTGTCAACTTTGTAATAAACAAACAACTTTTTGATATACTAACAACATCATATCAAACAGTAATTCAAAAGTTTGATAGTGATGACAACACTTATCAGTTAAACACAACTAAAATTGAAATGAAACGCAACGCTAATAATAGTGTTATTAGTGTAAAAATAGTATGTGCTGATAACGATAGATCTTCAAAACAATGGCCAGATGAGCCACGTGATGAAAATGTAGGTCAACGTGTCGCTACCTGGTGTTCAATTAAAACTATTACAGGTGCAACCAATCCATTATTTAATACTGTTGGATCACTACCTTCAGTTTCTATAACACAAGCCTGGGTAGTAGAAGCAATTACAGGTCAAGCACCTCCGTCTGCACCTCCAACTCCTCCAGGTCCTTTTACTCTTAGTGTTTCACAAAAAGGTGATATAACAGGTGCTGGTACAACTTCTTACACACTAGGTACATTTACTATTCCAGCAGAATACTGGAAGGTTAATGTAAATTTCTCTACTTTTGCCGACGGTAATACCACTTATATCTTTGGAATATTTAAAGATAGGTCTTACTATGGCGGAGACAATCGATTAAGAATTTACGAAGGTACTACTAGTGGTACTGTTGTGTACGACAGTGGACTTGTTTTAGGCAGAGTTACTGGTTATACATCTAGAAATATTCAAGCACAGTTTTTAAAAACTATGAACGGCAGCCAGTTATATACTGCACAATTTACCAGTTACGAAGCCAGTGCTGCCCAATGTAATACAGGTTGTACAGTAACAATAACAGCAGACTTTACTGGCTTCGAATAAATTCAGTCTTGACAAAATTTATCAAATAGTGTAATATATACTAATACACATGAGGTAAATTATGGATCCAAGATTAGAAAAAGTTCTAGAAGATGTAAATCATATACATTCAATCAACAATCAAAAAAGATTGCTCAAAGAAAAGTATTACGAAGACAGGGTAGTGTTTTCTAATGGTGGAAAATTTACAGTAACAGATTCTTTTATTGCTTTTGTTAAAGAAGCATCTGCTAACGGAATTATACATTTTATAGATGATAACGATATTCCTGTTGAGATTGAAGATGTAGACACTTTCTACAACACAATCGTTAACACATATAAAACAGCCACAACACAGTACTATCAAAAGTATAACGCTTTAGTTGAAAGTTCTAGGAATATAGAGGAATTGCTGTCAATATGACCACAGGCGTTTTGTTATTTGCATATAACAATACCGCGATTGATTATGTTAAACAAGCAATATACAATGCAAAACTTGTAAAAAAGCATCTCAATCTTCCGGTAGTTATTGTTACAGATAGTGTTAACTATCTTGAAAAGGCTTTTCCTTTTTATAAGAAATATGTTGATCAAGTAATCTTTAAAGATACTGATAAAACCTTTCAAACTAGAGAGTTCTTTGGCGGCGAGCATTTTTCAACAAAAGCAGAATGGAAAAATGTTAATCGAGGAACAGCATATGATATATCTCCATTTGATACAACAATAGTATTAGATACTGACTATCTAATTAACAATGACAACCTTTTAAAAGTAATTGATCAGCCAGACGACTTATTCATATACAAAGATTCTTGTGATATTTCATATGCTAGACAACTCAAAGGTCTAGAAAGAATATCAGATGATACGTTAGATTTTTACTGGGCTACAGTATTAGTTTTTAAGAAAACAGAAAGAACTAAAAAGTTGTTTGATCTAGTAAATTGTATTAAACGTCACTATCACTACTTTAGAACTCTTTATAGAATAACACCTAAATTGTATAGAAATGATTATGCATTTAGTATTGCTATACACATACTAAATGGATATCAAAAAACAGAGTGGCCAAAACAACCTCCTGGAAAAATGATATATTCTAGTCCTGCTGATGATTTAATTAGTATAAAAGATGAAAAGTATATATTTGCACTTGGACACGACAAACGTCCAGACAAAGTTAACATAGTTACAGTTGAAGATCTTAATTTACACGTTATGAACAAGTTACATTTAAACGATTTAATTACTTGGGAGTTTGATCTTGAGTAAAGGATTTTTAATTTTTGCACAACCAAACGGAAAAACGGATTATGTTGCACAAGCAGAACTGCTAAAAGCAAGTATTAAAAAATACTGCAACATTAATGATGTTACTATTATTAGTGAGTTTGAAGAAGATCATGCAAAAAACAGTGAGTGGAAAATAGAAAATCGTTGGAAAGCCTACGAGCTTAGTCCTTATGATGAAACTATTGTACTAGATGCAGACATGTTGTTTTTTAGGAATGTTGACGATTGGTGGGATAAGTTTTCTAACTATGATATGTTTTTTACTACTGATGTGCTAACATATAGAAAAGAAATAGCAACTAGCGTTTATTATAGAAAAACATTTATAAAAAATAAATTGCCAAATATCTATACAGCATTTTATTATTTTAAAAAGACACCAAAGACTGAAGCAGTGTTTAAATTGTTAAAAAGTATTACACTTAATTGGAAGACCTATTATAACATATACCTAAAGAGCATGTTTCAGTCAGGACAGAGTTTTGATTTGAACATGGCTCTTGCAATATACATACTAGGTTTAGAAAACGAAACGTCAGATAAAACATTAGTTCCTACGTTTATACATTTAAAACCAAAAATGCAAAATTGGGATAAACCTTCAGACAGTGCTGTTGATAGAATACCAGTATATCAATTTGATGATAAACTTATGCTTGACAGTTATATGTTAAATGACATATTGCACTACGTTGAAGATAAGTTTGTCACTTCTGAAGTCAAGGAGTTTTTTAATGTTAGCTGATAGACTTAAAGAAGTTTTAGAAAATCAAAGAAAACTTGCAACGCAAAAGTTTTATGTTTCTTTTGATGAAACAGGGAGAATAACAAGTGTATTTGCAAGCTCAGATGAACCACCGGAAAATTCTGTTGAAATAGATACTACTTTAGCAGAAGGATTTTTAAGTGGCACAGTGATGAAAACAAAATACACTGTTGCAAAAATTGGTGATAGTCATCAACTTCAAAAAGTAGAACAGCAGTTTAATCTAACGTCTGGTTCTTCTTTTTATAAAGCACCTGTTGCTAAACAATTAGTTACTCTATTGATTAACAAAAATAAAAATATGCTAACTGTGTTAAACGGAGACAACCTTGATGGCTCAGCAGTTTTTTATATTTGTGAAAAAAATTGCTTCCATAAACTTAAACAATCTTTAGTATATGATCCTGTAACAAATGTTTATGCATTAAATGCAACTGAAAATATTGACATTTACATTCCTGCACACATAAGAAATGTAGGAGTTCAATATGAGTGATTTTAAATTAAGACTAACTGACTTTGATTTTTATTTTTTAGATCAAGGAAGTCCTAATGCAGAAGAAAATTTTTATGATCTAAAAAATAAAATACCTTGGGCTCAGAGGACTTCTAAACTTCCTAAAAAAGATTATTTTGTAATAACGGACGACTCAAAACTAAACGATAAGTTTTTAAATCAACCTTTAATTTTTGAAGAAGCAGTAAGAAATGCTACAATTAACTGGCACAACAAAAGTATAGTAAATCATTTGACATACGAAACATCTGGTGTGCAGTGGAAAGGCGGAACAGATTTTAGTTTTACTATTGATCATCCAGGTGCAGAAGTATATCATGCAGATACGCCTGAACAAGCATACGAAAGTGCCTATAAAGAAATTAAAAATATTCTTGATGGAAAATCATTAGCAAATATTACAGAAGCCGAACGCAAAAGAATTTTGATATGGAACTATCTAGGTCTTGATACAGAGAACGGTGATGCTTGTATAAGAGGTGCTCGTGCTGCTTGTAAAGAAATGCTGAGTTTAACTGAGTGGGCATCTTTGCCTATTGGTTCTCCTTTAACTACATTGCAGTGTCATTTTTATAAAATGGTATACAAAAGCCCTCATAGAATCAGCGGCAACATAAAAGAAAACGAAGTTAGTCGTTATGACATTGTGTTTATAAGTTATAATGAGCCTAATGCAGAAGAAAACTGGCAATCATTAAAAGCACGTTTTCCAAGAGCTCAAAGAGTACACGGAGTAAAAGGTATACATCAAGCACACAAAAAGGCCGCAGAACTGTGTACTAGTCCAATGTTTTGGGTGGTAGACGGTGATGCAAAGATTGAAGAAGAGTTTAGGTTTACATATAAAGTACCAGATGTTGAATTAGATTTTGTACATGTATGGAGAAGTCGTAATCCTGTTAACGATTTAATATATGGATATGGCGGAATTAAATTATTGCCTAGAGAACTTACATTGAATATGAATATAGATACTGCGGATATGACAACAAGTATTAGCAGCAAGTTTAAACCTATGCCTATTGTATCTAATGTTACAGCGTTTAATACTGATCCTTTTAACACTTGGAAAAGTGCATTTAGAGAATGTGTAAAACTAGCGTCACGCTCTATTGACAGACAGCATGATGAAGAAACCGAATACAGACTAACACAGTGGCAGTTTGAAGGAAATAAAAGACGTTATGGAGAATACGCACAAATGGGTGCAAAACAAGGTCAAGAATACGGTGAAGCTAGTGCTGATAAACCTGAAGCACTTAAAAAGATAAACGATTTTGATTGGCTTAAAGAGAGGTTTGAAAATGAAAATACGTGATATTGATATTATCTATTTGTCATATGACGAACCTAATGCAGATGAAAACTATGCCGATCTGCTTAAAAAAGCACCTTGGGCTAAACGTGTACACGGCGTAGAAGGATCAGATGCCGCACACAAAGCCTGTGCAGAACTTGCAGAAACAGAACGATTTATTACTGTTGACGGTGACAATAAAATTTATGCTGACTTCTTAGAACAAGAAATAGATTTTAAACAACATCCTTATATGAAAAATGCTGTACTAAGTTGGTGCGGATATAATGTAATCAACGGACTTATGTACGGCAATGGCGGTTTAAAATGTTGGCCAAAAGATGTTGTACTAAACATGAAAACACATGAAGCAAGTGAATCAAACGATATTGCTGCTCAAGTAGAATTTTGCTGGAACTTGGATTATATACAAATGAATAGTTGTTATTCAAAGGTATATAATAACGCTACACCTGCACAAGCATGGAGAGCAGGCTTCCGTGAAGGTGTTAAAATGTGTTTGGACAGAGGTCGAAAGTTTAACAGTATAACATTCAAAGATGAAGTCTACTGGCAGAATCTGCATAGACTAATGATATGGCAAATGGTAGGTGCAGATGTTGAACATGGTATGTGGGCAATATATGGAGCACGATTAGGTTGTGTAATGACTAATCTTGAAAATTGGGATTATGTACAAGTTAGAGATTTTAAGTACCTAAATAGTCTATGGGAAGAAATAACTCAAGATGTAGATGATACTAATATATTGTGGAAAGTAAGAAAGTTAGGATTTAGACTACAGCAAGAATTAGGATTGCCTGTTGACTTGCCGTTTACTAGAATTCAAAGCGAAATGTTCAAAGACAGTTATACAAATACAGATCGCACAGGTCAAGGATTTATTGATGTTGAATAAACTAGTAAAAAAATTTGCTAGACAGCTAAAGATTGTAAAAGATCCTATTGACCGTATGACTGAAGTAAAAGAAATTACGGATAAAGTTTCTCCTACATTTTGTTTGGCAAAATGGCATCACACTACAATATATTTACAAACAGGTGAAACGCATAGTTGTTATCATCCTGCACCGCATATTATTCCCTTACACGAACTTGAAAACAATCCTAGTGCCCTACACAATACAGTAGAAAAGAAATTACAGCGACGAGAAATGATGGCAGGACTAAAACCTAAAGGGTGTCAGTACTGCTGGAATATAGAGTGCATGGGCAAAGACTATGTAAGTGACAGGCATGAAAGAAATGCTGGAATCTATACAAAAGAACGATTAGCAGAAATTGTAGACAATGATTGGGACTTTAATATTAATCCAGAGTATATTGAAGTTTCATTTGGTAATGAGTGTAATTTAAAATGTGGATACTGTCATCCTAAAGCAAGTAGTAGTTACTTTAAAGAAATAGAAGAATATGGCCCTTATGATATGGTTAAAAACCATTCATTTGATACCCGCCGTATGCGTATATACAAAAAGGAAGAAGAAAACCCTTATGTACAAGCATGGTGGGACTGGTGGCCCCAGGTAAGTAAAACGCTGAACATATTACGCATTACAGGAGGTGAGCCACTTTTGCAACAGAGTACTTGGCGTTTGCTTGAGGACCTATCCGAGAATCCTCGTCCTAATCTTGAAATCAATATTAACAGTAATCTTGCTGTTAAAAATATACTTGTAAAACGTCTTGCAGAAAGGGTTAACAAGTTAATTGAAGAAAAGAAAATTAAACGGTTTAAATTGTTTACTAGTATGGACACTTGGGGAACACCTGCAGAATATATTAGAACTAACTTAGACTTGTCTGTTTGGGAAAAGAACTTTGATACATGGATGACACAAACAGATCAACCTATTACATTTATGGTTACATTTAATGTGTTGTGTGTAACTACATTTAACAAACTGCTTGAAAAGTTTTTAGAGTGGAGACAGAAATATCAAACTGGTACAAGACGCATACGTTTTGATACACCTTATCTAAAAGAACCTTTGCAGTACGATATGAATATACTTCCTAAAAGTTTTATGAGTTATATGGAAAGTCATTTAGAATTTATCAAAAGCAATCTAGATGACTATGACGTAAACAAATTTACAAAACTTGAATATGAAAAGTTTCGTCGTGTTGTAGATTACATGCGTACTACAAACTATGACGAAGAAACCTTAGATATAGGACGAAAAGATTTTGTTGCTTGGTTTAAAGAACATGATAGACGTCGAGGAACAAATTTTGCTAAAACGTTTCCTGAATTACATGGTATTTTTTGATGGATACGTTGGGTCGTTGATTAACTGATTACCTAAGTAATTTTGAGCAGATTCGATAAGTCTTAAAAATTCACTAATTGTGTAATCATTATAATCAGCAAATTTATAATTGTAGTCTAATAAATCTTCATTTTTTAATGACCAATCAATTTGTTGTGAACGTGTCATTTTAGAAAGCATAGTACACACACGAACTATTTCTTTTTCTAATTTATTCCAGCGTTTAACAATGTCTGGTTCAAAGTCAAACTCGTAGTCAAACCAATCAGTGTATAATTTATAACCTAGTCTTTGAAGATTATAGTTTTGTCCTGTTTGTCCCCATATAAGCACAGGTGTTTTACATACGATAGGTTTAAAAGTTTTTTCGCTATAGAATAAACTAGTTTCTCCCCAATCACTTTGCATAGTTTCAGAAGTGAGATTAAACAATACTTGATTTTGTAAACCTACTCCTAAATCGTCAGCCCAGTTAGTTTCAAAGTCGGTTGTATCTGCAATAAGAGGAGTAACCCTTGTTAGAGTTTGTTCCATTTCTTTAGTAAAAAATTTGTTGGCTTTATATTCTTTTGGGTTTAATCGGTCATGACTAAGCAAACCATACTGTGCTACACCTGCTTCGTGCAGCCTCCAAGTACAATAACTACGCCAAAATCTATTACGTCTAGTTAAGTTAAGATAAAACTTTCCTTGATAGTTTTGTTCTAAACTTTGTCTACGGCTAAATCTTCTTTTGCCTTCTGTCATCATAACTTTTTGAAAAGTATCCCAATGCATAATTTCAATAATGTTGATAGGATAGTAATCACCGTGTGTGATATGGAAATTTTTAAAATTTGCTTTTTCTCTAAGATTTCCGCTTAAGAAAAATATAGCAGATGGATCTATGTTATTTTTTATTGCACTATTATATAATGCTATAGCAACGCTTTGATGTTCTGGTGCCCAACCTTCGTGTGTACCATCTAATATAAAGATACATTTTCTTTGTCGTAACATATCAAGATAAAATGGTTTTATTGAGCTAAACACATCTGTATCTGTATCAAAAGGAGCATCATAGGAATAGTGTGCAAACAGGACAGTTATACTATTATAAGATCCTTTTTTAAGTAGAGGTATATGTTTTTTATAGTGATAAAAGCAGCCAATCTCACTTGGGCACTCTCTAAAATATTTGGTGTTGATAAGCCAGTCTGTTAGGTGTTGCATTGAAAATCCATTAAATACTCAGTTAACTAAGATATTTATGAAGGTACAATATGAGAATAGCATTTATTGGTTTAGGAAAACTAGGACTACCCTGTGCAGAAGAAATAGCCAAGAGCGGTCACATAGTTTCAGGATATGATATTGTTGAATGCAATACAAATAACGTCAAACAGTTGCCAACAATACAAGAAACTGTAGAAGGTCAAGAGATTGTATTTGTTGCTGTACCAACGCCACACGACCCTGCATATGACGGTAGAGCTCCTACAGCACACCTAGAGCCAAAAGATTTCAGTTACGATATTGTTAAAGACGTTTTAACAGAATGTAACAAGCACATGAACAAAGACCAACTGCTTGTTTTAATCAGTACAGTGTTACCTGGAACAACTCGTAGAGAATTTATTAATTTAGTACCTAATACACGATTTGTGTATAATCCGTATTTGATTGCTATGGGCACAGTTGCATGGGACATGGTAAATCCTGAAATGGTAATGATTGGAACAGATGATGGCAGTGAAACAGGTGACGCAAAACAGTTGGTAGATTTCTACAAAACTGTAATGCAAAATGATCCACGTTACGTTATTGGTACTTGGGACGAATGTGAAGCAATCAAAGTTTTTTATAATACATTTATTAGTACAAAGATTGGACTAGTAAACATGATACAAGATGTTGCACAAAAGCAAGGCAACATCAATGTTGATGTAGTTACCAAAGCACTAGCAGAAAGTTCGCAACGTATCATGGGTCCTAGTTATATGAAGGCAGGCATGGGCGACGGTGGTGCTTGTCATCCTAGAGATAATATTGCACTA